TAGTAAACTCAAATGAAAAAACAAAAAACGACCTATCTGGAATATATCAATTTACCAATTTTGAAGATTCTTTAATTTTTGCAGATGTTGTTTCAATTGAAAATATATCAGAAAATTTAAATCTATACAACAAAACAGATTTCGTAGCTTTACCTAATTTTATATTTAATAACATTATAGAACCAGTAAAGACAACACCCATAACAAACATTGTTAATAATTTAGGAAAAAATAGTAAAAATTCATTTAGTTATTTGGGTATAAAAGTTGGTGATTATATACAAATTCAAGCAAAGCAAAATAAATTCGAAGTAATTGATTATTCAATAGACAGTGAAGGAAAAGAAGTTGTAAAAGTTTTTGGAGACATTACAGAAGAAAATAGGACAACATCTAAAACATTCATAGGTCTTTATATTCATAAAATAAATGAATCAGTAATTGATGTTGATATTACAGATGAAGTAATTGGATCGTGTCAGACTATTGAAAATGGAGTAGTAGTTTCATGTACTTCTAATAATACAAACAGTCAATGTCAATTGCGTCAACAAGGAACAAATAGTGTATTATTTACTGCAAATGAAGAATGTTCAGTCGCTGAACAAGAAGAATTTACAAATACAGATGTATTAACTCAAATAGTAGAACAACAAAATAGATTACTTGCACAATTACAATTAAATGTAAGAACACAACCTCAATTGAATATTTCAAGTTTACCATTTAGATAACTTGTTTATTTTTTGGGGATTTATATTGTATTTTTCCTTTATAATTTTTTGACACAAATTTAAAGAATTTTTATCTTCACATAAAATAAAAAGAGTTACGGAATCTTTGACGACTCCGTAACTCTTTACTTTACAGCCACTAAGTTTTTCTATTTCTCTTTTTGGCTTTCCTTTATGTGCTTCAAAGTTATAGGCAAAAGTAACTTCATACATTTGCCTATATTTATTAAATTATCACTTTTTCCCTACAGTGCAACGAGAGCTGCACTCTGAAATTCTTTCGTGAACCTTGTCTAGTTCTCGCCATAGTGCTTCCATATCACGCTCTTGACTTACTTCATCAAGACGCTTCTCTGCACAAGACTTAGTTTTGCAAGCAAACTGCCAGCAGATAAATGAAGTTATTGCTGCTGTTACACACAGAAAAACATTAGAAATAACAGGATGATGTGTTGCTGTTGCAACAATTGCCAAAACAGAAGAAAGAACCGAAGCAGTAGAAAGTGTTACAAATGCATTCTTCATATAAATCTCCTTAAAGCGTTCCCGAGTGGATTCGAACCACTGACCATTCGCTTAGAAGGCGAATGCTCTATCCAACTGAGCTACGGGAACTTAACTCAGTTATTATAACAGATATACGCTATCTGTCAAGTTTTAAACTGTGAGTTTTAGATTGGAACCACTTACTGGTTCCACTACCTTCTTGCCAGGAACAAGTAGACCATTTACTACAACCGATACAAAATGATCCTCTAGATCTTTCTGTGCGTTGAGAGTAAACATTATATTTTTGTTTTCTAGCACAATGCCTTCTGAAGTATCGGCATACGGCATCCACTTTGCAAACATAAGTTTGCCTTCCGGTGTCGGGATAAGAATGGTTGGATTCTTGATCTTTACTCCAACATCAACAATCTCAACATTACCAATAATTTCTTCACCACTCAATAAACGAACAATTTTCACATTTGACATAATTACTCCTTAGTACAATTACAACGACCCATAAACCTATCCCATATAGAACATGGTGGTGGTTTTTGGATTGGCCAACATGAACCGATCATGTTGTCGCCTACAAAATCGGCGTTCTTTTCATCTAATGCGCGTTCTGATGCTTTTACTATTTCTTTTTCTGTAAGCAACATACTAATGCATCTTCCATCTAATTCAGTTTTTGCGAAATACAATTTTTCTTGTTTCTTTGGCATATACAATCCTTTAATGGAGGCGGGGGGAGTCGAACCCCCGTGTAGACATATGTATTTATAAGAACCCTACACAGTTAGTCTTTGTTTGTACAAGTGGGGAAATCAAAGACACTTTCTTTCCCACAGGTCGAGTTCAGTATGAATTTCGGACTGTTTACTAACCCTTTCACAATCCTATCCGAATTGAGTCATGGAAAGTTATCGGAGTACCTTTCCTATGCTTTCTGACGGTCCTAGCCCGCATGGATAGCGTAATCGCTAGTACACTTTTCGCTGTTACTCAAGCAGCAATTGCCATATAGTTATTGTTATTGGCAGTTATGGTTTGATTGCTTTTTACGAAGCCTGCAATCTTCTTCGCTGTGCTTTCTAATATTTACTTATGCTATCGAAACCGTTTCGCCCCCTTATAGTTCTACTTTCATATTGTACTTTTTACCACTACGAGTGGCCTTTGTCAAGTGTTTTGATTTTGGAATTGTTAGACCCATTTCTTCTTGATGTCCAAATGTTGCAAGAATATGCCCTACAGGTTTTCTTGCTCCGCGGCCACTATGTCCGTGAGCCCAAACACTAATAAATCCACTTGGACTTGGATCCAATCTCTCTACCTTATGTGCCTTTCCTTTTGGAGTGACATACATTAATGATGGTTCCATGTCTCCACCCCATTGGTGTTTCATTAAATAGGCATCTCCTTTTTCGGACTCAAGTTTTGGTTCTTCCGCATGGGAAACAACTGCAATACTATCATCGTTTTCTACCGATTTCATAATGCTAGCGTGAGTCTTTTTAGCGTGTTCCATTCTGCGTTCTCTTGTGATATCAACAGCAGCCATTTTTTGTGGATCTACTTTTGGTTTTTGGTATTGATAATTCCAATATTCGTTTAGTGCCAGGTATTGTAAAATATCTCTAAGAGTTTTCATATTTTCTCCTAGAGATATTTATACTAACTATTTGCTTTGAACTTTACGCAGAAAATACCTTCTGTTTCAAGTGGCACCACAGATAAATCTGTGATCTTTGGAAACGATCTTTTGTCTCCCATAAAGGCATCATTGTTCATTACAAAAGGACCACCCTCGAAGTCAATGTATTCGACATCATCTTTGTTGCCGCCTACACGATAATATCTGCTTTTCCCCAACAGATAAAATGTGCCTTTTTGAATGTTGCATTCGTAAACATCACGGTTGTCGCCGTATCTACTTCTAAACGAATCAACAAGAGTGGTGTTTTCGAGAATTTGTTCTAGATTTTGCATTTTAATACACCCACGGGGACTCGAACCCCGACTCACCGCCTTGAAAGGGCGGGGATTTAGCCAGTTAATCTATGGGTGCGGTTTTTGTTTAGTTGTTCTTCTTGCCTTCTAGCACATCAAGGCGATTGGTAATTTCACGAATGTCGGTGTCGTACCAACGCTGATTCTGCTCAAGAGCTTCATAATTCTTGCGAATCTTTTCGCAAACCCAATGCTTTGCATAAACAACAAAGCCAACAAACGATGCGACTCCAAAAAGAACCCAACCAAGTGTAGCGTTATCAATGTTCATGTGTGTATTGTACTCTCTTTCTGAATTTTGTCAACTCACTTCTTGCGAAGTGCCATCTTCTTAGTTACTGTGCGCTTCTTCTTTGCCGGCTTGTAATTGTCGCCGCCGACACCATGAGGTGCCTGAGACTTGCTGCTAAAAATAGCATCAAGGTCAAGCGTCTTGGGCTTGGGTGAGAAGTGATTTTCAACACGGTCCATCACTGCCGGAATGCTGTAAAACACAATTGAAGTAACAAGGAGATTTGTTCCGTGTAGCAACGAAAGTGATGGAATTAGTCCTGCGCTAGCAAGAATGCCGGTGAAGGCAGTAACCGCCGAAAGACCAAAACAAAAACCCTTAACAACTCCGTCGTAGAAATCCTTTGTAAGCATTTTTTTCCTTTTAACGAGCGCGGGCATTGATACGCTTTGCCCTACGCAGATTCTCTGAATCGCCAGACGAAACCATCACAAGTTCTGGCGCAGTCTTGTGATACCAATCCATGAAACCGACCATCGGTTTCGCATCCGAACACCGAACGCAAGTAGTTGCATTCGGAAGTGCCTCAAGACGAGCCTGAGGAATTTGCTTCTTGCACTTGTCGCAGTAACAAATCATCGTAGTCATATTAGTTTGCCCTTTCAAAGCGAAACTTAATCGTCTTGCATTCCACCCGCTTCTCGCCGTCCTTGATCATTTTGCGTTGCTTCATAATTCCCTTGTTCCAACCAAATGGCTTGCAAATGGTTGCGTTGTGCTTGCGAACAAAGAATCCTTCACGCTCTGCTTCCATGTCAATGCTGTCAATGATGCGTTTTGCCATAAATACGCGGTCCAGGAATCGAACCTGATTGAACCGATTATAAGTCGGCCTGCGAAAACCGTCCGCCCACCGCGCAAGTTGTCCTATAAGTATACCGTTAATCTGTTTCCGTGTCAAGCGGATTTTTCAAGTAAATTCTGCTCTTTTTCGTAGCGGCATGTCCTGCGGCATCTAAAATTAGATAGTTTCTAGGTTGCCGATCCTCATCGTGACCAAGACGATAATTTACCTGTTCTAGTGAAAGTCCGATAAGCTTATCCTTATTGGACTCAACACAAGCCTGCACAATGCCATTTGCAATGGCACTTGCTTCCTCATTTGTCATCGCTGCAATTGGAAAATCAATGAAAAGTCTGTACATTAGTCCTCTAGTCTAACGATTCCATCGTCTGTTGTATAGTAAATTCTGTCGAAAACTTCCCTACACCAAGGCATACAGAGTTCGCATGGGCGAGACATACGCATTACGCCAAACTTATTATAGCGAATGTTAATGAGATCCAACTTCGAACTCCGTAGTGCCTTCGGTATCTTTCGGAAAGCATCAAGCTCCGAGTGCATTTCTTCAAATGGATATCCGATCTCTTTGGCTCGAGGATGTGTCTTGAACAAATTTCTGCCAACTGAGATAACTCTACCCTTGTAGACAACAAGGCTAACATGTTTCTTTTGTCTAGGAATTTCTAGACAAAGTGGATACGCATAAGAAAGAAAATTCTTCATAAAGAAAACAGGGAAGATTCCTTTCGGAAAACTTCCCTGCAAATTAGGTTAGCAAGTTTTTCAGGCGTTCATCAGGAAACGCGAACCGTCCTTGCGGAACTTGTAAGCGCGATCACCCGGATGAGTGTCCGCCATGAAGTAACGACCGCTAGAGTCGGTCACGATCTCCCAGTTGCCGTAACGCTCAACGAGATCACGGATGGAAGACATGGTTGCGCGAAGGTTCTTGACACCGTACTTGGTGCGAGCCTCACGGGCATCAATGCCCCAACCACGGTAAAGATGATTAATGACCTGACGCTGCTTGCTAAGATTGCTGTTGCTCATACTAACTATTTCCTCAAACTGTTTTGCACTCCTTTTGTTACCATCGGAAACTGCGAGTTGCGTTTCAGTCCCGATCACTATGTCCCTATTCTAACAAAGTTTTGATTGTTTGTCAATACCCTTTGTCAGATTTTTCGAAGCCGCCTACTGGATTCGAACCTGTAACCTATGCTTTACAAAAGCATTGCTCTACCGTTGAGCTAAGGCGGCAACTATTCACTTTTTAATGCCTCCAGTAGGGATCGAACCTACGACCTATCGGTTAAAAGCCGAATGCTCTACCAGCTGAGCTATAGAGGCAAATTTGCGAGTGGACGGGTTCGCAGTACGCCGGGATTTTAATCTCGGTCTTTGGACAATCCTAAATTCCTAGACCTACCCAGTTTTGGTTGTTGGGGCAATTTTGTTAATAAAATATACTATTGATATAAAAATTCATATTCAATTAATCATAATTGCTCTCCGTCAGGTGCGTCCGATAATTATATCACAACTTCATTGTTTGTCAACCACCAAGTTGGGATATTTCCCATACGCCACTTTGCAAATCTTGCCTTTTCGCCTAGATAATAGGCACGATATGCGGCAACTGCATCCTGATTTTTATAAGCATCAGGCATTGCTTGAGCAAAATCAGTAATATCGCCTAAATTAATATTCTGTGGTATATTATTTAATGGACCATCTAGCATCTTTTCCATAGAATGCGTTTTGGTATAACGACTAGTATATTCCTCACATAAGGCATATGCGTGTCGCCACAACCAAGCATAATTTCCTCTTGAACTTCTCGTCCATATTGTGCATGGATGATTGATCATTGTTGCTTTACAAATATCAGGTTGAGAACAAGTATATGTTCTATACTTTCTCTTTCCAGTATCTACAGTTATCTCTTTTCCATCTAATACATGATGAGCAGTAGATAACAATTGACAAGATTCAACAATCATCTTAACGACATGCTTATCGCACATCATGCTTGCAGCAATTGATGGATTTTGATCTAGTACAAAAATATTCATGCAGTTTTTCTTTGCTGAATCATTGTCTTTACAATCTTTGGTAGTTTACCTTCTCTATCCAAAAATTCAAGAGTTTTCTTTTTTGCATTTAGCAATTCTAATTGTGCAGACTTCTTGCGAATCTTGTTACGACGACTTCTCTTAAGTTTTAGTTTTCTTGCATTGCTGTTCATAATTATACTCCAAATACATTATTTAACTGACGATTTACACGAACAAATGTTGTGCATTTTGGTAAGTCTTTGATTGATTTTGCACCAACATAAGTACAAGCAGAACGAACACCACCCAAAATTTCATTCAAAGTATCTTGGACTGGACCGGTATATGGTATTTCTACACACTTTCCTTCTGCTGCACGATAAGAAGCAACACCACCGGCGTATCTATCCATTGCTTCCTTTGATGACATTCCATAAAACTTTTTCTTAACTACTCCAGATGAGTCTATAGATTTCTCTGCTCCTGATTCTTCGGCGCCTGCTAACATCCCACCAAGCATTACAAAGTCTGCTCCTGCCGCAAACGCTTTCGCTACATCTCCCGGACATGTGCAACCACCGTCTGCTGCGATATGCCCGCCAAGACCGTGGGCTGCGTCTGAGCATTCGATAACGGCTGACAGTTGTGGATATCCAACTCCCGTTATCTTTCTTGTTGTGCAAACGCTGCCAGGGCCAATTCCAACTTTCACTATATCCGCTCCAGCCAAAATCAAGGCTTCGGTCATTTCCGCAGTCACTACATTTCCTGCTATTATAATTGCATGTTTCCATTTTTCTCTTGTATCCTTTACTAGATCAATGAATCTTTCTGAATAACCATTTGCGACATCCAAGCAAATAAATTTGAAGCCATCAGAAAAACCACCATCAAGACAATTTCTGCTAGGATTATCTAATCCACAGCTCAGTGCAACATTGTCTTTGGTACTAAGTCTTGACAATTCTTCCTTTGTCATGTACTTGTGAAGGCATGTAATTGTTTGCATTTGTGACAATGCATTTGCCATTTCTATTGTTCCCGTTGTGTCCATATTCGCCGCCATAATTGGAATACCATTCCATGTTTGTGGTGAATGTGGAAATTTAAATTCACGGGTGATACGAACTTCAGCCCGCGAAGACAACCGCGAACGCTTTGGGCGAATTAATACATCGCTATAATCAAGTTTGATTTCATTATCAATATGCATAATATAAAATTAAGAAAGAATGCTTTTATTTGTTTTTTTCTTATCTATGTGATCTCGCAAAGTTTTCATTATCTTTGCTAGTTCTCTATGATTTAATTGATCTAACAAATATTTTTCGTAAGAAATTACCGCATCAGCTGATAATTCCAAAAGAGTAGCATTATACTCCTGTTCTTTCTTCAACTCCTCCTGATTGCTTCGGTTTAACATTGGAATCCTCCTGTATGTTGTCAAACAAACTAGAACCGTCATCATAGTGTCTAGCAAAATTAACTGCTTCTACTAAAGCAGTAAGCATTTCTTCTGCTTGGTCTGGTGTGTAAGAATCAATTGCTTCTTTTGTATCCCAATTCGCCAAAGACAAATTAATATTTCCTTTATCATCTTTAAAAAATGAAATTTTGGGATTTATCCCACGATGATAAAGTTCTGCTTCAAAAACCATAGAACCGTTTAAAATATTATCAGTATCCGATCCAGTGTTATTCACGATTTTCATCTTTAATTTCCTTTCGCTTAACTAGTTCTTTTGTGTCGTAAAAATATTCAACATTTTGAATTCTGAAACTTCTCCAGTCGCGCTTGATTATATCATAAACCGGAACAAGGTCAATATCATCTTCTTGAGATGGTGAAGAAATACGAGCAATATATCTTGCCGTATTATTTGGTAGTTTTTCTCTTTTTAGGGTGCAATACATGGCTCTAAATCTACCATCTGTTACTTTTCTAAAAACAACCTTACAGGTTCCTTTTAAAAGTGATTCAACAATTATTTCTCTATTAATTCTGATTGGGGGCATTTTCTTCTCCTGGCAAAGTAGAAGGAAGACCAAATCTTTTACGATTCTTTTTATTTATTTTTTTTCCTTCTTCCTTATCTTCGCCAAAGTTAAAGTTATATTCTACCCACTTTTCTTCAAGTTTGCTATTGTTTTCTTTTATTTTTTTTCTCAAATCTTTAAAGTTCATAAGTAACTCCATATTATTTATAAATATAGCAGAGGAAAAGAAAATGAGAATAAATCCAATAACAACAAGAACAATAGGTTTTACTGCCGACAACATACAAGCAGGATGGAAATATTTAACAACAGGAACAACCACAAAAGGCTCTGCTTTCTCTTTAAGAGAGGGTGTCCAAATTAGAAATATTGGAACATCGACAGCAGATGCCGTAATTAGCATAGAAGGAATAACATCTGGTTCTTTCACATCAGCAACAGGTGGTGTTGGATTTGCTCTTGCAGCACAAACAGAAATATTCCTACCAGCAAGTGATTTAAGTTCAATAGTAATAAAAACAAATTCGTCAACACCCGTTGGAATAACTTTAGCATTCATTGGATACTAATGAGAAATCCAATACTTTCTAGATTAACAAAAATATCGCGTCTTCCATCTTTAAACATGGATACACGCCTAGATTCTAGCATTGATACCACCCCGTCATTTGTTTCCGCAACATATACAGGTAATGGATTTGGTGGTACTTCTTTTTCTTATGGTCAAGCTGTATATATTTTAAATCCTTTTGTTGGTTCACAAAATGTAGCAAAATCTATTTTTAGTTTAAGTGGAACTATAGTAAATCCCGATGAAGATTTATATACTGGTTATTTAAGCATTCAACCAACTACTTCTCAAATCACTTTTAGATTATCTGACACAGAACTAGATTCATCTCTCGCAAACACACAAATTGATGAATATACTTTTGGTTCTTCTGTGCCAGTATATCCTATATTTGGAATAAGAAGCACGGGTACAGATATACCAACAACCTCTAAAAAAATGCGTAGATCTGGGGATAATTTTAATGTAGAATTTATTATTCCTAGATTACTTGCAGCGGCAGGACCAACTGGTCGATTAACTATTACTTTATTTTTTGGTGGTGTAGAAGCAAATGAAACAACAGGAAGATTTCCTGTTGGTGGAACTACAACATTAAATCTTACATTAAGAAATGTTACTCCCGGTTCCTCATACGGATCCGTCGTTTCAACCGGAACAATTTCACTTGGTGAGGCGCCGGCTGCTCTTGGTGGTGATTAAAATAATTATTGTTTAATAAAAAACCCCCCTTTCGGGGGGTTCTTTTTTACTTATGTTTTTATCTTATGTCTTCAGGTCTTATGATTCTTTCGTAATCTGTTCCCTTTGGACCAATTCTAACAAGTGGATCTCCGGGAGTCTGTGGAGGTGGAATTACTTTCTTTCCTCCGCCAAAATATCCTGCAACTTTTCTAATTATTTTTCCTAAAAGTTTTCCTAAACCAAATCTTTCCATGATGACATTTCTTGCATCTTCAGTTAAAGTTGGTGCTCCAAGAACTTTATAGTTTTGTAAAATGAAGTCTTGGTCACTCATTATATCTTCCATGACAACATAAAGAATTTTTGTAGCAACTTCTGAATCTATTTGTCTGTTTTCAAACAAATTTGGACTATTGTGCATCATGTTTTGAATTATTAAGTTTCTATTTTCAAAAATGCACTCAGCAATATTCCTTTCAATATTTTCAGTAATTTGATTTCCACCACCTCCACTCAAATATTTTCTAATGAATTCTTTAATATCATCTAAAGAAGGCATTGCTGGTATTGGTGGTTTTGGTTTTGGCATTGGAACTGGTCTGCTCTCGTCCGGTAATGGCAATGGTTGAGGCATCGGTTGAGGCGTTGGTTTTGGAAGTGGTGGTACATTTGGTACACCAATTTCCTCAGACAAAACTGTTTGTCTCTTGACTCTATTGAGTTGTTCTTCGAGATTCTTTATCTTGATATTTGCCTGAGCCAATTGCCATTCAAGATTGTGTTTTTCTGCTAATAAGTTTTTGTGAAATAAATGATCCATTTGTTTTCCTTTACTTTGTCTCTACGACTGTTTCTACTGTTTTTTCTGCCTTTTTACCGTGCTTTTTTGCGTTGTCGTGGGTATGGGTCAAACCAACAAATAGTGCCAAAACGGCAATTCCCAAAACAACCCATTCAACGACAGTAACTTTCTTTAATATTTCTTTTATTTTTAAAATCATATAGTTTCCTTTGTATTTCTATTTATACTTTCAGTTTTCCTAAGATTTTTTTAAAACATCTCAATCAGTCAGGTTCAATCTATTCCTATATTGGCTCTTCTTCGTGGTGTTTTCTTCGATTTCTTCTTGTATCGTAGTCGGGATCAAGATAACCACCAGTGTTCTCTGCCCTTACGCCTAATCTTTTTGCAACGGCCTGGTAGATGCGCTCTTTCTTTGGATGTGAAGTCTGATACTCAATGTTCGGTGCTTTTCCTGCAAGTTCGGTTGTTGTATCGACAAAGTGCTTCACATGATCAAAAACCTTTTTTGTCACATGACTTGGAAAATCTTCACCCGGATCGTAGTGAGTAGAACCACCCACGGTGAACATTGCTTCCCATGTGTTTTTGCCTGTTTTCATGAATGTGGTTCTTACTTTTCTTTTGAAATCAGGTTCACCCCTTGTGTTGGTGGGTGTAAATGCATATGTTACTTCTTCATCGGAATCGTGTTTCAGATCAGGATGTTTTTCCTGCTTTATACTGTAGGTTCCCTGTTGCCTAAAGATTTCAGAGAGATATTTACGAAATGATTTCATAATACTATTTAGAGGATTTTCTACCTTTTGGTTGAGTACGCAAAACAATATGTGAAGCTGATCCATGATATTCATCCTTCGAATACACGAATGAATCGTGCTTGGCCGGATCATATCTAGCAATCTTTTTTGGGTTTACAAAGGTTCTTTTGAACTCATCAGGGTTTGGAAGATCTTTGATTCTTTTCATCTGTGCAAGACTGTGTTTTGTCATTCCATGTTGTGCCAATATTCTTTTTGCTCGTCTTAGATTGGCCTCCGACCAATTCCCACCCCCATGAGCATCCACATAGTCATCAAAATGAACACCATGAAGTGCTAGAGTTGGGTGTTTTGGGTGGGCGAATCTTTCGATAGAATATGGAGAGTGAATCTTTAAGGGACGAAGAGCAGACAATCTTCTCCAGACAGATCTTCCACGCTTTGTCTGTAACTCCCCCGATTGAACTGGTGCAATTTTATCTGCAATCATAGAATAGACTTTTGGAATTAGATTCTTTACTAATGCGTTTTTTCCTCTATGACTTCCCACCACCATTGGTTCTGATACTTGGACATGTTTTCCGGCTCTTAAGAGCTCCATTTGACCGACTTGATCACCCTTATGTCGAATGGATATTGTAGGACCATCCTCGGCATCCTTAGCGTGGTGGTGAACTTCATATGGACCAATTTTTCCGATCAATTTTGATTTTGATTGTCTTGGTTTTTTGCTAACGGAGGGTCGTATACCATAACTAACTTCTGCTGGCATGTCCTCCGTGATGTATTGAAGAAACGATTTCATAACAATATTTATCTAAAGAATTCTTTTTACCGGGAATCATAGGGGGGACCCTATTTTCTAGGATTCCTATAGAATTTTATGCTCTTTTATTGAGGCGTTCTTGTGTTTTTTGACGGTTTTGTATTTGCTGATTTATCTTTAAGATTCTTGGATCATTCATTGCGATTTTCATCATAGAAAGAAGTTTTTTATGTTTCTTTAATTGTTCCTCTGAATGATGTGCCAGTTTTTGAGCCAATACAGAATCTATGCGTTCGTCAAAGATTTCATTGATATATTGCTTAAATGTTTTCATAACAATATTTATCTAAAGAATTCTTTTTACCGGGAATCATATGGGAGTCCCAAAGGGGGGTGGTAGGGGGGTCTTTGAGGGATTTTTGGAAAAGCTTTGCCGGCTTTAGGCGCTAGCGCCTGCACGGGTGGGACCCCATTTTTCCGTAGCACTGTTTTGTGACCTGTCGAAACCGTGACACATGGAAACGAAAAAACCCCCACGACTGCGTTATGCAATCGTGAGGGTATGAGCATTACCGCTAGCGAACTAACGGATGGAGCGAACTCTTTGCACGCTCTATGCGAGTGACCTACGCAGATCCTGCTTCATCTTGCGACGAGCAGCTCGAGGGCACTTGGTCTTCTTTCCCCATGTTTTCGCACGGAGTCGCTGACCTTGCACTACTGCATCATGCACGAACTTCGGTTGCGGCATTCCAGTTCCTTTCCTTGCACTTGGTGCAGATCAGAATGATGCGAGAGGGACGAGAACGGCCGCAGACAACGCAGCACTGGTTGCGAATGCGCCACTTGTGCTGGCGCAGCCGCTTGGATTCGTGAGTCTTCATTAGGCGTTTTCCTTTTGGTTGAGGCGGTGCATGAGAGTGGCGACCTGCGCTTCGAGGTCACCCACGAGTTCATCCGAACCCGAGAGTTCGAACTTAGCTTCTGCCAGTTCCTTACGCGCACCGTCGAGAGCATCGAGCAGGTTGTCGATGATGATCAGCGCGTCGATGGGGTAACGGTGCAGCGTTTCGTGCCGCTTGTGCTGATCCTTCCACCGAGTGATCTCGGCGCGGTAGTCGCGGTGTCCCTCCGGCGTGGTGGGCGGAGTGTAGAAGACGAAAGCGGCGTTTTGGGTGTTGGTGTTGCTCATGGTTTGAGTCCTTTGGTTAGAGTTAGTGCTTCTTGTAGTTGACGACTTCGACATCCTTATCCCAACAGGCGCGGCAGTCTCCGCACTTGTTACCTTGCTTCGACGCAGGGCAATCGACCCACGCGGTCACGGGGGTACGCGCCGCATCCACACTGCTCGAATGCTCGAACTCCTGGATCACTGCACCGATCATCGGTGCCGAAACCCGGACGATGAGATTAGCCGGGAAGTGGTGGTAGGTTCGCAGGTACTCACGCACGAGAGCGTACTCACGAGTCGGCAGCCAGTGCTGCACATTCGGAGTCGCTTCGGCGATCACCGTAATGGCGAACAGGTGATTCAGTCCCTGAAGGTCGCCGCTGTCGTGCCACCGAAAGTGCGATTCCCCGGTCTTGCGAATGCTGGCGATCATCGCACCAGCCCACGCGGTGGAGTTGACGCGCATAGCCAAGTAGCGCCGCTCCATCGCAATAACCACATTCGGGAACACATAGCGACCCTTGAGCGCGTAGCACTTGGAGCAAGTCGAACCCGGAACATTGCGGAGTTTGGCGCCCACATTGCACCGCTTCGCGCTGATCGAATAGGCGAAACCCGGCATCTTCGACGGGAGCGAGAGCCCACCCGTGAAGTGGTTCAGGTTGTCCCACGAAGCACGGTTCGACTCGAGCTGATCGGCGAAAGCGTTCGCGTACCCATCGTGAATCGGGTCGATGTCCGTGGTAGCGGGTGCGGGATTGCTGAGAACGGCGAGAGAGTAGTTCGTCATTGTATGTTCCTTCCTGAGATTAGCGGTTCGCACCAACGAGGTGCGAACCAAAGTCGATCACAACCGGCGTCTTGCGCCAGAACCCGAGGTTGTCGCAGTGCAGATCGTTCGACATACGCGGCCCACGCTTACGGTGAGTCTCACCGAGGGGAGCAAAGTCCTTCTGAGTACCCTGAGTGCTGATGCGAATGATCGCAGAGAACAGAGCGCGAATGCCGCTCTGCTCAACCAACTTGGGGTTCTTGTGCAGTTCGGCGCGGTGATCGACTTCGATCTTTCCGATGCCATACGCCAGACAGGTCTGATACCCGTACCAGTAGCGCATACCCTTGCGCTTGCAGTCGATCTCGTCGCAGTAGCACTGACCGCGCATGAGAACCTTGACCATGCGGCGCACCGGCGGGGCCAGACCCGCATCGGCGGCCATCTTCTGACGCTGGTACGCAGCGAACGCTTCAGCCGCAGTCGGGAACAACTTGATCCCGTACTCGCCCTTGCGGTTCGGGCGAGCGTTGTTGCGGAAGAAAGTGGCCTGCGCGCCAGCACCATCGGACTTCGGAGCGCGCCGAATCACATAGTAATCCATGCGGCCCATGATCGGGTGCGTGATGGTGCGAACGGGACGGAAACGGGGTTGGAAAGCGGTCTTGCTCATGGGTATCAGTATACCCGAAGGGGTCAAACGCTGCAAACCCTGTAATTCATGGGGGTTTTGGGCGCCTATCGCAGAAAACCCTGTGATTCTAGGGGAGCTCGAGCACCCGTACAAACCCCGTACTCCCACAAATAAAGTTATTATTGGACACTGCGCCCCTACGCTGCGCCCCGCGTTATTATTGGACGCGGTGATAGTATCGTTATGGGACGATGATAGTGCAGTTATCGGACTCTGTGCGCCTATTGCATAGCATTGTTGTACATTGTTAGGCATATGCCTATTCATTGCTATAAAAAAACCCCGTAGGCGAACCTACGGGGCGAACGAGTCCTAATGCACTACATTAGTAGGCATTTGCGGCTCGGTCTTGTTCTCGCTTCATCACCCAATCGCGCCAGTGCTCGCGCCAATCTCGGCGTGAACTCGGGCGGTATCGCAGCGTTTCCTCACCGATTGCGATGAACGAATCGTCCATCTCGTTGAAGTGGCAGTAGTAATACGGCCGGTAGTGCAGGGGATCCCCCGGCATACGCTGCGCGTCGCTGCGGCCATTCGTCATGGCCTTGTAAGGCTGAACCTTTCCGGGCAGCGAACGGATGTTGAAGTAGAACTTGATGAAATCCGAATCCTTGAGATCCTGCCACCACAGCGGGAACTCATGCTCAGTCAGGTTCGGACTCCACTTCCAAAGGCGAGAACCGCGGCCCTCGTTCAGAATCACTTCAATGATGTTTTCTCGTGGCATGGTGTCTTTCAATAGGCGAGTGAGGGGAGAAAGTAGAACAAACTACCTCTCCCCCCACTCTAGGGGAGAAGATGGGTCTTTAAACGCCTACAGTTTCCGTAGCGGGCTCAGTCGTCACCGTGACGGTTCCGAGCGAAGCCACATAGGTTGCGTACTCAGGAATGCTGTAGTACCCGCGATTGATGTTTCGAGACTTGTTCTTGACGATCCAAGCCGGCGCCCACGCCATTCCGTTCTTCATTGCAACGGTCTTGAGAAAGGCGCGAGAGAAACTGGTCTGACCGGCATTCACGCCTTCAGCGTGGATCCACTCCAAAAACTTGATTTGATTCTTCTTGAGATTCATGTGTGAGATTCCGTAAACGAATTGCGAAACGACATTATGCGAAATAACCACGGCGCTCCATGTCGAAAAGGCGTGCGAACCCATTCTCGCTCACGCTGCCGTCGCACTCAAAGCAGTCGGAGACATCATCCTCCATGTCCTCCCAATCCTCGTCGTCGTCCTCGTAGTCGTCATCCTCGTCATCGTCCTCGTAGTCCTCATCGTCTGAGTCCTCGTCATCAAAGTCGTCCGAGTCGTCATCGAGCTCATCCTCGTCCTCGAAATCCTCGTCCTCGTCGTCTTCCCAATCGCGTTCCATGTAGAATTCCTCACAGGTGATGTTTGCGTCAAAGTCATCCACGGGGGTAGAATCGTTCTTCATGGGATGTATTGTATAGGAAAAGGTTATCGGACGCAAGAGAAAAAACCCTAGATTTATTGGCGTGTTTTGCCGTGGCAATGGGCTCTAAGCTTTGGGCGGACCTTTGGCGCGTGGCGGGGGAAGTCTAGAAATACGCCTAAGTGCCACATTCCCGCCACCCTTTTGCTCCGCACTGCCAGCGACCCCCTCGGCACCCCCAAAATGGCACACAAATGGCGCCAGTCCCACTCTCTCCCACCTTACCCCACTCCACACCCCCTCCATACCCCCGATCACAGACATATAAATACTACTTGGAGAACATCTACTAGTGAAATCATTCCGTCAGTACCTCTCTGAAATCTTTTCGCCTAAACGCCGTGTCCCAGTGCAGCACCCCCATATGACAACAGAATGGAACGGCGTGCATACCAAATACATTGACAAGAAAAATAAACTTGAAACCAAAATATTTGGAGTCGGTGAAAGACCGGAAAGCGGCGCAGGGGAAGTCTATGTCGCATTTCGCGTAGACGGCAAGCACAAAGTGGCGCCACAAAAAAAGGACAGAACAAAAGTTCTGTCCTCGGTGTTCTCCCATGTGCAACACTTCGTGAAGCAACACAAGCCGTCTGTGATTTACTTTGAGACTGACAATGAAAAGAAAGACCGAATCTACCGCAGAGTTGGCAGCAGACTCGGTGTTCCTGTTCGCAATCTACATGACGACAAATGATGTCAATCGGCGCCTTCGGTGATTGATCCAACCGGGTTGTCGTTGATTTCTTCGATTTGTTCCCTGTACACATTGGCGGTATGCTCCCACCAAACGGCGCGCTCCTCCATCTTGTAAAGGGCATTTTTGGTTGCTTCGAGCTCTGCCTTTAGAATCTCATTCTCTTTTTGAAGTTGTTCTTGTATCATTGTTTTTCCTGTCCGGGGTTTCGCCCCATCTCATCGTCCAAGGCCGAGATTCGATCAAGTGCTTCTTGCCTTTTGTGCCTTTCCATTCGTTCGGGTGTGCGATACTTATCCATCCACGAACAGGCGCAAGAGCGAAATTCGGCATCATCGGGATGAATCAACAGTCCATCCCACTCCTCGCACCAATGCCATCCCTCTTGTAGTTCTTCGGGTGTGAGCGTGATGCTCTCGTCCCCGTTGAAGGGTTGCATCAGTTCCTGCCATCTCTTGTCATCCATTGCCGTCCTCCTTGAAGCAGTCCCAGCCACACCACATGGCGATCTGCTCCTTGTTCCGGCGGACAGGTCCATGCTCCTCCAATTCGATACACAGCATCCGCCTCGCCTCGTCGCGCTCGTTGCGTAGACGCTCAATCTCCTTGATGGCGCACTCAATGTAGTGAACAGCGGTGGCGGGAGCATCAAAGATGTCTGCACCACTCTCCTCAATGGTTGCGGCAATCTGCTGAAGGCGGGGGATGGGGTCAAACTTGGGGGTGGTGTCAGTCATTTGTGTTCTCCTTGTAAATGTCAGCCAGTTCTGCAAGCGATTGTTTGTCAAGCATTGTTGTTCTCCTTGAACAAGTTGCGGATGGCTTCAAGATGTCCATTGCTATCGGCGCCGTGTTCGATTCGGCAGTCGATCTCGTTGAAGATGCGTCCCGTCCGCAGCCTCGCCTCGTCGCGCTCCTTTTGCAACTGTTCAATCTCCGCATACGCCTCACCAATGTCCCGCAGAACATCCGCAGGAAGATCGGTGCGCTTGGTATGGCAGCGTAGGCGGTAGTCTATTGGTTCGTAGTTTGGCATTTTCAGTAGTACCACTTTTTGCGAATCGCCTCTCTCACATGGATATAGACCTCGCAAAGAACGAGAACCAAAACAGGCGCAAAGGCGAGAAGCATGAACGACCAAAAGGGCGGAGGATTATTCATCCTTGCCCTTTCCCCACCCAAGGCTGCTCGTTGGGTCTTTATACTGAGTGTGGTAGCCGGTTTCTGGCCAAAAACGAGGAGATGACCAGCTCTGATAAACGGCAATCTCCCGCTTCATTCCTTCGATCTGCGTCTGAAGAACGCGGACTTCCTCAGCAGCATCACGGCACACACGAAACACATCGCGGTCAGCATTCTGCCACCTGTCCGCCATTTCCAAAAGTCGTCCTGTGATGTTTTTGTTTTCCATTTTTATTCTCCGTCTGTGGTTCGGAACAAATCGTTGTTCTCGTCTGCCTCTGTATTTAGAGCGAGTGCTTCCCCGTCAAGTTCCTCCGCGAGAGCATCTTCGTGCTTGTCAAACACACGGAGTTGCGTTGGCGAAAAAACCCAAGTCTCTGAGTCCACGATCATGTAATGGCGATCCATCTTTCTGTAGAACTTCTCCGCCTCTTCGGCAGTAGAGAACAGATAGTTCGCGTCGATTCCATCCCGTTCAATCGTGACCATGTGGGGATAGGCACTCATGCGAGCCTCCACGGATTGATGAAGTTGTCGCCCGGAGGGAGAACAAGACCATCCTCGCGGAGTTGCTGTATGCCTTTGTCCGTCACTCTGTAGTGAAAGTACCCGTTCTCATCGACAAGAATCTCAATGAGTTCCTGCTTGATGAACTGTTCGAGCCGTTCCTCGCACTGCGCGAACCTCTCACTCGCCTTCTTCACGATGGAGTTGAGTTCATTCATAAATGACGAGATTTCCTCGTCGCCGTTGTCAAAGGTGTTCACTTGCTTTCTTTCCTTTCAATCTTGCTGACCCACGAAACAATCTCCACGAACTCTGAAGGAGCCACGCGACCCTTCACATCTTCGCCGTCCTTGAACTTCACGAACTCGCCATCGGGGCCAATGATGGCGACTTCGACATCGGCACATGATGGGTACTGATTGACCTCTGTGATTTCATTAGGACACGAACAATAGATGTTCGTACCAAAAATGGCAGAGATCATGTACCCGCTATCGAAACGAATGCGGAAACCGTGTCGCCGCATACCGGGGATGTTGTTGTCCGAGACAATCTCAAAGTACGAATTAGGCAGTGAGGGCATAGTTGGTCGGATTGTTCACAGGCGTCTTGTGCTGATACATCGGCGTTTTCACGGCAGACTCCACGGCAAGTGCTTCCACACCAGCCGCCACAATCGCGTGTTCGATGAAGTCCTTTGCCTTTGCGTTCCATCCGCTCGTTGCTCCGTATGTGTTGGGCCTGTAGTTCTTCTCACACACATCCCACAACTTGCGAGCCTCTTCCATCGGAATCTCACGAACGGACTGCACCACACAATCAATCGGATGATCTTGGTAGACCACGACGAAAGAAATCGAATGTCCCTCACGCTTGACGATGACGATCTCAACGAGAGGCAGGAACAGTCCGCCGTCGTCGCCCTTCTTGTACCAAGTGTAGGTTGTGGCGCGATTCTTGTCCGAGAGCTCGTCCGGCGTCAGAGGCTGGTTGAGCCAGGAGTAGTTGCAGTACGGAGTTTCGTACTTGGTCAGAGATGACCGACGATCCGTGTAGGAGAAACCGACGAACCAATTGTTGTCGTTGATCGACTTCATCACGGTGCCGTGCAGATCAAGATCGCGGTTCCATCGCGTGTCCTTGTTGAAGAACCACATCTGCGAGAGAGGATCGAACTGCGCGCCGATGGTCTGCTTCGCCTTGTCCTTGTCCTCGTACTTCACATTGAGAACGACCATTTCGCTGCGAATGACACTCATGCGCGTCATCTGAACGGAAGGAAAACTCCAAACCTTGAAAAGTGGGTGCTTGGTCATGCTGTCCATTATACTTGAGTCCTATAATTTGTCAACCACCAAAAAGTGGAAATGGCACACCCCATCTGGCGCCAATGCCAATGGCACGCCGAAGCTTTGCCATTGGCATTGGGCCGGGAATGTGCCGAGCGTTGCACTCGGCGCGTTGCATTCGATCAGACGATGCGAATGCCACCAACGCGACCTCGGGCGAAAGTAATCCGCGAACCGAAGTGACTGACGAGCGCCTTGCGAACCGATGCCTTGTTCATACCCGTCTGAGCGACGAGCATATCAAGGGTGACACGCCCCGCCTTTGAGTTGTTCTCAAGAGCGGCGAAATCAATCGGGCAACCCGTAGCGTTGGAATTGGTAGTAGTTGTAGTGTTCATATGTGTTCCTTTCTTGAACGAGATTTATTATAACAAACATTTGATGATAGTCAAGGGGTAAAATAAAAAAACCCGCGCCTGGGCGCGGGCGTTTTATTCCGGTTTGATGAGCGTGGTCATTCCCAACGGGCGCGCGCCGCTCTCGCAAGCGTATCCCTGACGCTGAAGATAATCCCAAATGCGCCGCGCCTCCTGCTTGGACAGACTGTAGAAGGTGTTGTTGTCAATCATCCACGATCCTTCACGAATGAATGTCCGATTGAGTACGCTGTCGGAACCAAGATTGGATTGAGGACACTCAACGAACAGATGCACAAACTCCGTGTCGTTCATCTCGCCAGTCCAATAGAAGTGAAACACCTTTCGACCACCATTGGCCCGCAGAGTTGCGGCGGTGAGGTTTCCCTGCACAGTTTGATTTGGTGTTCGCAGGGGAGTGCGTGTGGCACCCGGTTGCTGAACGCAGTACGGATTGTCGGACATTTCTTCGGACTCCTTTTCGAGAATCGGATCACTCACGGTGTTTTCTTTCGCCAGTATCGTGAGTTCTTGAATTCCCTTCACGATTTCTTCAAACGAAAAACCCTCCGAGATGGAGGGAGGATTCTTGGGAATGGGCATCATCGCGTGGTTCCTCCGATCAGAACGGGCAAGTGGTGGTGGTCTGCGTGGGCTGCGCCTGGGCAGCAGCAGCGGCGTCCTGCGCGTTCGCAACCTCCGCGTCGATCTTGCTGTACGAGTTGAAGAACGACTCCTGCGTGGAAGTGTCGAACCGGCACAGCGCCATCTTGACCGCCTTCACCTTGTCAGCGAACACGATGTTCGCCTTGCAGATGTTGATCAGACGGCGAGTGGAGATGATCTCGTCGCAGGCGCCCTCCATGTACGCCTTGCGGATCATGTCCGCCCACTTGGTGAGGTTGTCCGCGAACGCATCGTCCGTCGCGCCGAACTTCTTCATGGCGCGCAGCAGGATCTTCTTCTCGGTCGCCTTGCTGGCGTACTCCTGCTCGTAGGTGTAGTCGAAACGGTCAAGCATCGCCTCGTTGAGGACGCGAGTGCCGGCGAACCGACCCGCCTCGTCACCCTTGCCCTTCGTGTTCGCGGTGGCGAACACCGTGAACCCGGACTGCGGCACGACCCACTGGTTGATCTTCTTGAGGTAGACGCCCTTGCCCTCAAGCACCGACTGCAAGCACATGAGCTTGTCGCTGCCGAGGTCGATCTCGTCAAGCAGCAGCACCGCGCCGCGCTTCATCGCAAGCACAACGGGGCCGTCGTGCCACTCCATGTTCCCGTTGTTCAGACGGAAACCGCCGAACAGATCGTCCTCGTCAGTCTCCGCGACGATGTTGACGCGGAAGCACTCGCGCCCGAGCTTCGCGCAGACCTGTTCGATCATCGTGGTCTTGCCGTTGCCCGACAGACCCGTGACGAACACCGGCGCGAACATCCCGGTCTTGAGAATCTTTTCGATGTCGCTGAAGTGACCCCACGCGACATACTCCGGGCAGACGGCGGGGATGAGCGTCGAACGCTCGCCACCCGTCATACCCATGACGGACGCAGCAGCGCCAGCGAGTTGCATGGGCGCAGCAGCGGCGATCTTGACCGGCGCAGTCGCAACCGGCACCGACTTGACGGGCGCGGGTTCCGACTTGGGCGCGGCGACCTTCTTGGTCGCGGGAGCGGCCGTCACCGCACCGCCGGTCAGTTCGGGGACATGGAACAGACCGCGACCGGCGTGGCGCGCGGTGTCCTTGACGATCCACGCGGGCGGGAACTTCTGCCCGATGCTGTTCGCGGCGCGCAGGAGATCCTGACGCGACACGGGCGACGCGGTGGTGATGGAGGCGAGAGCGGAAACGAACGAGTTCTGCTTGGCAGAGAGAGTAGACATAGACCCCCATTCTACCAAAACGGCGCCAAAGACGCAACCCCCCAGCTACCATTTTCTTAAACCCCTGATAATAAAGGACTTACGATCAATTTTCAAAGTCCGGATTAGTTATCCCTATAAAAACAGGGGTTTTTCGCGCACCTCGATATTATCGGACGCGATGATAGTTATTATCGGACGCTACCCCCCGGAAAAGAGCGTAAGTCATTGTCCTATAAGGACTTAGAAAAGATAGATTCTAGGCTTGCAGGTTTTACAGGGTTTTGGTAAAATGGGGGTCTATGCAGACTGTTTCTACCGTTTCTTCGCCCGCCCGCACCGTCAACACCGCCAGCAAGGATCTGCTGGCGCGCATCCTCGCCACGGAGAACATCACCGTGCAGCACAACCCCAAGGCCAGCACGGCCGCGTTCGACACCAAGAACCGCGTCCTGATCCTGCCCGCCTGGACGGGCATGACCAACGAGGTCTACGATATGCTCGTCGGCCACGAGGTTGGTCACGCGCTGTTCACGCCGCACACCGATGCGGACAACAAGGTGCAGGGCCCGTGGTGCGGCGCCGCTGAGGAGATCGCCGGAACCGCTCATGCGTCCGTTGCTCAGGTCTACATGAACATCGTGGAGGACGCCCGCATCGAAAAGTTGATGAAGGAGAAGTTCCCCGGTATGCGCCGCGACTTCTACAAGGCGTATGAGCAGTTCGTCGCCAGCGACTTCTTCGGCGTCAAGGGGCGCGACCTCAACAAGTTGTCGCTGATCGACCGCATCAACCTTCACTACAAGATGGGCACTTGCATGGACACGGGTATTCAGTTCTCGCCCGTGGAGCAGTCGTTCATCAAGCGCATCGACGCTTGCCGTACCTTTGACGATGTGAAGAACATCGTGGACGACATCTGGCAGTACGAGTCGCGCCTCAAGGAGGAAGCGGAGAAGCAGAACGCGACTTCTGGCGGCGATGGTGACGCCGGCGATGACGGTGACACTACGCCGATCCCGACGAGTGGTGACGGTCAGGACGATTCCAACGGGTCGGACATCGACAACGCTGACGCGAATTCTTCGGACGATGGTTCGTCCACCAACGGCAAGCAGGGTGCTGGCCAGCGTGGTGACGGCGACCCCAACAAGACGACCCCGCAGAGCAACAACGCTGGCGCTTCCACGGGTTCGGGTGCGAACAAGATGCAGCACAAGTCTGCTGCGCCTTCTTCGATCACGCAGGAGAAGTTCGATTCTGCGGTCAAGAACATGACCGACAAGAAGGCCAGTTCGTATCAGTACTTTAGTCTGCCGTCGTGCAACTTGGACAAGATCATCATCTCCTACGCAGAGATTCAGGATCTGATCACGCAGCACCGCGCCACCATGTCCGCCAACACGGTCGCCACTCACGACGACCTGTTCGCTCGGGCTCGCAAGGACTACGCCAAGTTCGCTGCGGACTCTGCGCCGGTGGTGTCGCTGATGGCAAAGCAGTTCGACCTCCGCAAGGCTGCTGATGCTGCGAAGCGTACCTCGGTCGCCCGCACCGGCGTCCTTGACACCGTTCGCATGGTGAACTACAAGATCACCGATGACATCTTCCGCCGCAACGCTGTGGTGCGCGAGGGCAAGAATCACGGACTCGTCATGTTCATCGACTGGTCGGGTTCGATGGGCCCTACGCTGCTTGACACCGTGAAGCAGCTCATGCAGATCGCTCTGTTCTGCCGCCGGTGCAACATTCCGTTCGAGGTCTATGCGTTCACGAGCTGCGTGATTCACAAGGATCTCGCTAACAAGGATCACTACGAGCAGAGCGTCAGCAGTCAGCAGTGGAATGTCAAGGATCCCAACATCGACGCTAAGTTCCATATGTTCAGTCTGCTGAACTTCCTGTCGTCCAAGATGCGCCCGAATCAGTTCAAGCAGGCGATGGAAAACCTGTTCGCCATTGCTCTCGGACAGACCGAAGGTTCGTCGTACTACGCTCTCCCGAGCTGCCTTGGTCTGAGCAGCACGCCGCTTGACGAGTCCATCGCGGCCGCCATGCAGATCGTGCCCAAGTTCCGCGAGGACAACCGGCTGCAGATCGTTCACTCCGTGTTCCTCACGGACGGTGAAACCTCGGGTTGCTTTGCCTACGGCAGCGGTTACTACACTCGCAAGTTCCTGACCGATCCGGTCACTCGCAAGACCTACGAGATCGGCGGGACGAGTACGAACACTCTGCTTGAGGTGTTCCGCGACCGCACCGGGTGCAATGCGATTGGGTTCTTCCTCTACGGTCGTCCCAATGTGAACCACATGACCCACCTGTTCCGCGAGTACACGAAGGACAAGAACGGTTCGCGTGTGCAGAAGAACAGCACGGTGAACAACGAGTACACCAACAAGCAGATCGCGTCCTACCGCGATGACGGTTTCTCCATCGTGCATCCGACCGCGAGTGGTTACACGGAGCAGTACATCATCCGCGCTAATATGCGCGTGGAGAACGACAACGCGATGGACACGCTTGCGGCAGACGCCAGCATGACCAAGATCAAGAATGCGTTCATGGCGACCGCCGCCAAGCGCATGAAGTCCCGCGTCATGCTCAACCGCTTCATCGACCTGATCGCCAAGTAAAAAGAGGACACCGATCAACATGAGAGATTCATTCTTCTGCGACAACTGTGCCAAGTCGCTTCCGCGACTGCAAGAGCGTTTCGTCGTTTCGCAACTCCCCTGCGACATCGACTCTGCGAACGAGGGAGAGTCAGCAGTCCTGTGTCAGTACTGCTTCAAGCACATCATGGAGGACACCAATGACGCTACCGTATGAGGAGTACAACGCAATTCTGTCCGCCACTCGGTTTCTGTACGACCTGATGGATCCACAAAAGACTCCTCGGGTTCCGAAGTGGATTCGCGTGGAGGCGCGCCGGCGAGTGAAGCATATGCCGCTTCAACCGATTCTCGCAGAGCGGTACAAGGATGTGCTGAGTGAGTCTGCGCCGCGAGGATGGCCTGGCACTCCCCCTCCCGGGCCGAGTCTGATGGCGCGACACTTCCCCGACCCGGACGACGCTCCCATCTCCTGATTGTTTGGTCTGCATAGACCCGGTGCTCGTTGCACCGGGTTTTTTTACGCCCGTGATGATAGTAAAACAGCACTCGGCATAAATAGTTACATGAAATCATTTAAGCAACATCTACTACAAGAAGGTTTCCTTACACCAACAGACAAGTGGAGATTAAAATATTTAACACTTGCGGGAAGTCTTGCCATTCCCGGTGCGATGTATGGTAAAGCAATGACTGATTACACCAATTCAGTTGGTATGACAAATATTCCAACAGAAAAGGCACAAATTGCAGGCGCAGGCGCCGCGGCCGGAACCGGAATGGGAATGATTGGTGGTTATGTTCTTCCTGCCTACTTGAATTATCGCCGCAGACAAAATAAAAAATAACATATAAACTTGAATTCGTAAAAACACTTTGGTAGACTCCTACATATAAGAGAACGAAGGAGGTACACCATGAGTAAGGAAGCCGAGTTCGTGAAACATATTCGCAATCATTTGAGAGAATATGGGTTTAAACTCATATTTGGAAAAGGCGAAAATGTCAATGTCGGGGAATCCCGATGTTCGGGATATTTTCTTGCGAACAGAACAATAAAAGAAATTCGCGTGGCCAAAAACAATGGAGTTTGGTTGAATGTCTTGGCGCACGAATACTGCCATTTTCTTCAGTGGTTAGAATCTTCCGATCAAAAAATGAAAAAGGAATCAAATGCACAATTTATTGTGCATGAGGTATCAATAGGAAATTATGGCAGATGGTCTGACAAAGAAGTAGACAGAGCGTTTAGAGTCATCATGGAGATGGAAAGAGACTGCGAAATACGAACCGTTCGTTTATTAAAACAATGGGGTATCAAATTTGATGAACAGTTGTACATCAAACGCGCTAATCTTTACATCTATATGCATCATATGTGGAAAATATACAAAACACAAAGAACAAAATATGATCTTGAGACATCGCGCCGAGCACTTGATGTGATGCCTAAAAACTTTAGACCACAAAGCCATGTGAAAATGCCCGCAAGAGTTCAAAAGGAACTCTCACGGGCATTCTCTTGAATGTGCTTTAAATTATTTTAAAGAGTCTTTCAGAAAATTAGGTAATTTGTCATATGTTGATGTTTGATCAAAAACCAACTTATACAATTCTTCTAATTGCCTCTTTTCTTCTTGAGATTTTAAAGATTTTGAAATTGTTTCAGATATCAAAATCTTTTCATATCTTTCGGAAATCAAACTCATCAATTTCACACGGTGTTCATCAGAAATTAGTTCTTCGTAAACCGATGATCCCGATCCCATATCAGTCACCATTGGATAAGGTGGTGGTGGTGGAGGAGGAGGTGGGAAACTAGGCCTAGTTGGACGACCTCCCGGTGGGGGCGGTGGTGGGAGCGGTGGGAATGGTGACGGCGGCCGAGACATCAAATAACCGGGTGGTGGCGGTGGTGGGCCTGGTGGCGAGCCTGGTGGTGGGCCTGGTGGCGAGCCTGGTGGTGGCGGTGGTGGGCCTGGTGGTGGGCCTGGTGGTGGCGGTGGTGGTGGCGGACCCCATGGACCATGTGGTGGCGGTGGATTCGGTGGAGGAGATGGAGGACTAGGGTCCTCGTATCCTGCCATTGGTGAATATTTGTCAAGTTTTGGAGTTTTTGGTGGCAACAACCCTCCACCATGTTTCCACCGTGGAAGTACTCCTGGCACGAGAGGTCCTCCTGGCGGCGGGGGTGGAGGTTGCTCCGATGATCCTCCGCGTCTTCTCTTTTCATTTAAGAATTTTTCAGTAACCTCTGCTGAAACTTTTGGCGTGGTTGGAGTTTTTTCACCAGATGACTGACCAGAAGGGGTTTTTCCTGTTAATTGACCATAATAAGGTGGAGGTGGTGGCGTCCACGGTTTCCATGGTTTAATTGTTATTGGTGTCTCTTTTGGATCTTTTTGTGCTGGTGGTGCTGGTGGACCTCCAAATCCAAACCAGTTGAACTTATTTGGATTAGAAAGTGCATCCCAAATAGCCAAATCCATTGCTGTTTTGGCAATTGCTCCTATGACAAACGGCACAAATTCATTCAGTAATTCTGGTTTACTTTCTGCATTTTCTAAAATAAAATCTATGTATTTTAATTTTTCTTGACCATCTATGGTTTTTTTTATACTCTCAGATAAAGTTAGTTGTTCTTTTACTTTGAGTATAAATGAAATTTTGTTTTCAAAAACTGGCCCCTTTGGAGGAAAATTTGCCGGTGGGTATGGATAGGGATTTGCACCCGGAGGAGGAAGACCGCCTGGGGGTGGGTTTGGAATAGTTATCGGTGGAAATGCATCATCGAAATTTTTTGGCCATTGACCAAAACCTCCGGGATTAGAGTTTGGATCATCATAACTATCTTTCCAGATATCTACACCAGTTTCTACACCAGTGTCCCAAGCAAGTTGCGGCCAATTTTTAGCTAACCATTTGCCTATCATCCCTATAAACTCATTTAATTGTTGATAATTTGTAGAAGAAATTATGTTTTCTCTCAAGACGGGTATAAGCTTAAGTATCTCTTGATTTTCTTTTGTTTTTGTTATTGATTCTGATAAGTAGATTTGTTCTTCAATTTTATTTAAGGATTCTAAGCACCTTTTTTTGTAATCTACAAAACTTTCTTGTTGTGGCGGTGGAATCAAACCACCGTGTTGTTGTTGCATTTTTGGTTCTTTCATTGGAACCAAAGTTGGCATATTTGGTGCTGGCAGTGGTGTGATTGAATCTTCAGAATCCATACCTAAAAACTTTCTAACACTGTTTGATTTTTTATAATTCTCTGGTATTGGAATTCCGTTCCACTCTCCACTTGGATATTGGAATGGTGCTTCTGGTTCACCAGATGAAGTTGGTCTACCAAAAGGTGTTTTTGGAGTTGGAAGCGGTGGTGCCATTCTAGCATCATCTACTGGATATGCTCCACGGGGTCTGTTTGATTTTGACAACAATCTGCTACCCGGAAATAACGGTGGTGCCATATTTCCATCATTGGTTTCGTCATTTGAAAAAATGTTTCTTTTGCCTTGTGGAATCAAAGGAGGCAAGAGAGGTGGGGCCATTTTCTTGCCTCTTGTCTTGTTTTCCATAAGTCTGTCAAATGTACTTTTTGGTATATAATATGCAAAAAACTTTTTACCAAAGCGTTCTAAAAGATTTTTATATGTTGAATTTTTATCTTTCAACATGACCATTGCTTCAAGCAAATAGTTCGTAAGTTCGGTTGATTCATTTACCAAATTCCTGTTCAACTGATTTGACAGTTCTTCGAGGGCATTGATTCTGTCAATTAATGATATACTTTCGTTTAAATCGTTGGGGTCAATGTCTAACGGATCTAAATCATAAGGACCCCATGGTTCTGGTCCGGTCCAGTCCCATGGAGCTCCTTGGAAGTCATCATCTCCTGGATTCGGAACCCGATGCGAGGGTCTGTTGGGAAATGGTGGTGGTGGGGTGGGAACTGGTGGTTTTGGTGGAGCAACATCATCTGCCGCCCCGAAAAGTTTTTTTACCCACTTCCATATCTCCTTGAGTTTTCCCTCATGTAACATTTCGTGTGTTATGTTTGGTCTATTCAAAGACTCCAGCATGGATCTTAATTCTTTTTTTTCTTCCAGCACACTCTGAGTTTGTATGAATTTTTCTAAATTTTTTAATTCTTCATTTATGAATTGTGAGATTAAATATTTTTCTTTTTCGGTAATTATTTTGTGATTCATATAAGTCTCCGCTTTACTTATTTGTATTTATAAATATCAAAAAGAGGACAATATGGCATTTCAGGAAAATATTCCAGACGACATTTTAAAACAATACATGGAAGAAGGGTCTGATTTTGGTTTTAGTACAGTAGATCAAAATGAGTTGGGATCCATATTAAATCCATCAACCGATAGCGAAGAAATAACAGCAATAAAGGCAAAATTAGATCAAATCATAGAAATGAACTCTACTTGTGAGGGTGCAATTGCTGTAAAGGCTCAATATGATGAATTGATGAAAGCACGCCTATTGGAATTAGAAAAAAATATAGTTCCCTTGCTATTAAATCTGAAGAAAAACAAAGAAAAAGATTACATTTATTGGCCAGGAGCTCAAAGAATAGCACAATGTGATCTTCAGATAAATAAAATTATAAACCTGACGAGAAATGGACTAAAATGAAAAAATTGTTAAAAGAATACAGTGTTGGAGAAATAGACCCCGGTGGAATTACCCCTGTTGGTGATGACTTGGGTGCTGCTTCGGCGCTTGCAGGTGGATACCAAGGAAAAATATTAGTTCAAAATCCTGCTGGTGCTGGTTTCGATCCTAAAAACAAAGAAACAAGACTAGGAATGGGTTTTGAAATTACTTCCAAGGACTATGATTTTGCAAAAAATGTTGCAAAAAAATATGGCGTTGACATTGATAAAGCAGCAAAACCATGGCAAGCATTAAATAAAGCAAGACAAAATGAAAGACTTCAAATGGTAAAGCAAAAGGGAATTCAAATGGGTCTTGTCAGTCCAGATACAGGAATTGAAGAACTCCCAATTTCACAAAACGCAAATCCACAAACTGTGCTAGATTCTCCACTAAATCAATGGGTGTTGGATACAATAAGAGATCCGAATGTTGGATTTGCAAAGAAAAATCAAGAAACTGTAAAAGAAGAAATAGATGTTTCTACACAACAAAAACCTCAAAAAGTTTCTAAAGGTAAAAAACCAAAACAAGATTTTTCAACAGCAATGGGATTCAAAGTAGATCCAACAACAGAAAATAAAATTAAATCAACAATTAAAAGTGCCGGAGTAAAACCATCGGGAAATGTTTATAAAGATCTGAACAATGCAGCAAACAGAATTGCTCTTGTTCGAGCATGGAGAAGAAGTAAAAAGGGAATTTAGTTGAATGAATTCATACGAGGAATATCTCGACAACTTAAAAAAATCAAAGCATATTCATCGAAAAAGAAAACAAGAAAAAGACAAATTCAAAAAACTAAAAAGAAATCATAAGTCAAAAAATGGTAAAAAAATTACAAGGTGTAATTGTGACAAATGTTGCAAAATAAGGAAAGAGAGATTAAACAAAAATGAATAAGAATCTAAAACAATCAGTTACAAAATTTTTAAGTGAACACAAAAAATGCTCAAACATCATAGAAAAAATGATGTTAGAGGAAAGTTTCTTAAATTATATAATTTTTAATTTAGAAAACTCAGGCGAACTTAAAGAGGGAAGAATACCACCAGAACTGAGGAGAGTAATAAAAGATTGGATAAGAGGTATAATAAGACAGGGCGATGATATCGGACCGCAAGGATATAATCCAGATATTCCACCCAATATGCCATTTACTCCCGGTGGTGGAAATTGGGGCGACTGGGTTCCACCCGGTCAATGGGGTCCAGACTTTCATCCCGGAGATCCTGGTCCATTTTGGCCAGGGTGGGGAACAATTCCCGCTAACAATCCATGGCACTTTGACCCACAAGAAGGTTGGAAACATGTGACAATACCATTACCTAAACCAGGCTCACCACCACCAAGTGTCGATTTACCAGAAATGTTGAGACACAGATACATTCAAATTCTAAATGAAAAGCTCAAACAAAATGAACTTTAAAGCAAATCAGAAAGCATCTGGTCAAAAAAAACAAATAGGTCCACTAAACACACCAACTGGTTATCCAGAACCAACAGGAATTGAAAAAATTCAAAATAAAATTTACAGATTGGGCTTCTCTATAAAAAAATATGTTCCATTGAAACAATTTATCAGAGATATAAAAAAATGAATTTAACTGAACAACAACAATACACTCTTCAAGAAAATCTTAAAATAATTATTTTAGAAAACAAATCAAAAATAATTACAGAACTTTATCATTCACCAGAAATGTATAAAATTTTATTAGAGGATAAAAATAGAAAAAGACCAACAGAAGATGCTGCACTTCTTACTCTATTTGAATGTCTGTTACAAGATGAAGATTTTATAAAAAATAACTATAAATTTTTATTAAATCAACAGATAACAGAACAACAAAAAAATGAAGTTGCAAATTATATAACTGAATCATTGTCCCAATGGTTGGCGAAGCTAGCTTTAAAAGTGATTCCATGGGGTCTTCTTGACAAGGGGGCAAAAAAATGGGATCAATGGTGGAACGGTCCAGCAGTTCCGGGAAACCGATTTTACAAACCGGCAATAAGAGATGAAAGTCCCGTAGGAAAGTGGAAATGGAATAAAGATTGGCCATATCATTGGCCAAAACTTCCGGGTGAACCTTACGAACCACCAATGTATGAATATCCATTCAAGGGGGGAACTCCTACGAAAGATATATTCCCGGTTCCTTTCCCTATCCCAGTGATTCCCCCACCACCTCCACCGCCACCACCTCCACCACCACCACCAAAACCATAATGAAAAAATTCAAACAACATCTTCGTGAAGCAACAGAACTCAATTCTAAAGTTGGGCATTTTGTTGACTTTGCAACAAATGTTCTTGGTATTAAAAGAAAACCAATAATAAAATTGTTGGTGGTTCGTGAACCAGAAATGACAACTGCAAATTATAATCTTGGCAATGGTGAAATGAAAATTTATGTAAAGAACCGCGCTCTTTGTGATATTTGCAGAAGTATTGCACATGAAATGGTTCATCAAAAACAACATGAAGAAATTGATGACCCTAGTATGTTAGATGGTTCAACTGGTTCTCCACACGAAGATGAAGCAAATGCACTTGCAGGCAGATTAATAAGAATGTATGGTAAAGAATACCCGGAGTTTTATGAATGAAATCGTTTTCAATGTTTTACGAAGAGTCTTGTGGTTGTAGGTATAAGACCAAAAAAACAAAAAAAATAAACGAAGCAATCTTTTCAAAAAAAGGAAAGAGTTTCATTCGTAATTTAGGAATTGGTGCTGGTCTTGCAGCCGTACCAATTGCATTATCACTAGCCGGGCATACTCAAAAGGAAAAACCCAATGCTCTTGGTAATAGGGTTGTTTCACAAGTATCCCCGGCACCTAAACAAAAAGAGGTTCAAAAGCAAGAACCAACAAAACCAAATGGTCTTGGATTTACTGATCTCTCGCATGGTGTGATAAAACATTTTGAAGGTTTTAGATCAAATGCTTATGCTGATAAATTAACAAAAAGTGGTGTTCCGACAATTGGATGGGGGATGACAAGACACGCTGATGGACGACCAGTAAAACTTGGTGATAGTGTCACAAGAGAAGAAGCAGACAAACATCTTGAGTCTCATGTTGAAGATATGAAAAACAAATTATCAAAGACAGTACCACACTGGGACAAAATGAAACCACACCAGCAAGCAGCAGTAACATCGTTTGCTCATAATTTTGGCACAGGATTTTATGGCAAAAAAGGTTTTGAGACAATATCTGGAAAATTAAGTGATCCATCAAAGTGGCATGAAGTACCAAATGCTATGTCCCTTTATAACAAGTCTGGTGGTCAAGTTCGTTCTGGTTTGGTCAGAAGAAGATCAGTGGAAGGCGCCATGTGGCAAGGCAAGGTGTCTGGATTTAATCAGAAAGGTGAACCTACATATTCAAAATGAAAATAGAAAAACTTGTCAATCAACTTAATGAAGCAGTAAAGAAGAGACAAAATCTCTTTGCAACAAAACATTCTCGTGTTGGAGATGCAGATTATCCAATTAAAGGTGTCAGCAGAGAAATGTTAAAAGATTATGTGAAGTTAACAAGACAAGCAGACAAGGAAAACAAAAGACTTCCTAAACTAGCAAAAGAAAAACCATTAACAGATGATGATGTTAATGAGAGAGATAAATTTGTCGAAAAAATTCGCAAACACCCATATTTTACTAAAGTACTAGATCCAATGAGTTCTCATAGTCGTGTATACCGAGGAAAAATAAAAGGATCAAATAATTTATCATATACATTTAGACCCGATTTCACTTTCGGAAAAAATGCAGAAATGCTTGGCCCCAAATACAGAGAACAAGGATCACACACTTATTCCTTCAGAACACCAGAAGGAAAAGAAGGTAATGTTTACATTCATCACAGAGAATCCCATCCTTCCTTGCAAAGAAAAGGAATAAGAACCACAAGCGAAATCAGTTTTGATATTGATGGCGAGTCGCGCAAAACCGACGAAGAAGGTCACAAGTCTTTAGGAATTTTCCGAACAGTTTTGCCTGCAATTCGTCATCATTTAAAATCACATAATCCAGATCGAATAATATTTACCAGTTCAACACCAAGTGAAGAGATGCAAAAAACTAAAAGTGGAGATCTGAGAGATACTAGAAAAAGTTTATATGACTTTTTATCCAAAAAATTATCAAAGACGCACACAATTAACACCGAACATCAAAAAGTAGAGGATGAAGATTGGAAACCAGAAAGAGGTGATTTTTCTGCCAGTAGACCATATCATGTAAACACAAGTTACTTTTTAGATCGTAAAAAGAAAAATGAAGGATCGCTTCTTCATGCAATTAAAATGTTGGATCGCCAAAGACGGCAGATTCGCAAGAAAAAAATAAATGAAGGCAAAGAAGAAGAGGAAAGATGGGATGCAGAATATGATCGCCTTTCTGATCGTGGTGGAATGTCCCACGATCAAATAGTTGCAAAATTGGGTCAAAGACCAATGCCTCAAAAACCAGAAAGTCAGATGACTCCAAGAGAAATTCTTCGCATGAGAGCAAAGAAGGCAGCCGAGATTTCCTTAAAAAGAAAAAACAATTCTATTTGACATATAATTAACTGATTACTATAATTCCACTATGCGAAAAGTGTTATTGTTAAACGCATCAGAAGAAGTAATAAAAGTAATAGATTGGATTCGCGCAGTCCAACTCTATATGTCTGGTAAGGCATCAAAACCATACAATTATGAAAATGACTACCAGATTATGACATCTAATGGTATATTTTATTTACCAAGTGCATTGATGCTTAATAAGTATGTTCGCATACCAAGAGCAGAAATAAGACCTTCTAAAAAGAATTTAATAATAAGGGATAGATCAAAATGCCAATACTGTTCCTCTACTTTATCGGAAAAATCTGCTACGATAGACCATGTGATTCCGAGGTCAAGGGGAGGTGGCAACACATGGGAAAATATGGTCTGTTGTTGTTTGCACTGCAACAGGAAAAAAGGAAGCAGAACACCTCACGAAGCAAAAATGAAACTTTTGGTACAACCAAAACCAGTTTATGCAATTGGTTATCAAATAGAGCATTTACACGAAAATGAGTTAGTTTTATGGAATCGTTGGGTAAATGTTTAAAAACATAGATATAAACGGCAATGGACAATAGAATATATGTGGGTGGGAAATGCGCCGATGGTAAATCGGCGCATTTTCTTTTATAAATATACCAAGAGGATAAGATCATGGCAATACCAGATATTTGTAGAGGACATGCACAAAAAGTTGTTGATATAGCAAACCAAAAAATTCGTGCATTGAGAACAAAACATAAAGAAAATATGATGGATGCCGAAAGGCACATAGGTTTGTTACACAACTCAATGGAAAGAGTGGTAAATGCAAAATCCCCACAACATTCCGCTCGCGCCCTAAATGCAATGAAAGATATGTTCACATCTACAGTTCGGGGTCAAAGCAGCAAAACTGGTCGCCGTGTGAGTCCATCCGAAGAAGCAGGCAAAATATATGGCGCACAAAAAAGCACAAACATGAGAATCTTGGGAAATAGAGTAAGAGACATAATCGGAAAAAGATTAAAGAAAAAGAGGTAACAAATGGCCAATCAAAGATTCACACCAACAAATGTTGGAAGAAACGCAGTGCAAAACGAAAAGGAAAGACTTCTTGCAAGGAGACAAGGCGGTCCATTTGCAGTAAATGTTCCAGAAGGAAATAATGCAATAGGAAAAGCTCGTCAATCTACATTTGACAGAAGAATGAATGGTTTCGGTAGACAACAAGTTCCACCGGAAATGAACACAATTGATAGAGATTTGGAAAGAAGAGTACAAAGAGCTCAGCAGAAAGCACAAGAGGGTTAAAAATGCCAAATTATGGTTATGTTTGTGAAGCGTGTGATTATAAATTTGAAAAAGTTTTAAAAATAAGTGAAAGAGATTTGCCCACAAAAGATAAATGCCCAAAATGTAACAAAAAGAAAATAAACAAAGATTTTTCAACATTGTTACCGGGTCTTGGAAGCGATGCAACAATGTCTCCAGACAAAGCAACTGGAGGAAGATGGTCAGAACTAATGAACAAAATGAAATCTGGTTTGTCCAAAAAGTATCACGGTAAACTAGAAAAAACAAAAACAAACACTGGCAGACTCTGGAGAGGTTGAATGAATAACAAAGAAACATATCTTTACTGGTTACAAGCAAACACTCAAAAAAATTACTTGAGTGAGAGCAAAAACCTTGAAGAATATAAATTCATAGCTTCCGCAGAAGACGATGAAGAAGATGGAGGTATAGTTGACACAATTCAAAATTATGCAGATGTTGTATCTGCGGGTGCAAGTTTTATTCCAGTAGTTGGTCAGGGAGTTGGTGCTGTGATGGATCTTGCCAGTGGAGCGGTTGATGTCGTACAAGGACAATATGGTGATGCTGCGATGAGAGGTGGAATGGCTGCCGCAAGTGTAATTCCATTTGCTGGAGGTGCGGCAAAATTAGGAAAAGCAGCAAAAGGACTTTCAACTGCCGCAAAAGCAACTGACGCTGCTGCCACAGCAGCAAAAACAACATCAAATGCAGTTGATGCGGCAAAAGCAGGAACTCAAGGAGCCCAAGCAGTTTCTGCTGCCGCAAAAGCAAAAGCAGAAATACAAAAAACAGTAAGAGCAAACATTGCACGATCAAGAAATGAAAGAATGGCATCTAGTTATAGAGAAGGTAATATGCAATTGCCTCCAAAGTATCCACAAACAAAAATAGCAAGACCACAAAAAACTGCTATACAAAAAGCAATACAGAGAGTAAGGGTAACAGACAAAATGGCAAAAACAGGAAGACTAGGAAAACTAGGAAAATACGGAAGACTTGCTTTGTTGGGTTACGGAGCCAGTAAGTTACTTGGTTCTGATGATGATGGTTCCGGTAGACCAATAAGAATAAGAGAACCAGAATATTTGGGTGCAGTTGGCGCAGAAACTAGATCAAACTTGGTGGGTCAAAGCACACAACCAACCATGTCACAAAGAAGAAGAGAACCAATAGATCCGGCCTTTGGTTATTATGGAGCACAACAAATGTTTAGACCAATTGGATATGGTTTAGCAGAAAATAATCTAAATTCAATGGTCAACAGACATGTCAACAAATTTCTAAAATCTAGAAAAGGTGCAAAGTTAAAATCCGAAGTAAATTCTATTGTAAAAAAAGTTGATTGATAATAAAGAAAGTGATACAATTTAACAATGATTGTTTGTGGTAATTTTAAACATTTAGAACCAATAATTCCATCTCTAGATATCGAAAGCAAAGAAGTATCCGGTAAAAGATACTATAACACTCCCGATGGAAATTTTCCCTCAGTTACAACAGTAACAGGGTGGTCAAAAAGAAAATTCTTTGCTGAGTGGAGAAAAAATAATCCAGAAGAGTCTGCAAGAGTTTGCTCTCGCGGAACAAAATTACATTCTCTTGTTGAAACCTATCTCTTAAATGTAAAAATAGATTTAAATGGATCTGGTTTTGATGATAATTTAAAAGATCTATTTCTTACAATAAAACCAGAAGTAGATAAAATAAACAACATAAGATGCATAGAGACACCTCTCTGGAGCAAAACTTTAGGATTAGCCGGAAGAGTTGACTGCATTGCGGAACACGATAGAGAATTATCTATTATTGATTTTAAGGGAAGCACACGACCAAAAAGAAAAGAAGATATTGACAATTATTTTTTACAAGCAACTGCATATTCTTTAATGTGGCAAGAAATGACTGGTGAAAAAATTAAAAAATTGAAAATATTAATAGCATCGGAGGATGGAATACTTCAGATATTTGAAGAACCTGTAATAAATTATGTTTCTAATTTAAAAGATGCAATTGATTTATATGAAAGGGAAACAAAATGAGAAAAAATCTTATCAAAGAGCATGTAAATAGAGTAAACACACCAACATGGGTCGCTTGTAATGATGATGCAAGATCCTCAATATGGAGACAGCAATTTATAAATGATTTTGGTGGAGAATTTGTTAAGCAAAGACATTGGACTTGGCAAGAAGTGCAAAAACCAATAGAAAAGAAAAAAACAGTAGTTCCAAATACCAAATTCTTTGTCTTTTTGAAAGAAAATGCAACGGTCAAAGTTCACAATATGACTGATTTTTGCAGAAAAAATGATTATTCCAGAGCAGCAATGTATGAAGTTATCAATGGAAAAAGAAAATCATATAAAGGACATACTTATGTCGGTGAAGTGTTCGAAGACCTAATAATAGAAGAATAAAAGATAAAAGGCACATTTACCAAAAGAACCGGATGTTTTCCGGTTTTTTTCATTTATAAATATGATACAGGAATGTGAATATGGCAAAAAAATCAATTGTAATAACATTTGGAAGATTCAACCCACCAACATCTGGTCATCATCTGCTTGCTCAGAAAGTTATGGAATTAGCTTCACAAACTGGTTCTGAACACAGAATTTATGGTAGCAGAAGTCAAGATCCAAAGAAAAATCCATTAGATCCAAAAACAAAAGCAAAGCACATGGCATCTGTTCTTGGGACACCGAATGTTCATGTTTCGGATGATATCATATCACCATTTCATGCTTTAAAACATGTTAGTGATCAAGGATATGAAGATGTTACAGTAGTCACTGGTTCTGACAGAGAATCTATATTCGATAAAGTTCCGCACTACCAGAAAAAAGGTGATTTCAAATTCAAAAATTTTAAGGTAGTAACTGCTGGAGGAGAAAGAGGAGAGCAAGCAAAAGGTCTTGCTGGAATGTCTGCAACAAAGCAAAGAAAAGCTGCTGCTGAGGGAAATTTTGAGGCATTTAGGATGGGATTACCCGGTCATGTCACAAAAACACAAGCAACAAAATTATTCAAAGATGTAAGAAAAGGAATGAAACTTAAGGAAGATTATGTTTCTCTTCCTTCATTTACATTTGAAGAAATTCAAGAATTTGCAAACAATCAAGAAGTTTTGACTGAAACTGTTTCGGCACAGGGAAGAATGAAACTTGCAAGGTCTGCAAGAAGAACAGCAAAAAGAAGAGCATTTCTGAGAAAGTTAAGAAAAAAGAGAAGAAGAAATATCAAACAACTCAAGAAAAGAGCAACAAGTCAAATAAAAACAACTCTCAGAAAAAGACTGTTTAAGGGAAATTGGAAAAAGTTATCATATGCTCAAAGAGCAAGAATCGACACAGCAATAAACAAAAGAAGACCAATCCTAACAAGAATGGTAAAACAAATTTTACCGAAAGTCGTTTCTGGTGAATCAAAAAGACTTGCACAAATGAACAGAAAAACACCACTTAGAGAAAGTCCACTTTTTCATGCTTTTAAAATGTTAATTGAACAAAAATCTCAACAAGAAAAAAGAAGAGATCAAAATGCAAGAAAAAGAAAACAAAGAGCAAAAGATGATGCAGTTAGACAATCAAATCCTTTCTCTGGTCAAGTTTTGATTGTTCAGGATGATGATGAAAACAAAATGATAATAAGAAAAACATCTCTGCAAGCAAACCATAGAATATTGGTCCCACCAGACAAGATGACACAAAGTGCAGCAGAGCAAATTTTACAGGATGAAGACTTTGTAAACACACCAACATCTATTGAGTTGTTCGGTAAAGTAGAAGGTGCTGATTCTGGAAAAGAAAAAAGAAATAAAAAAGCAGAAGCACAAGAAACGCAAAAAGATCAAGCCGTTCAGGCAGCAATGGTTCCACAAAAACCACCACCAACAAGATCTACTGGTAAATCTACTTACCCAGACTCAGATCACGCCGCGGTTGACATGGAATTCGGTGTTGTTGCCGCATTCAACGAGGCAATGGGCATTCCTCTAGAAAAACAAGTCAAAGAGGGACTTATTTCCCCGGAAGCAGCAGAATATTTGGCAAATAGCACAACTTTGGGTGAATCTTCCCAAAGAACTTTACAAGCAATTTCAGAACAACTCTCTACAAGTTATCCCGGAGCAAATTTTGCTGCAATTCATTATGGTGCAAATAAATCAGAAAAATTAAGTAAGTTCTGGACCAACTATGGAGGAGTTGATAATACTCCAAAGTCTGACATATTGTTCAGAGACATGAACTCTGGTCAAGTTGTCGGTGTCTCCGTAAAATGCGGACCATCTCAGTTGATGTCCGGTAAAGCAGGAGGCGAGGCAACCGCAACAATTTATGCTGCTCTTGAAGGAATGGATAAGAAAAAATTAGAACCAAAAATAAAGAAAAGAGCAGAATCGCTAATTAAATCATTAAAGAATTTGATCAATTCTCCAAGAAGAACCGCAGGAGGAGACATAACGGATTTCCTTACTGGTGGTGAATTGGAAGGACAAGACAAAGAAATTATTAAATATGACAAACTACACAAAGAAGCAAGAAAAGAATTACAAGATCTACTCGTTCAAAGTAAAGATTTCCGAAAAGCATTTGTATTTGAAGCACTTACCGGAATGGCAAAATTCGATACAGGAAATCCGAAAAAAATTAGTCCCGCTGTTGCTCAGTATGTTCTTTCATTGAACAAGGATGGAACAGAAACATCATTATCACAAATAACACCAGAGTATGCAGATAAAGTTGCAGATGCTTTAAATTTTGTCATAAGATTTAAGAGCAGTTCTGTTAAATCATCTGAAGCAGAAGCAATAAGAAGAAAAACCGGAAGAAAAGTTTACTCATACTGGAGTGTAATATCAATGGTTCTGAATCCCAAGAAAATAGCAAAGGAATCATTTTCTCATAATCCAGTGTTGTCTGGTTTAATAACAGAAAATGTAATAAGTTCCATAGAAACATCACAATTACTGGACGGAATTCAAAATGAAATAGGTGGAGACATTTACTCTTTGATGCAATTTTTAGAACTTGAACCAGAAATGATTTCCACACAAGACATAGACTTTACTCAATTTGGTAAAGTAGAATCTGGTTTCTACAACACAGTAAAAATTGGAAATACAGAACACGAAATTCCAGTAGAAAAGAATTTACAAGAGTTCTATATTTCCTTTGCAAAAAACTTTGTAGCAGAGAAAAGAAATTACAGAAAAGAATATGATAATTATCAAGGAACAGAAAAACAAAAAAAGAATAGAGCAAAAAGAAACAAAGTAAACCGTCTTATGAAACGCTTGGGGCGTATTCGTAAGGGAGATGGCCGAGATGTTGACCACAAAGACGGCAATCCAAACAACAACTCAATGAAAAATCTTAGAGTTGTAAGCAAGAGTCATAACAGGTCTAAGAAGTGAGAATTTGATGTCAGATCCGTTACCAGAAGTAAGTTTTAATTACTGGATTGAATTGGGAATTGCCTTGTTTGCTGTTTTTGGAGCATTTGTTTATAAATTTTTAACAAACATCAAAATAAAAAACAAAAAATTCATAACAGACATTTGGAGTGTTCATGGAAACATTCATGAATGTCTGACAGAATTAAGAGTTTTGACGGATGCTGCAAGAGTTCAACTGGTTCAGTTCCACAATGGAGAGTATTTTATGGATGGAGTTTCAATGAGAAAAATGTCTTGCACACATGAATCCGTGTCAAAGGGTGTGTCTGCACAAGGAGACAAAATAAACAATCTCTTGATATCTCTATTTACTCCACTTATTGAAGATGTAACAAAAAATTCCCCACTGCCATGTTTGGTAAAAAATCAAAAAGATAGTTTTGGAAAACACTCGTTTGAATCTGCAAACATTCATTGCTACTGCGTTCTTCCAATACACCACAAAAACATGATTTGTGGTTATATTATGTCTCAGTGGTGCAGTCCTCAAAAAGCAAAAAATGTCATGTCTGATCCAGAAAAATATGCTAAAGAAATAACAAACGCAAGAAATCAAATAGAAGTTTATCTTGATGAACAGTCGAGGGAAAAATGAAAAACTTTAAAAAACCAGAATCGCCAAAAAACATTGCAAAGAAACACGATGTGTCATTAGAAACAATAATGAAACAACTTGCAATGGGTAAAAAAATAGAAAAGGAACACACCACCAAAGCAAATATCGCCAAAATGATTGCATTACATCATCTTGGTGAATTACCAGATTATTACTCTAGACTGAAAAAAGTAGAAATGAAAGAAGATTTAAGAAATTGGTTCAATCCAAAACACCCGGATGGTGGATGGAAAAGAATCAACTCAAAGGGAGAGGCGGTAGGACCATGCGCGAGAAAACCGGGGGAACCCAAACCAAAATGTATGTCAAACAAGAAAAGAAGCCAACTGACAAAAAAGGAACGGGCTGCGGCTGTGGCGGCAAAAAGAAAGCATGATCCCGTAGCAAATCGCAAGGGAAAAGGTGGAAAACCTGTAAATGTTTCCAATTTTGGAAAAGGAAAAATATCCGAATCTGTTCAACAACTATTCGAGAAAAATAAACCAACAAATCCAGAATTGTGGGCAAGAGCAAAAGCGGCAGCAAAATCAAAATTTGATGTTTATCCATCTGCATATGCAAATGGATGGGCTGCTAAGTGGTATAAGAGTAAGGGCGGTGGTTGGAAATCGGTAAAAGAGGCAGTTGAAAATATAAAAACCAAGAGATTCATTCGTGAAATGGCCCAAAGAAGAGAAGAATCTCAAGAAAATTACAGAAAAAGACTATTAGACAAAATTCACAGAGGAGATATAGCAGACATGGATACACACGACCGTATTCATGGAGCACTCGCATATGCTGAAAAATTATCAAAGGAATATGGAAGAAATATTCCAGTTGTAGCGAGAGTTATGCTAAAAGGCAGTGAGCAACACGCCCAAGGTATGAGAATAACAGGAATAGATAGAAAAGGAAAGATGCTAACTGGTCACCCTGTTGGTGCGGGTGGATCACCAGCAAAACATGGAAGTCCAGTGCAAAATCCAATAAGTTCAATAACTGGACTTCATGTAGGGAGATATTCCGATTTAAAACCAGAACATACAGAAACATTAAGAAGATTAGTAACTTTTAGAGGAAAACACATGAAAGAATCAATTATAAAAGACATGATATCAGTGATAATGGAAGCAAAAAAATCTGCAAAACCATATAAAGGATTTAAAAAAGGTAAAAACCATCCAGAGGGTGGTCTTTCCAGAGCAGAAGCAAGACGCCAAGGAATTCATGCCGGAATCGAAACAAAAGATGAAGCAAAGAAGAAGGGCGGTTTTAGCAAACTTTCAGGAAAAACACAAAAAAGAAGAAAGTCTTTTTGTGGAAGAATGTGTGGAATGAAAAGAAAGAGAACAAGCGCAAAAACTGCAAGAGATCCAAAGAGTAAAATAAACGCAGCACTTCGCGTTTGGGGATGCAGATGCGAAGAGGCATGTCAAGATTGCAACAAAGCAATGTTGGGTGAAGTAATGTCTATGGGTGGAAATTTTGCAACAGGACAGGTTGGAGATGAGGTAAATCCAAACTTAGCAGGATATGACCCAATAATGCACTTTAATACAAAAATGATGGCATTACCTGATGTTATAACACCAACACCAAAATCATCTAAATCTGTAAAAGACGCTATAAAAATGTTTAAAAGAAGAAGACTAGCAGAAAAAGTTTTGTCTCCAGAAGAAACAGCAGCAAAAGAGCAAAGAGTGAAGGAACTTAAAAAACACATAGGTAAATTCAAATTAAGATATGGTCCAAGAGCAAAAAATATAATTTATGCAATCGCAACCAGAGATGCCAAAAAAATGGCAAATGAAGAATTTGTACAAGAAGAAATAGTAAATTCATCAAATGCTGGCACGATGACAAAGGGAGAAATAAGAAAAAGAGATAGAACTGCAAAAAAAGTAAAGGCAAAACCAATAAAAGGTGACACAGAAGAAGAATCAAAACACAGAATTGCCACATTTTTAACCCTTCGCGCTAGAGGCGGGAAGAAGAAAAAGTAATTATAAATAGAATAGCAGGAGAAAAAATGAAAAAGTTCAAACAAATATTATCTAAACTAGCAGAAAGTTACGCAGTAGGTGGTTCTGTATTTAATGGTTTCTCTGAGTATCCAAACAGAACCGCTTTTAACGATTTTGGTATTCACCGTATAGGAGAAGGTGGTTCAATTTCCAGAATAAATGCGTTTATTCATAAATTCCTGGCCGGTGAGTATATGCAGGAAGAAGCGGCCGCCGCTCTCGTAGAACTAAGAACTAGACTAAATCACGCTGGTTTAGATTTTAAGTTTAACATGAAAACTCCACTAAATCCGGGGCAAAATGTATTTCCAGTTGAACTACATGGAGGTGCATTCGGAACAACTCCAACAACTGATCTCTCAAAGGGATTCAATAGAGGAGAAGACTTACCAAAACTCGCTTTGGTTGTCAATGTAGAATACAACGAAGGAACTTGCTTGTACTCAATGTCTGGTAAGTTGTCAAAAATGGCACCAGCACCAGTTCAAGAAGCCATGGTTAAAGAACCAGAAAAGAAAAGATCACTTTCGACAAAAGAAAAAGCAAAAAAAATTGCTAAATTAGATGAAAGTGTAGATCATCTCCAAGAGGAAAAAGATCCAGCAAGATCAGTCATGCATTTTATCATGCGTAATAATGAAGTAAAAAATAAAGTTCTTATGCCAGTTTATAATCATTTGAAGCAAAAAAAGAAAAAAGGTAAATTGAGTTTAGACGATGCAAGAAAAGAATTATATTTTGTCGTAAACACAGCAATGCGAAAAATGAACTCTGGAGATAAAAAAATATCTCTGACACAAAAAGAAAAGTCAAGGGTAGTCACCGATTTGGTTAGAAATTTTAAAAGTCACATTGATTGAATAAAAATAAAAGTGTTATTTAAATTATGAAAAATGCATTGAACTCTGATAATTTTTTATTATTTGCTACTAAAATGTATTCCAATCCGAGTTCAGGTGGTATAGATGAATTTTATGAAGATTTAAGTAAAATTAAATATGTGAAAAGATTACTACTGCGATTCAGAAAAGGTGGAGAATTAAAAGAAAGATTAATCTTAAATCACATAATAATCTTACAAAATGTTTTTGGAGCAGAAGCTTGTTGTAGGATTTTGTTTTTTAAGTTAGGAAAAGACCTACATCCACAACTAAAATCATTCTTGAACTATTTAAACTATTTACCAAAATCAATACCAGAAGTAAACATCAGTTTAATTCAGACAGACCACAGGATAGACAAAATATTGAGTGAAATCAGATGAAACCAAAACCATTTAGAAGAACAATTACTTCAAAAGAATTAAATAGAGTTGTCAGCTCTTTTACCATTTATAAATTTGTAAAAGCAATTACCACACAATATACTGATATGGATGCATTTCGCTTAGGTGTTATAGATGCCAAAGGAAACTATTTAAAAAACCCAATTGGAATCATAACACCATTTGACAGATTAATTGTTAACTTAAAGGTTTTGTTGGATAAAATACCAGATCCAAGAATAAAATCACAATTAAGATACTTAACAACAGGAATAGGACTATTAGCAGAAGAATCTGAAAAATATGGAGCAGATCCATATGAAGTTTTTGACTCTATTGTTGAATATTTTAATGAACAAGGAATAGATTTAGATTCCTACATCGAAGAGCAAACAAAAAAAGAAAAACCAAAAGCAGAAACAACAGGTCATCTAGAACATGTTGGTGAATTACTCTACAGAGGAATGGGAAGTCATGCTTTGGAACACTTAGACGCAACACATAGTCTTTTGAAGGGTAAGCCAGTACAAGGTCATAATTTGTCCTATAAAGCAGACGGAAGTGTGTCTCTTGTTTTTGGAAAACATCAAGGAAGACCCTTTGTTCAATACAAAGGAGCAAATGCTCCTGCTTTCTTTAGTGAAAAAGAAATAACAGACTATGCTTCTCAATCAAACAAGCCACATTTGGTAACGCCATTTACTTCAGCTTTAAGAGCAGCAAGTCATACTGGTATCGCACCAAATAGATCATACCAAGCAGATGCAATTCTTAGAGACACAGAAGGAACAATGAAAGGTAATTTGCTTCGCTATAAATTACCAAGTCCAAAGGCACAAAGTACATTTGCAGTTCATTCAGAAATAGATACAGACACTGGTAAAAAAATAGGATCAAATCCAGATTTGTCTGGATTGAGCACAGAAGAAAACCATTTTGCTCCATTGTCCTTAAACAAAAGAAAATTTTCAATAAATCCAGTTAAAAGTGCTAAATTAGGATCCCATATCAAAAAAGCAAGATCAATACTTTCTGATAAAAGTTTGACAACTTTTTTAGATGAAATTGCAAAACACGAAGATCCAACTAGTAAATCTGGTGCAAGAAGATTGCATTTTAAAAGATTTGGACAAGCAGTTCAAGAAAAAAGACACCCGAGAAACATTAAAGGGTTTGTTGCTTTTTCACAGGCTGAAATAGCAAAAGAAAAAAATAAAAAGCAACAAGCAAGATTGCAAAGTCATTTAGAATATGGACTAAAAAATAAAAAAGCATTGTCAAAAACACTCAGGGCACATGAACATATTGATAGAGCAAGAAAAATAATATTTGATACCGTGACATCAGAACAAATGCCATTAACCCCACATGAAGGAAGCAGTCACGAAGGAATTGTTTCTGAATTGCCGGGAATGGGACAGGTAAAATTTGTTCCACCAGAATTTACCATAGCAAATAAAGGTCAAAAAGACAAATTTAAAAGAGGAAGCACAATGAAACCAAAAAAATTAAAAGAAGCAAAAAATTATACACCATACGCAAAAAAACCAGATATTTCAAACTATATGCGCTATTTGGATGTTGAACCAGAAACTAAGAGACAAGGTGATGAGGAAGAAGAACAAAAACCAGAAATAATAAAATACGAACCAAAAAATTATTCAGAAAAGCATTTAGATATATTGAATAATCTGTTGTCTAATATAGTAAAAAAGAGAGAAAATGTATCTGGAACTCTATACGAAGATGACGGTGGAGAAACATCAGAAGAAGATGATGATGAATTGCCAGCAAACAGACTAAACATGGGAAAATTTTTAGCTGCTCTTGGTGGCGCAGAGGACAGGCAGGAAGCAAAACAACCAAAAGAATTCGTTAAAATGTTGAAAAAGTTTTTGAAAAAGAACGCATATAAAAAGGAGGATTGAATATGTTTTCACCAGAATTAATTAGCATGGTTGGAGGAGGTGTCACTGGATTTTTGTTCAAATTCATGGCACAAAAAAGTGCAGATCAAAAGCAAATGTTCGAGCAATTGATCAAAGCAAACCAACAAACAACAGAAAACCAAGATAAAGCAGTCCAGAGAGTAAGTATTGATGCCGGTAAATTTGTAAGACAAATTATAGTTCTTACAGTCTTATTTGGTGCATTTGCTGCTCCATTTATCCTTCCTTTCTTTGGTGTTCCTACCTTCGTTGAGGTTGATGTAAAAAATCCAGAAGGATTATTTGGTTTGATACCAGAAACTGCTAGAAAAAGTTTCGTTGAAATAAATGGATTTTTCTGGTCATCCGAAAATAGAGAAATATTGTTAAGCATAGTAGGATTCTATTTCGGTACAGCAGCAGCAACGCCAAGCAAATCATAAGGAGTACCAATGAAATACTTAAAATATATACCACTTTTATTACTAGCAGGATGCACAACTCCATTTATAGTACCAGATAATACCAGTGACAATGTTGTTCTCATGGCAATTAAAGATGAAATTGCACAAGAAGGTGCTTCCAAACCATCCTATGGATGGACTCTTTGGTATGCTCCTGTTGTTTTAATATCATTGCTTTGGGCTTGGAGAGAATTCATCCGAAAACCAATGATTTGTGAAGATGGTCTAATCAAAGATGAAAAAGACAGAGATGGTGATGGAATTGACGATTCAACTCAAAATAAACCAAACAAACCAGAACAATTAAATACATAATATAGTAATCTTCGTTATGTTCATCTTTAAGGGGAGGATGACATGGCTAAAGTATCGGAACAAAAACACAGCGGTTGTACAACATGTGCAAAGGCATGTGACGACGCAAAACAAAAAGTAAAACAATTAGAGAAATCACTGCATACTATGACAATAGTAATGAGTGTTTCTTTAACATTGGCCGGCGAACAAATAATAAAGAATGCTGCTTCTTACATTTCTTCATTTGGTTCTGTAGTTTCTTCTGCAAAAGAGTTACAAAAAACACAATTAGAAGAAACAAAAGAAGAAGAAAAAGCAGAAGAAAAAAATAAACAAGCACTTGCTCCTTTTCAAAAATTACAATTTGCTTATATTCCAAAAAAGAAAATTGATCAAAAAGAGGAAACAAGGCCATATCGTCTTGAGGACGAAGTTGCAAGATTTAAAGATGAAATAAAACCGCAAGAACCAACACTTGTAGAAGAAACACAACAAGTTAAAATAAATCCTGCACAATTGATTACAAAAAATATAGTGCCTCAAGATTTTGTACCCGCTATTCAAGCAGTCAACCCAGACATGCATACATTTTTCTTTACGCCAAGTGCATTGCCATTTGACGAATACTCTACGACCATTGCTCTAGGAACAAACTATGGGTTCGGGGAATATTACGGCATAGAAACTGGATTCTACTTACCACAAAACAATGTACCATCGGTTGGTACATTGACATTGTTTGCGATTCCGCAACTATTTTCAACAAGAAAGAGAGTTTGATGAACAAGTTACCACTTTTGCTGGCTATCAGTCTATCTACAACATGCTCGGCAGATCTAGTTAATGGTGGTTTTGAGGATTTTACTGTTTGGGGTTATGGTTTCTATTCTGGTTCAGATCCAACACTAAATTGGGCAACAACTGCACCAGACAATACATTAGAAATATGGTCTGATGGATTTTTAGGAACACCCGCATATGAAGGCAATTCTTTTGCAGAACTAAATGCAAATTATGCATCTACACTTTACCAACATGTAAATGGGTTGGGTGACAATAATACAATAAATTGGCATTTTGCACACAGAGGAAGATATGGTGTTGATGTTATGCAACTTTCAATCATAGATTTGGGAACAGATCAGACCTATGGTGGAGGGGATGACACAATCCTATATCAAAATACATTCAGTGCAGACGAGACTGCATGGCAGTTTCATACTGGTTCAATAGTTTCGATTGGAAATATGACAAGATTTGCATTCGAAGCAGTAAGTGCAACTGGTGGAACCACACAGGGTAATCTCATTGATTTTTGTGGATTTGGTGTCAATGCAATACCCTCACCCGGTGCTATAGGTTTACTTGCGATTGCTTCTTTAGTGAGTTCAAGAAGAAGAGTCTAAAATTTTGTTATAAAGTATCTTACAAATATAAAAAGAATCTACAATATCTGACACCGGACTTGAAATTTCTTTCTTGTCCGGTGTCATTATTGTGTTTAGAAAAATATTTGTATCCAAAACAAAAGAACTATACATTTTTTGCTTATCGGAATTTCCTTTGCCGGTTGCATATTTTTTGACTTCTGTTGGTGGGATAATTGTCAATGGTGTTCTTGTTTGATAAATTTTATACTTCAATAAACCAGTATTTTCTGCTATATGAAACACCCTACCCTGTGCTCCATAAGCGTAACCCTCAAGTGCTATCTGTTCGCAACCAGAACAAACGCGCATCACCCAATCGGATAATGTGTCGTATCTCTCACAATCTTCATTGTAGTCTTCAAATGCTTCGCCATGGATGTTTGTTAAAAATGTTTTTGCATTTCTTTTTACATCTGTTAGAAAATAAAAAGAACAATTATCAAAACAAAAAGATTTATCCGTATTGGCTACACAAATTGCCGGTCCATTTAAACTATAATCAATTCCTGCAATAATCATACTAATATTTATGCATAAAACTTTACCCACGCAACTGCGGAGATTGGAGTCTTAGCTCCCCCATCAACTTCGGGTGGTTAATCTCACAGTTGCGTGGGTCATAAATATTTATACGCCTATTTAATAAAAACATAAATATAGTTGAGGATAAACTATGAAATCATTCGCATCATTTTTAAAAGAAAGTCACCCAAAGTCAGAATTAATGAAACTGCCAACAAGCGAGTTAAGAAAACTCGGAAACACTTATTCCAAAAAAGTAAGTGTTGTTCGTGATAATGCTGTCAAGGCAAAAGAGGCAGGAAACCAAGAAAAGGCAGAAAAATTACATAAACAAGCGGATGCCCATCAAGATGAAGAGATGGACATCCGCGAGATTATTAGAAGTAGAACAAAAGGTACTAAGAAGTAATATCTACTAATTCACACTTATCGCCACTACAGGCAAAAGTTTGTGTTCCTGATGTTTTGTCTTCTTTTTCGTATTTAATCAAATCCAACCAATTCACACCGTTTGGCATTTTTGCCAAAAGTAAATCATGTTCTTCTTTTCCGCACTCTTGATAGGGTGCTTGGCGATAATTATGATCACTGTGTGGTAGGAATGAAATACCGCTAATTTCATCAAAGTGCTTGTAGACCCATGCACCAACCTCCATCCATTCATTCTCACGAACAGTGATTGTTATGCTTGGTTTATGCTCACACCAGAACCTTTGATAAGTTAACCAAAGTTGTAAATGTTCTATTGCGGTTAAATCATTTCTTGTCAGACAACCATCCGGTGATTTCATCGGGAAAGAGAAAACCATGACAGAATCGGGTTTCATTACACATGGTTCGTGTGGAAATCCAAGGTCAATCATCATTTGACATAGTGGATCTTTTCTATCTGCACGAACTGTTCTAACATAGTATTGGCTGTGTCTTGGATGAATTCCCGATGCAGCATCAACAAGTTGTGATACTGTTCCTGATGGTTTTACACAAGTAATTGCTGCTGCTTGGTTGATTCCAATCTTTTTTGCAAATTCCTTGTTGACATCTATTGCTATTTGTTTCAGTTTTACCAATCCCTTTTCTAGATTAATGACATCCGTAGTCATGTCTTCATTGTCTAATATTCCGGTTAAAGACACACCCAAGAGACATTCCTCTTCACAATTCTTTTTCCATTCGCTAGAAAGATATGGAAAGTTTGTGAGTGATGCTTGAAATGTTCCAAGAATTGTTGCTAAACGAACTTTTCGAGCAAGATCTTCGGCAGTATCTGTGGAACGAACAACAACTTCTGTTAAATTGCAAAACTCACGGTCACGAAGAATAATTTCTGAGCAAGGATTTGTTCCAAACTCATAACCAGCATCACGACGATCACCTAGTTTAGCAACAGTCTTTTTGCAAGCGTCACGATTGAAGATACCACGCTCACCACTCTTGCTCTTATAGAGAGAAACCCATTCCTCCATGAAAATGCCCATGTCTGGTTTTTCTTTGTAAGCAACTGAGTTGTTGGCCAATGCGCGTTGCGGATTGTCGTTCCACCAAGCCCCTGACTTTGCATCCCGCATCCGTTCATCAGTGAGATTACTAAGTGATATAAGTGCAGATCGTCGCACACCTCCGACCACGACAACTTCTGCAATCTTACAGACGATATCATGGCATTCGATGGAAGTGAGTTTTCTTCCTGAAGCCTTTTTAAAAGTGTCAGTTGTGAATCTAAAGAGATCTTCCAATGGCCCCGGACCGGACGCACGGCCACCAAATGTCTTAAGTCTTGCGCCAGAAGGACGAACCTTTGACATGTCCCATTTTGGAATTTGGCCTCCAATAAGTAAGGAAACAAGTTCCCTGTACGCCTTAGCCCAACCAGCCTTACTATCTTGGACAACAATAGTGGTTTCACTGTTTGTAAATTCCTCCGCAATCGTTGGAAGTTTTTCAACATATTGTCTTTCGACGGAGAAACCGACGCCGGTGCCACACATGAGTATGTATAATATTTCATCAAATGCTCGTACACGATTGACTGCAACATATGAGCAATTATACCCTGCGGTATTATCGCGGTCAAGTGCCTCTCCAGCAGTCATCAATGCTCTCATGCTAGGCATTATTTCTAAATTCAAAACTGCTGTTTCTAATTCACTTCTTAATTCTGAAGTCAATATAAAATTTTGCTTTTCTTTGAGGTGACTTTCAAAGAAATTAAAATATCGACTTACAGTTTCCTGCCATGTTTCTCTCCTCTTTTCTGTTTCAAGCCAGCGTGAGTAACGAGAAAGGTGTATAAACTCTTGATAAAGAGTTGGCAATTTAATATCATTCATTTTTTAAACTCCTGTGAAGTTGGTAAGTATATCTATAATCAAGTCGAAGAAACGGCAGTAAGAACTTTCCAAGATTCTGGATAAAGTGGGGCAATTAACTCTCCAATTGCCTTTGCATACTGCTGTATTTCCCATTGTGCGTGTGAATCAATTCTTTGGTGATAAACTCGTGCATACGCAGAAAGAGAACCAGTCCACCACCATTCTGTATATGTTCCTTGTGGAAGAACAGATCTTGCTTGTTCTGGTGCCACTCCTTTTTTCAAAAGTGTGTTATACACATCCAAAGATTCCTTTGCTATAAAATTATAAATTCTATTGCAATCGTTATATTCGATATCAATATTCATAAAATCATTTGAACCTTGTTTTGCTCCATTAGTTGGAGCGGATCTCCAACGAGGAACATAAATTTCTGGTTCATATGTAACATAGCGACGAGAAACTTCATTTTCAACAAACCCAACTTTATGCTTAAATAGCTGAGTTCTAACGAAAATTGGTGCTTTAATTCTCAATGTAATTTGTGGATGGGCGAATGGAGTCCAGTGTTTGTGTTTTGCGAGATAATTAATAAGTTTTGTATCTTTTTCACCAAGAACACCATTACCTTCATGGTCAATCTCTTCCCACTCGCTTTCTTTATTAAAAGAAACTCTTGCAGCATTTACCACACTCAAATCACTACCCATGTTATCGACAAGTTGAACAAAACCAATTCCATCAATAACAGATATTTTATTTTCATTTACTGTTTGATCCATTTTTAGAATTCTCCAATTCTTCTATTTTTTTATTTAATCTTTTTATTTCCTCTGCTGCCGAAAACAATATTTCTTGAATTTCTCGCCAAAAAGAAAACATTTGAGACATTGATCCCGATTCTATTCTTTCTAAAACAGACATCTCAGATATTCTATTTTTTAGCAATTTTGAATTTTCAACATTACAAAATTCATTAATTGGGTTTAACTTATATTCACTGTTCATCTTTTTTATCCACACTTCTGAATTCTATACCATCAACTTTTGTATAATGCTTTGCATAATCAAGAGCTCTTCTCCATAGTTCTGGATCCATTTCATTTACATATTCTGCAAACTTTAATCCAAATTCTGCAACTGCTCTCGTGACTAGATAATCATCTCTTCCTTCAGACATTGCATTTTTTCCAACTATGGAATTCCAATACTGCTTTAAGTCCACTGTAAACACAATTTTCTAGTATTGCTTCCATATATTGCCTTCCATGTTTTTTAATCACTTCATTGATATCTTTTTCTTTACAAGATGCAGGCCAAATTACAACCTTTACACCCATTTTAACAAGTTCTGAAAGAATTTCAACAGTTTGTTTGTTTCTTGGTTCATTGTCTAAAATAAAGACACCTTTTGAATATTCTTTAGCCATATCAATAAAACCACTACTACCCAAACAAGCAATTGAATTATCTATAAACATGCTGTCAATTGGGCCTTCAACAACATAAAAGGTTTTCTTCTTATTCAATTTATCTATACCATAAATTAGTTTAGTGTCTTCTGTTTTTCTTAGTGTGATATACTTTGGAACATTCTTTTTTGGTATTTTGGAAATAGTTCTTCCTTGTGCTCCAATTACATCTCCATTTTCATCACGAATAAGAATAACTATTCTTTCTTCTTTTGCTAAATCGTAATCAGTTTGAAATTGCTTTGCAAAAGCACCAAAGTCATCAGTATATCCGATATCAACAAAACGATTTTGTGGAATTTGTCTTTCATTTACAAAATTAGAAATTATTTCATTTGAAGACTGAAAATTTGATAGAGTGTCGAATTTAATTTGTTCTTTGAAAGGATACAACTGTCTTTCTTCTGGTTTCTTGTAATTGGAGTTGCCATTTTCACCAGAACGATACCTTTCCAGTGCATATTCTTTGCACAATGATAAAGAAACTTTTTCCAAAAAATTATGAAGATTGTGACCTATTCCACAGTTATGACACTTGTAAAAAAAATCATTTCCCTTTTTGTAGAAATATCCTCTTGCTTTTATTTTGCTTCTGTCGGAATCACCACACAATGGACAACGACAATTTGCAAGATTATCTTTTTTCCACTTAAACTTTTCAAGAAGTGGAGAAACCATGTTTATGTATTTTTTATCAATATAACTAGACATTATATCTTCCAAGAATCAAACTTCTTTTGTTCTCTAAAGTTTTGTTTCTTTTCCTTTGCAAAAAAGTCTTCTTCTTTCTTTTGACCGCTTTCTGCAATGTAACCTTGATCTTCTTTCTGAACATCAAATAATTTCATTTTTGCTCTATTGATTCCAACAATGAATTTTCTGTTTTTAGCCTTGTCATTGTAACGATTCTTCAACTGCTTTACCATTATTTGATTTAACTCATCCAACTCCTCGGTTGAGATTAGAGCAAACATAAAATCACAAGTTGCGGGAAGACCAAAAGATTCAGATGTGTTCTCAAGATCTACATCAGTATTTGAATATCCTGCACGATTTGTTTGTGTTGCACTAAAAATAGGAACATTATATTCAATAGCAAGACCCCGCAGTTCTTCTGCAATGGACTTTACATACTCATAAGAATTGACATTTTTTGCTCCCTTGAAGCGTGAAGATGAGCAGATGTTTAAATAATCAATAAAAATAATATCTGGTTTGAACTTTTTCTTCAACTTCAATTCATCTAGAAGAAATCTAAAGTGGTTGGCATTTGCAACACCTGTTGGATATTCCTTGATAATCAATTTACCAGTAATTCCTGCTGCGGCAGATTCAACCTTTTTCTCATAAACAGTTTTGCTAAGATCCTTGAGATCATCTAGATTTGTGTCCAAGAAATTTGCATCAATTCTTTCTGCAATTCTTTCTTCTGCCATTTCACAAGTAATGTAAAGAACACTCATGTTTTGACGCAAACAACAAGCAGCATGATGACAAAGAAACAAAGATTTACCAACACCAGTTCCGGCCATTACAATGTTTAGCGTTTTTGGAGCAATACCATCCTTTGTAATTGCGTTGAAGTATTCAAGGTCAAATGGAATCTTCTTTTCCACAATGTGATAAAAGTCATAACGCTTTGAATAATCTTCAATATAATCGTGACCAATGTTTGGATCAAAAGAAACAGCAAGAGCTTTACTCAGAATGTCTGGTATTGCTCCTGCGCTCTGCTGAGACTTTCCATCAATGATATTTACAGACTCCATTATGGCATTGTAAACTGCTTTATCTTTGCAAAAAGTTTCTGTTTCTTTGGTTAACCAATCTACATCAACTGGATCAGAATCCTTTGAAATGTCTTCAATGATTTCAGATATCTTTTTGACTTCTTCTTCACTTACAGAACGATTCTTGTCAATGATAATGAACAGTGCCTCCTTGGTGGGGAGACTATTATACTTCACAATATAGTCTTGAATTGTTTCAAAAACAAATCTTTCAGACCGATCATGAAAATAATCCTTAATTAAAAATGGAATCACTCTACGAGAGAAAGATTCATTTTTAATCAGATTGTGAAGTATAATCTGTTCTATGCTGTTCATTCATTATCCTTATTATCTTCTTCAGTCTCGGATGTACCGTAACAGAATTCTTTAACTGCTGCCTCATTAATCTTGTTAAGAAGTTCCTCTGTAAAATATTTTTCAGGTGTTTCATACATCTGCTTCTCAAAAATTTTGCTACCATTTGGAAGTTCAACTCTTCCTGCGGTTTTGCTAAGTATACCATGCTCAACTGCCAAGTCAATAAGTCCATAGTAAGGATCAAGACCTGTTTCATAGTTCAAGCGAACATCAACCATCTTATTCTCTTTGGTAAATCTTCCTTTGTTTAGACGGCAATGAATGATATTACCAACTACCTCACCATCTGCATTCTTATCCTTTTTCTTTGAAAGATAAACGATAATTGATGCAGCATACTTCAGACCAGCACCACCACCCATCTCCTTAGTAGGAACATAAGCACCAACAACATCATAGGTATGATTTGTGAAAATCATCGGAATGTGTGCAACTCCAAGCTTTACAGTGAGAACACGGAAAGTTGACTTGATAACTTGTGCTCGGGTCATATCACGAACTTCTTTACCTTCGGCAGTGTCATTCATTTCTTTCGAGGTAGACAACATTCCAAGAGAATCAAGAACCATCATTGTCTTTTTTCTCTTCTCTACTGGCATCTCAAGATACTTGTCAACAATTGTAATTGCTTGACGACGGAATTCCTCAACAGTCGATACTGGAAAGACAGCAACTCGCTTAGGATCAATTCCACGCGACCGGAACATATCGGAGGTAACTGCTTGTTCAGAATCAAAATACAGAACTACTGCTTCTGGATTGTCATTCAAAAACTTAGAAATCATTCCCATTGTGATATATGTCTTACCAGTTGCCTGTTCTCCTGCAAGTGCAATGATTTTGTTGTCTGGAAATCCTTTAAAGATATCGCCAGAAACAAGACCATTTAGAATATAGCACCCTGTGTCAACATAAGACTTAACATCACTTCCCTCTAGTCCGTCATCGACCAAAGATGCAAATTGATTACCAGACTCTTTAATAAATGTTTTTAGAAAATCGCTCATAATTTCTCCTTATGAAAATAAGCTCTCAAGTGTATTTTTCTTTTCGTAATTCCAACCAATTACATTTAGTATATTTGAAAGTGGATCAAGAAATGATTTTTCAAATTGTGTTGCGTAATCTACATATGCTTCTAAATTAAACTCCTTTGGCATAGAAGTAGAAAATGCAACAACATGATCTTCGCCCTTAACACCACCAAATGGATTTGGTTTCTTCAAATGAAAGTATTTGATTTTATCACCTTCATTGATTAGTTTGTATTTCTTTTCCAATCCATTCTTTTTTATGTGAAAGTTATAAATTAATGCCGCTTTCACATGAATTGGAGTTGACTTCTTGTAGATATAATAATTGTCTTTATACTTATCCAATCCATTTACGCTTCGTGGGAATGCAATTTTTTCTACTGGTTGAGAGAAAAACTCCAATTTAACCTTATCAGTAAATTCTATTAGAGCATCCTCATCTTTGTTTAGAATAATATCAATTGCGGTTTTGAGATGTTCTCGAATTATTTCTGGCGTAGAACTTCGTGTGGTTTCAATACCCTTAATTTTGAGTTTTGGTTTAGTATAACGAACACCTTCGCTGTCCCACACATTTAACATATAACGCTTCTTGGCAGTCCAGATTCCCTTGTCGGCAATAACTTCACGACCCATTGCCATTTTATTTTCATATGCATTCATCTTTTGAGCAAGTTCATCATACCTTTTCTTAATGAAAGGAGAAATGACATTCTCGCAGAGGTAGTCGAGTAAGGCAACAACATCTTGTGTTGACTTTTGCTTAGAGATGAACTTATCAACGAACCCAGATAAATTGAGATAAACAGAATCAGTATCTGATGCAATGACATAATCAATGTCCTTTGTTTCTAGAGTTTTGTTAACAAAAGCATTCAATTCGTTCATAATAAACTGAATCGAAAGCTGTCCCGACAGGGTAATTGCCTCTGCAATCTCTGTGCTATAGTAACGAAAAAATTCATTACCAATTGCACCATATGCAGAATTTAATTGAATCTTTTTAACCAACTGAAAGTTGTGATATTCCGAGATATCATATTCCAGTTTACGCTTAAGATCCAACAGTTGTTTGTCTGTTAGTTCACGCAAGTTCATAAATGTATTTTAACACAAACAAATATATTAGTCAACCAAACTATATTGTTTTTCTACTTTTCTTATTGATGGTCTTACTATTTGTTTTTGAATATTTTTTCTCTCAGAACTTTTCCATAATCCGGCAGTAAAACCAATATGATGTCCTGCATCATAACCTCTTTCATAAGCTATTTTATAAATTCCATAACAAACAGCAGATGTTAGAATAATTTGTGCAGTTTCAAACATTTTCGTTATCCTTTGGTATTTGACTTGTATAGTGACTCATCAGTTGAACTATTGAAATTGGTCTATAATTTAGGCCCTCAGAATCAACACCAACATCATAACGAATATAACCCTCTTTATACGGGGAAGTAACAAAACCCAATTTTCCATGGCAATGTCCATGAAGATGTATCGGACATTTTTTGTTCCATGTAGTCATCGGGTAGTGATACATGCATACATTGAATTTTTTAAGTGCCTTTGCCACATAACCACCAATATTTATTTCAAGATAGTGTTGTATTGACTTAAAATTCTTATTATTAACATGATCTGAACGAATCGAAGGATCATGATTTCCAAGCACAATGTGAACATTTTCACACTTTATGTTAGAAAAAATATTATTAATACTGGATGTCCAGTGTTTTCCCTTACCTAAAGAAATATCACCCAAATGATATAGTGTGTCTTTTTTGGAAACACAATCATTTATATTGTGAATAAGCGCCTTATTCATCTCGTTCACATTTTTAAAATATTGTTCTCTGTTTGTATAGTGAAGAATATTGTTGTGACTGAAGTGTGTGTCGCTTGTAAACCAAATCATGTACTTAGTCTACCAAAAATTTCTTGCCGGTGCTAGTGTTATTTCTTGCTTCGTCAATAATTCTTCTATCCGCCTCAGACCATCCGAGATTATATTCATCCCAATAAACATGGTTTTCTGTCACACGACCGACGGCAGCCATATTTGCTTTTCCTTCTTCACGATCTCTGTAACCATCTTTATATCCCTGACCAGGCGTGTAGTTTTGCATTTTATTCCTTTCAAATTTATTTGTTTTTGTTTCCCACCAAAAATGAATCATGTCTTTTGTTCCATTAAACCACAAAGGACAATAATCTGGAACAAATATTGAATTTAAATCACTCGCAACGCAAGTAAAAAATAAATTATTTCTACTAAAACCATAATCTAATAATATTTTTTCTACTTTTTTAAAATTATTACCAGAAAGACACCCCGAATCCAATACTATTAAATTTTCATAAGGATCTAAATGATTTGGATGTATCACTACATCAAACTCATTTGTGTATGGAATATTAATTGGTTCTATATCTAGTGGTTCATTTTTTGTTGACAACTTGTGTGCAACCAATTGAGCCATTAATCCAGAGTACTCATAACTTAGTTGCAAAATGCCAACATTTTTTGTTGTAAATTTTTGTCTAATTGTTTTACAAATATTATCAATTAACAAAAATTCCCATTCTTTATCCACAAACAAATTGTTTTTCATAAATCGGAGAAGCCAGATTTGAACTGACGACTTCCTGCTCCCAAAGCAGGCGCTCTACCAAGCTGAGCTATTCTCCGGTAATAGTATATAGTTCGCTCTTGTCCTTTCCCTCACATCTATCGCACCATCTAATCCACAAATTATTTTCAATCAATTTTTGCATTGCATCTATTTGATATTGTCTGAATTCTTTTATATGTTTATGATTTGTTTTAACCTTCTCAAGAATTTGATATTCAATATCCATAAGCCAACTTGCACAATGAAAAAATTCAGAATACCAATGAATAGCATCTTCTACTATTTCATGATACATTTTTTTCTCTTCTTCAGTCATACAAACTCCTCCGACTGGATTCGAACCAGTGACCCGAGAGTTAACAGCTCTCTGCTCTACCAACTGAGCTACAGAGGAACAATTAATTACTTATTCTTCCTTTTTGAAGTTTTTATTTTTGTTTTGGCAAATATTGCTTCGTAATTTTTATCGTATTGTTTTTTATCTACTTTACGATAAGAATCACCTTTTCCAGCAGAATGTTCTCTAGACATATTCAATATCCGGTAAAGCTTTGTTTTTGTTGAAACCCCAAAAACTGGCAATAGTATATCTAGTATTTCCTTTTAGTTCGGTAACACCGTGTCTGTGATTGCAATCGCCTAAATGCATTGCAACTGTTCCTGCTTTTGGTGTTATTTCGAAATTGTGTTCCGGGTAGTATGTTTTACCACCCTGATAATCGTCGTTTAAATAAATTACACAACCAAAATATCTTTCACCAAATCTCTTATGCTGTTCTTCATTATCAGACATATCATCACAGTGTGGAGTTTGTTTCATTCCATCAAACCAACGAACAACATCTATAGTATCTGGATATATTTTTTCTTCCAAATTATATTCACTGTGAAGTGTTGTTTGTAGTCTTAAAATAATTTTTTCACACAACTCTTTAATGTTTTTTGGCAAATCTCTATAATTTATAGTTCTTTTGTCCCAAAAATCATTTGGAATCGGTTTCCACATATCTGTGGTTTTTGCATAATTTAATAGTGTTTCACATTCACTCTTACTTAAAAATCCATTAATTGTTTTCGCTTGAAATTGTTCCATTATCTATTTCCTTTCTATGGAAGGGACACGCATTTATTGATCTTTGATGGTTTTCAAATTTTTTCTTTGAATCCATACTCTGAATACCCTTAGTATATAGGGAATGATTAGAGTTTTCACTATACTTAATTTCTTCTCTCTTTTTTGCCCAACTTCTATGTTCTTTTGCAAAATCAGAGTTTGGATCTTCTCTTTGATCTACTGCATCGAATGATTCAAGATAATATCTTGGAATTGGAAAAATTGTAGCCAGTGGTTCTCCCTTAAAAAACTGGACAGTTTCGTTGGGTTTTGTCAGTTTCCAATTCAATGTAAATGTATAAGGAAGCCAATCAGTTTCAACTATTGCCTCAAGTGCTTGCGCGCCATGCTTAAAATGATTTGTTGGACCTTTTACAAATAGGTTGTGCCCCTCGGATGTTCTAAAAATAAATCCAAGATACGAAAATGTTATTATACCATTTCCGAAGTGTGAACTTATATTATTTTTTTTGATGAAGGTATTATCTTCTTCACTTTCTACACAGAAATCAAATTTAATGGCATTTTGATTTCCAATATTTCCATTCCATGTTGCGCTAAAAGATATTGGATTTAAAATTTCCCAACCAAAACTATTTGCAACACTTAAAGGCAAGCAACGATATGCATGACCATTGTTGACATCCATCCATTCTCTTTTTTTTCCCGGTAAAGATACAATATAAGGACATTTTCCTTCGGGATTTTCTTCTAACATCCATCTAATTATAGTTTTATCTTTATTCATATCAATTATCCTATTACTTCAAAGCGGATGAAGGGACTCGAACCCTCAACAGCAAGCTTGGAAGGCTAGCACTCTACCATTGAGTTACATCCGCAATATTTAGTACGGCGAGGAACTTGCATCCATTCAACCGTATGAGGTGAGGTCTACGACCCTCGCTTACCCGTTTATTGGACCTCAAACTCTGTTTTTTCAGACAAACCGCTGGCCAGCCGATTGTCCTAGTCTGCTTAACAGACACCGTACATTTAAATAGCGCGGGTGGGACTCGAACCCACACTACACAGATTTTAAGTCTATCGACTCTGCCGATTGGTCTACCGCGCCAAAATTGCCTCGCTTGGACTCGAACCAAGAAAAAGAGATTCAAAGTCTCCTGTGATACCATTTCACCACAAGGCAGTGCCTCAGGAGGGAATCGAACCCTCATGTCCATAGGACGACAGATTTTGAATCTATTGCGTCTGCCTGTTCCGCCACCGAGGCCAAAATATCAAAGAACTTTACTACAATAATCGTACATCACAATTCCACTTGCAGTACCAACATTCAAACTTCTTACCGAACCGAGTTGTCTAATATAGACAACATCATCGCAAATGTCAAGAACTTCTTTTGGAATTCCAATTTGTTCTTGACCAAAAATTATGAGATGGTGACACTCAGAATCCCAAGTGTAGTAGTCAATTGGCAAGCAAATTCTTGTTCCATCAGTAACATTATCTACTCCTATTACTTTAACGCAGTTATAAGTCTGCTTTAGATTTTCAATTTGATTAGTGAGACTTTCAATTTCCTTTACATGCCTAAACTTAGTGTAAAGGTGTGTTCCTACTGTTCCGCGCCTGTCATATTGCTTTCGGCCATAAATCCAAACTTCTTTAGAAAGAAAGGCATTTGCGTTCCGAATAATTGTTGCAATATTAAAGTCGTTTCCAACATTACAACAGCAGACAGTAAAATTATTTCTTTTCGTATCCAGATCGGCAAGTATTGCATCATGGTTCCAATAATGGTAATGGTCAATGATGTTTCTCGTTTCCATAAAGAGAAGTATATCACGACATTTTATTTATGTCAACCAATACCTCTTTGCTTTAACTCATTATTAACTGCCTCAAGTTGTTTTTCTGCCTCAATCATTTTTGATTTGTACATTTTACGATCTTTGTACATTTCATTCATCAAATCTGGCAAAAATCCGCGGCGATTCTTTACATATGTCGTACCATTTGCGGCAGTTGATAAATCTTTTTCTTTGTTTTCCTTCAAATAACCATTTGATACTAAACCATTTTTCAAAACTCCATCTGGCGAAACTGTCCCACGCATACCATCTGCCGTAAGTGTTTCTGGAGAAATGTTATATTGCATAATCAGATGTGGATAAAGACTATTAAGATCGAAAGAAACAACCCACTTATGCATACCAACTATTGGTTCCTTTACATATGCACCAATGTATTGTTCGTCTTTTCTTGATTTCTTTTTGGAAGGAATGATAATGTTTCTTTTTGCCAGATAATTGTAAATAATAACATCCCAAGTTTTTACTTGAGAAAATACATCATTAAAATTCACTCCGGCAGAATAGGCAAGAGAAACTGCCAACTTCATCAGTTGGAGCTTATCGTCAAGCTGTTCAACCAATTTGACATCTTTGATGTTATATTCAATAAACTTTTGGAAGTTCTTTTGATAAAATTCTTGAATGCTCTCGTATTCAGTATAATCAAGTTTTTTCTCCCCCAATTCTATGTATGAAATGTAATTTAAACTATATGATTCTCTATTGACATATGTAAATGTTTGATAAAGTTCCATATAGTCCAAAGTAGCAACACCAACAATTTCAAACACAGTTTCTTCCTGACCTGTTTTCTTCCGAAGAACCTTCTTTTCCTTGATAATGTTCCAAGGCGAAAGTTTCTTCGCAATTTTTTCCCCCAAAAGCATTCTCATTCTGTTATAAAGATAAGGAATATCAAAAAATCTAACATTCCATCCACTGATGATATCTGGGCATCTTGTTGAATAGTGCTCTAAAAACTTATACAGAAGATTATCTTCATTATCAAATGTAAATACTGTTTCGTTATTTTTTGCAATATAATCACCAAGACAAAAAACAACAGGTTCTTCATTCTTTCTACTGATGGTAATTGCAAGTATTTTTTCTTCAGGTTGGTTTATCTTTGGAAAACCAACATCACAAGTAGTTTCGATATCAATATAAGCAATATCAAGAAGATCAAAATTTGGTTTTATGTCTCCATACTTGTTTCTGATAAATTGATACTCCGCCTGCATCTCACCATGTATTTCAAAGCCAGACACATCGGAGTATCTTTCTATAAATTTCATGTAATCGTCTTTGCTTTCAAATTCTACTCGCTCAAGACTTTTACCATAAATGCTTTTATACTTTGTTTCTTTGTCAGTATTTACATAAAGACATGGTTTGAAATAAATTTCATCCTTTACAGAACCCTTTTCGTTTCGTTCTCTGTAAAGAATTTTGTTACCATAAGAAAATACACTAGTATAAAAAGACATGAAAGTTATTATATCAAGATTTATTTGTTGTACCAATATTATTCTTGTCAGATTGCTCTTTATCTTTTAAATATGCGGCAAGAAGAACCATATAGTTGATTACATCAATGCAAGTGTCTTTGAACGATTCGTCCTTTATGTGCATTTTTCCTGCACGAATAAAGGAAGAAAGACGACTCATCTTATCGGTGAGTCTGACCATAAATCCTTGTTCTGTTTTGCAAATGCCCATTGCCTCTACTCTTGTAAAATTTGCAAATGGTTCTATGCCTTCGTTTCCAGCATAATCTTTATTTTTTAAACTCATTAATGCCTTTGCATCTGCACACAATTCCGAATGATAAGCCAATAATTCATCTCTTGTCATAATATTACTCCATTAAATCTTCGAGCGTTGCTCTCTTCTTTTGTATCCACTTATATTGTGTTTTTGAAAAACACCAAATATTTTCAATAAAATCTGCTGCCAAATGTTCCAACAATTCTTCCTTTTCCATCTTCTTTGGTCTTTGCTTTATCTTCATCCCAATCTGACCAATAAAATTACCACCAATTGATGTGATATAATCTACCATTTCATCACAAGTTCTATAACGCTTTCCTTTTATTGTTGGATCCATGATATTAATCATCATCATGCCACGCCAAGAAAGACAATCATATGCTCGTTTCATCACTGGTAGATAAAATTTGTTTAACCAATCGCTATAATCAGGGTAACGATGCCATGATTGATTTTCTTCTTTCTCCCCTCCCTTATTGTAAAGTTCAGTGGAGTAGTATGGAGGAGATGTAAAAACGCAATCCATTTCTGCTTGATCAAATACATTGCTATCTTCGGCAGGAAGATTTTGCATATAGACAGTTTTTATTCCTTCATATAACCATGTGTTTTCGTCAATTTGTTGAAAGAAAGATTTAGAGTTTCCTAAAAAACTTTCATATGCAATTATCTGTTGCTTATACAATTCAAATGACTGGGGATTCGGATCACATCCGTAATAATGTGTAGCATTTGACGCATAAAACCCAGCCAAACGATCTCCCCACCCCATGCTTAAATCCAAAACATGTTTTGAATCTCTCAAATCATAAACGACTGTTGCAACATGTGGTTTGAATTGTGTTGCAACATATGCGCCTAAACGAAAAGACCCACGAATGTTTGTTTCATTAATTGTGGTTGTACCCATTCTCCAAAAAATCCAGTTCATTTTCATCAAAAGATCATAATCATTCCATATATCAATTGGTGAAGCAAATCCATAAGATGGGCAAGACAATCTGTTTTCTTGTTGAAAATAATTACTAATGTCATTATAATAATGACCACCTTCAATCAAAAACAAACCATGTTTTGAGTAAGGATATTTGTAATCATTATATTTCTCTACTACTTTATCTTTGTCCGGCGTTATGATGTAGTGAGATAAATCTTCTTTGGATAGAGATTTAAATTTATTTTTTACCGTGGATAATTCAATTTTTCTAAATGGAAATTTTGGTTTATGATTAATAATATACCAAGCAAGACTCTCTTTAATTTCTTGCTTGGTATAGTCTGTATTTAAAGCTTTCCATTTATCCGTAGATAGATCAGGAACTCCATCTACATTTGCGGAATCAGAAAACTCTTTTACTATTTTTTCTATATTATTCATTGAACGCCTGTGCTACCAAAACCACCAACTCTGTCGGTTTTTTGGGTTGGCGCAGTATAGCATTCTTCAATCGTATAGTCAAGACTTTTCACTAATTCTCCTTGAGCAATACGATCTCCGTGATTTATGACAAAATCCAAATTTGAAGTATTGAATAATATAATTTTTAATTCATCTGTGTAATCTGAATCAATAATTCCTTCAGCATTTAAAAGTGTAATTCCCTTTTTATATGCCAAACCAGATCTTGGGTGAACTCTAACCGAGTGACCAACTGGAATATCTAAAATTAGTCCAGTTGGAATCGCCATAGAATGGTGTGCTGGTATAAAATGATTTCCGTGTGCAGAAATGTCAAAGCAAGCAGATTGCTCTGTTGCAAATCTTGGAAAAACTGCATTTTCTTGAATTCGATATATTTTTAACATGACAAAAAGTATAACACGAAATTAAAAAATGTCAAGTAATTTCCATCACAGAAACGACAACATGTGTTCCAAAGGTGTATCCAGAAGTATATCTTAATGTATTTCCAGATTCAAGTGCTAATGGTGCATCTAGTGCTTGAAAACTTGTTCTTGATGGAAGTTGAGCTCCAGTTATTAATGAATAAGCAGTTGCTCCTTTTATAAGTTCCAATGTAACATAATTTGTATTGTTCACATCAGTATTACTTATATTAATAGAATTAACAAGTGCAGTTCCAACGACTCCATTGTAAACTGTGGTTGCGGCGGTAACACCAACTATAGTACCAACACTTTTATATGTTTCAGGCATAAGGATATCCTTCTTCTATATTTATTTGTAATTCTGGAAGGTTAAAAAATACTCTGGCTGAAGATTCTGTGTCAAACCAATACCATCCACCTATTGGATAGATGTAGTTATCCTTTTCTTCTTTAAATAAACTATAACTTCCGGCCAAAACATAATTTGGTCCGTGTAATAAGTCTCCGTTATCGTTTTTATAAAATCCTGGTCCTCTATCCATATTTTACCCCGATACTGCCCATCCTTTTGCTATTGCAATCATAGTATCATCTGCTGCGGTTCCCCAATTTCCAGTTACAGTAATAGTACGCACACCAGCACCAGAAGCACCAACAACAGCTAAACTTCTATAAATATCATTTAAGGCTGTAGCACCAAGAGAACAAGCTTCAAATGAAACATTTGCTCCGGTAAATCCTGTTAATCCACATGAACTTAAGTTCCAATTTTGATAAAACATTCTAGTAGTAGTAGCCGTTCCACCATAATTGTTTGCATTATTTGAAATAGTCATTGTTGGAATTTCCTTAATTGCACGACAATTATAAAACATTCCTGTTAAGTTTGTGCAATTTGAAATATTTGTAATAGTGGGACAATTTGTTAATGAATAGCACTCATAGAACATTTCTGAACAGTTTGTAAGAGTTGCACCAGTAACAAATGTATTGGGTACTCTTTCTAAAGTTCTAGTAAATCTAAACATGTTATCAGTTCTTGTTGCTTGGGGCATGTTAAATGTAAGGCCCCATGCATCATCAAATTTTCGAGCACCAGTAACAGAAAACATACTAGAAAAATCTGTTCCTTTACTTGTATCGAAGTAAGGTATAACATCTATTGCTCTAGTTCCATTAAACATTGCTGAAAAATTAGTTACATTGGAGGTGTTTATTATTTTAGGTAATTTTCTTAAATTATTGCAATTTTGAAACAAAGCATTTAAAGCTGTTGCATTTTGAGCATTAATTTCTCCCGGTATTGTTTCTATAGAAAAACAACCAGCAAACAATCCAGCCATATTTGAACCTGTAACTTTTGATGTGTCGATTGCTGGTATTCTTTTTAACATTGTACAATCTTGAAACAACTGTGTCATTGAAGTTGCCTTGCTTGTGTTAAATGTTCCGGGAACTCTTTTTAAAGCTGTACACAAATAGAACATAAATGCTAAAACTGTAGCATTTCCAGTTTCACATATAGTTGGTGGTATCCATTCTAAGCTGTGACAACTGTGAAACAAACTCTGAAAATCTGTACAATTTCTAGTTGAAGGAAATGCACTTATAATTTTAAGATTATTGCAACCAATAAAAGATGCACCTATTGAAGTTAAACTTGAATTTCCGATCCATCTAAAATGTTCCAATAATCTAGAAGCTGATCTGTTGTTAAATGTTGTATCTGAAATTGTAATTGGTCCGGTCATAAATGGTGCGGACATTATTATTTCAAGATATCCATTAGAATAATAACTTTGTAATCCTGACTGTGGATGTTTTACTGCCAAATTTAATTGACCGTTGAATGTAGCTCCAGCCTGTGGTGTAATAACGATGTTTAAAGTCTTATATCCTCTAAAAACATCACTGGTAAGACCAGCATAGGTAGTTTTATCATAATTTTTTGATGCAGTATTAAGTGAAGTAAAAGCTCCTGTAGTACCGTCACCCCAATCTACTGCAAAATTTCCACTCATTGTAAATGCAGTAAAATTATTATCCGTGTTATACACTGCATTTGTGATTACAATTTTTTGTTCACCCTCAGAAACACTTGGTCCTTGTCTCCACTGTGACGGTCTAACCCAAGTAGTTTCGGCACTATAATCGTTTACAAGATACTTTTTATTTAAACTAACTACACCTGTTACATCATCGTGAGCAGTATAATCTCCAATATAACCATTATTTAAGCGATTTGACCTTGTTCTCATAAAAACCAACTCCTAGCATTGTTTGTCACTCTGATTGAATTTGCAGTTTCATAAAATCCATTATTAGAACTTATTGTACTAAAATCACTTATTACTGAAGCATTACCATATAAATTACCATTGCTTGCATCATAACCAATAAAATAACCGCTATTATAACCATCCGGATCACCTATAGTTATGACACCAAAAGGATTGCTTAATTGTAATTCACTTGTAGCATTTCTAAGATAAATAAAAGTTGAATTTCCAAGTGCAGTGTAATCACCCATTGCAACTCTGGAATCTACTCTGGCTGTATCTATTTCCAATGCAGATTTGTTAGATTGTATGCCACCAACATTAAGATTGTTTGATAAATTTATAGTAACATCACTATTAAATGTAATGCCACCAGATGCAGAGATTCCTGCATTAAATCTTACAAGTGAACTGAAGGTTGCACCAGCAGCACTAATACCACTGGGAAAGTTTGTAAGAGCACTAAAAGTATTTGTTCCTGTAAAAATTTGTGTGCCTGCAAGTCCTGCTAGGGTTGTGCTGTAATCTGGAAGAGATACGGTTATTGTGCTTGCTGGTGCAATAGTTGGTTGAAAAAATACCTCTCCACCAGACAGATCATTATAAAAGTATAACCTGTTAAATTCTCCCTGAAATGATACTTCGTTGAAGGAAGAGGAATCCACAATTGCCAGAACAGCATTTGCTGCGCTTATTGTTTGACTTGCATTAAAAAAATTGTCTACATTAGTTCTAGCAACATTCGTAATGGCACCAGTGCTACCATTAATGCTCAAAACACCAGTATTGCTGAAGGTCATTGTCTGACCAGAAACACTCAGACCGATTCCACTGCCGTTGGTGATTCCTACTGCACCAGTTAAACCACGGACACTATTAACACCGACAATTGCACCCGTCAGACCATTAAAAGAACTAACCACATTTTTTGTAAGTGCTATTGTACCATTTTCGTTTGGAAAAGTAATTGTGCTCGGATTTGGTCCTGGAGAAGGAACCCAGTATTGACTTGTGCTCGAAAGATCATTATACCATTCTAATTGACTTGAATATGCTGTAAATATATTTGCGTTTGCGTCGTTTATTGATAATACTCTTCCTAAACCTTCTATAGTCTGACTAGCAGTAAAAGTATTTGCAACATTTGTACGGGCAACATATGTAATCGCACCAGTGCCACCGTCAATACTCAAAACTCCGGTGTTGCTAAAGGTCATTGTTTGACCAGAAACACTCAGACCTATTCCACTGCCGTTGGTGATTCCTACGGCACCAGTTAATCCACGGATACTGGAAACACCCGTGATTGTTCCGGTAGATCCATTAAAACTTTGAACACCAGTATTTGTTATAGTCACAGCACCTGTTGCACCAGAAACACTAATACCAGATCCGGCCGCGGCCGCCGAAACACCCTGAACAGCACCAGTACGACCATTGTAGGATGTAACAGAAACATGAGAGGAATTTGTATTTTCCCATTGTGATGTTGCACTGTTGTATATTATTATTTGATCATCCTGTACGCCCGTAATTACGACATCAGTTAAATCATCGAATTTAGTTGCAACAGAACCACCGCCACTAATTGTGCTTCTAAAAGCACCGGCTTGTAGTATTAAAGCATCATTCGTGTTTGTCAAATCGGTAGCACCGGATTTGACTATTAATGTTGCAACGAAAATTGCATTTGTTCTTGTATTTTCAATTTCTGTAAAATCTTCAAAATTAATATTTGCTGCTGCTTCGGCCAAACTTGTATATTGTGCTCTTCCGTAATATACACCCAAAAGACTTGGTGTATTTGGGTAATAAAATATTCTTTGAATACTATATTTACCACCAGGCAGCGATTGAAGTGTTCCGCTTCCATCATCATAATTTGTAGGATCAATTGCAGTTTGATTTGGTACGGTGATAAATGTTCCAGCAGTAGCACCACGATAGTAACGATAGAAAATACAATCAGTATATGCACCATCCGAAACCACACTCGGATTATTTGTGTCATTGATCCAGTTTCTTCCAAGACTGAAAGCCGTACCTGAAGTCCTGTTTAATTTCAGATTTGCTCCGTTTGGTTGTATGGTATGACCAGATCCCTTTACTGGTCCAAAAATACGAATAAATTGTTCATACTGTTTGTCTGTTGCATATGCAACATTTGGATTTGTTCTTGCAAGATTAATAAAAGTTCTTGACGGGTGAACCAGCTGTCCTATGATTATATTTTCTTCTAATTGATTATCAGTATAGTACGATGATCTTTGTTGCACAGTACCAGACGAGTCTATGTAAATCCAAGTTGTATCCGAAGAAGAAAGGTATTGTAAAGTAATTCCAGTTTGTGCTGGCCATGTAACATATTGATATGTTGGTTGTGGATCTGCTGTGTATGTAGATCCAGAACTATGAATTTGACCACTACCAGATGTAATATCAAAAGCAGCACTATTTCCTGCATTTATTGTAATAATGCCACCGTGCAAAAGACCAGTTGCAAGACTAGATGCATAAATGCTTCCAGAAACACCATAAACCACACCAGCATGTAAATCACTGGTTGCACCATCAATTACATCTATTGTATATGTTGGTCCTGCTGGAGCCTGACCAGTTATTGTTATTGCAATCTGATTTCCAGCAGAAATTCCGATAATATCGTCTAATGCCGCCCAACCGTATCCATCATATATCCAACCTTTACCCAACACATTAAAGGTTGCTCCAGTTGATGGATTGGAAGGAAAATTGGACATATTATGAAATACTTATTCTTTCTGGTAAAGCAAGTCTCAGAGTGTAGTATGTGCTTTGTGCTTCAATTAAATTAATAGTACCCGGATCTAATACCGGCATCTCAAAGTAGAAATATGCGCTGTAAAATATGATATCGTCCATTTTATGCCTGTGTCAGCAATGCCCTGACGGTGACTCCGCTGTAGCCGAAGTTGGTTGCGGTATAGCGAATGTAATTTCCGATTGCATCCGCAGAAGAACTCCACGACAACCAGTTGGTTCCATCCGTGGAATACTGCCATGTTCCGTAGGAAGAGTTCGTCACGGTATCGTTCAGCAACTCGTTGTTTGTCGTTGCATCATAGAGCCGAATGCGAAGGTTCGGGATGTTCGATCCCCATGCTGCGACCTGTCTCCATGCGAATATCTTGCTTGCCGTGGATGACTTCGCCAAGGAAGGCTGATAGTGCGAATCCTGCGAGTTGTCCTCGTATGTTGCTGCTATGGAGTAGATGCGTGTTGGAGCGCAAATCTCGCCCAAAATGTCAAATGCAATCTTGAATTGAATGTAGTCGCCCACCGCAGCAGCGTCCAAGTCCGCTCCAACGGGAACTTCCGTCCACGCACCGCTATTGTCGTCTATGCCGCTTGTGCGATACCACAACTTGTAGGACTCAACGGGGAATCCAAGCCCGTAATCTCCTGCGTATTCCATGTGGTCAACATAGGCGTGATACAGTTTGGTCGCACCCGTGGTTGCAAGTTTGGGTGTGATGATGTGTTGGTTTGTTGTGCTGTTGTAGTAAGCATCCGTACCAAAGGGGAACACATATAACCAGTTTTGTCCCGAGGTAGTTGAGTTTGGAATAACAAACATCCATCCGTCTTCTGTCCAAAGTGTAAGCGTAGTCTGCGGAAACAACCCATCACTTGCACCACTTGGTGTTGTGGTAAGTTTTAATCTGTTAAGGTTTGCACCAATATATTTTTCAAACTGACTTCCATCAGTTGTATATGGCGTAATATAAACACCAAAACGACCACTCGCGTTTGTGACAAACAAACGATCAATTGTGGAGGAATAATCCACCTGAGACATATTACTAAGAGCAGTGTATGTAACGCTACCTCCAGGTGGAACTTCAAGCATTGCATCCACAAGCCAGTTTACAGAACCATCGGTTATGTTTGCGTCAGGAACACGATATACTCTCGTTGTTGTCACAAACCACAAAGACTTTACTCCTGACGCAGAGCCGTGGTTTACTGTAAATATTCTTCCAGAATTTACCTGTGAAGGTGTTCCCGTAACCGCTTGTGTTGTGGTAGATAGCACATATGCACTTGTTGAAGTTCCTGCGGTTATAAACGATCCCATTGCACCAACAGTAAGTGCTGCTCGTAGATTATACTCTGTTATAGAACAAGCCGTGCCATATGTAGAAACCATGTAGATGCTGTGGTCTGTTTTGCTGACCTCATCATCTATTGCCAAAGTTGCGCTTACATTTTTTGCATGGGAGTGCAGAGTATGAGTTCCGCTCTGAGAACCGCTTGTATTGATTGCCGTGCCGTTGAGTGTCGTTGAGAGATTAAATGTGTTTGTGGATGCGTTGATAACGAAATATGGAGTTGCAGCAGTAGTAGGTGATGCAGTCAAGTTTGTTGGCAATGCACCAGTTGTCGTGAGAATTACGACATCGCCATTTCTCAATCCGTGGCTGTTGCAAGTCACTACTGCGGGTGAAGCAATCGTAACCGTAAATGTCTGTATATCATCTCCGTTGATTCTTGCATCGGTCAGGAGATACGAGGCACGAATGTTGTCTACGGTTGTTGCCTCTGGGATGTTAGTTCCACCGTTTGTAAATGTGCTATAGTTTAATCCCTTGATGTAATGCAAACCGCTGTTGAGAACTACAGTACCCGTACCTGATTGAGTGCAGGCAAGAGCAATGCGAATCTCCTCTATGGCATACGAAGTTCCTGCTGAAAGTGTTACGGGTGCATTTATCGTTAGAGTGGTGTTATCCGTGATTGCCGTGATTTCATACCATGTAGTAACTGCGGTTGGATCGGTGGTTCCAAAACCGATTCTTGCTCCCACAGCAATTCGTTCATCCGTAAACCCCGTTCCAGATCCTGAAATTGTGGTGGATGAACCGCTTGTTGAAACTGTTCCTGTTGTGTGCTTGTAGACCATTGCTCGTAAAGAACGAACAGTCTTGCTACCCGAAACTGTAGTTCCGAGTAGCGTGATGAACCCCTTGTATGTCAGGGTTGAATTTGTTGAGTTGAATTCGGTAAGGGCAATAGTTCTCGTAGCGGCGGCAGTAGCATTTGATGCCGTGAATACCCAATAAATGTTGTCAGACCATTTATACACAAACGGGTATGCTTGTGTACCTGAAGTAAACACTTCGGGGATGTTGACAATAGTAGATGGTTTTGCGGAGATGTACTTGTCTTCGTAGTTTGATCCCGTGGCTTGACGCAACAAAGAAGAAATTAATGTTTTTGTTGAATCATATCCAGCAGTAACGCCTACAGCTGGAAGCCCACCAGTAAATCCTGCTGTCAAACCTGTAAAATGATGTTCTACCGCTGATCTCATAAAGTTCTCCGTATTTTAATGAATAAACCTACTTTTTCTATGCCTGTGTTACTATTTATCACAAAATCAATCATATCTCCACCAGATATACCAGACCAAAGTGTTACTCCGGTGTTTGAATTTTTTAATTGAGATGACAAATTTGGATAATCTCCTCCGACTATAGAAGAAGTTGATGGATAATTATTAAACGAAGATTTTTTAATATCGAATTGTATTGATCCAGTTTGTCCTGCCAAAATGTACCATTCCAATATAGAGCAATCATATGGTATTTGCTTATAACCCTTATTACCTGTAGATATTTCATCCGGTGTTCCATCAATAAAAAGTGTTATATTATCTTCTGTCGGACCAGTTGCACCAGTGGTTCCTTGAGGTCCCTGAATACCCTGTGATCCAGTAGCACCTGTTGATCCTGTATTTCCCTGTATGCCTTGAGAACCAGTAGCACCTGTTGGTCCTGTATTTCCCTGTATGCCTTGAGAACCAGTAGCACCAGTAGGACCAGTTGGTCCAATAGAACCAACTACATAACCAGCATTTCCATTTAAAATAACATCTGGACTAAAATTTTGTATTTGATATTCCAAATAACCATCAAGTATTGAAAAATTTAAAACAGACGAACCAGTTGTTCCGCGAGAACCAGTAGCACCAGTAGTTCCTTGAGGTCCCTGAATACCCTGTGATCCAGTAGCACCTGTTGGTCCTGTATTTCCCTGTATACCTTGAGAACCAGTAGCACCAGTTGCGCCCGTAGAACCAGTTGGTCCTTGAATTCCTTGAACACCTTGAGAACCAGTAGCACCAGTTGCACCAGTTGCGCCTGTAGCACCAACAATTGTATCTGCTGAAGAAAGAGTAGTTCCATCTGCAAAAGTTATCAAAGAACCAACAGTTAGTGTATCGGTGTTGACAGCAGAAGTATCCAAAAGCTCCAAATAAATGTTTTTTACCCAACTTAGTTGATATATTCCGTTATTTTTATTAGTCAATGACAAATAACTGTTTACTGGACCGCAAAGACCGGAAGGAAATACATATACCGATCCACTTGTATCATCAATGATCTCTGGAGCAACAAAACTGATAAAATTATTACCATATGTTGATTTTTCATATAACTTTATTCCAGACCTATTTTTAAATTCAACATAAGAAGCAGTTTTACCAGATCCAGCAGGCGCAGATTCTTGCCATGTTAAATTACTAGAACCACCGAAAGCACCATTGTTGTTAAATTGTATTTGTGTGTTATTTCCACCGGGAACACCAGATCCACCAGAAGAACCTATTATGATGTCATTTCCAGAACTTGTAATTATTACATTTGTTCCGGCACTTATACCAATAATTCCAGTTAATCCATTCAATGATATGACATAATCACCAACAGGACCAGTTGGTCCAGTTGCACCAGTATTACCAGTTGCTCCGGCAATTCCGGCCGGACCTGCTGCGCCAGGAATAGAAGGACCAAGGGGAGTTGCAACCAAAACAGTAGTTTTCTCTGTTGTTGCAATTATATTCGTTGAATTAACGAAGGGAGTTACAGTTATCTCTGCGGATTGAGCAGGATTTACTATAATATTATTTACGCTATTTCCTGCGTATTCTATTTTAGTTGATTGTAATGAAGATGGAATTAAATTATTAACATTAGTACCAGAAGCACTTACTTCGCTCTGATTTCTAAATGTTGTAATAATTAATAAAACATTATCATTTGAGTTTGACATCTTTTATCTTGTGATTTCTCTTGATACCTCAAATGATCCTTCCACCAATCTATATGTTTCACCTACGCTATTTGTAATTTCAAAATCATAAAAATGTTTACCAGCTGGAATATTTTTCATTGTAGTTTTATCGACTCTGAACATTATTCCACCAGTATAACCAACTGTTCCATTTGTTGATGTATTGAAACTAATACCACCAATTCCAGCAACACCATCAACTCCAATAGTAAATTCTCCAGTAGAACCTCCGCCAGTGACACCTAAATGTGTAAGAAACAAAACAGCCTGAGAATCTTTTTCTGATCTTCTGACTTGCATTTCTCCAGTAAAGGTGCTCAAATCTATACCAGTGCCACCTTTATATTTGTAATCTAGATGTAACTTAAAAGTTGAACCCTGTTCTGCATAAATGTCATATTTTGATGCTGGCATTTGTATCTCCCTATAGACATATTTATGCTTTTATTCTCTTCTTAAATGTTTTCTTTTTGATAGGAGATGGTTGATTTTTCTGTGGGTTTTCCAACAATCCCTGTTCTACCATTTGATCTATTACTTTTTGATACTGTTCAAAGTTCTTTTGAATTCTTGGTAACTCGTCTGGGGGTATTTTTCCACTCTTTAACAATTTTTCCGTTGCTATGTAACCGACCATAGGATGTCCAGCATAAAATGCCGTAGCAGAAATTTCATCCAAAATACCAAAATTGTATACTATGTCAGGAACAAACAATATGTCTTGTTCCGGGAAAGGTATATCCATTGCCGCTTTAGCAAACATATAAGCTAAAACTGGCATATTAAATTTTTGTCTATAAACCTGAGCAATATGATAAAGTGGTTCTGCTCTTGTTGGACGATAATTGTACGCATCTAAAAATGTCTGTTGAACTTCCGGCCATGGTTTATTCTGAAGTGCTTTTGCTATTGCAACTCTATAAATTGAATAATAGACTTCTTCGGCCCATCCACCCATTTCTGCTCTTTTAATATACGCTGTTTCTGCTTTGTCATATTGTTGAGAGTCAAAATAACTTTGTGCAAGATAGAATTGATATCTTGAATTTGTTGGTTCATCAACTAATGCTTTTTCCAGAACTTCAGCATCTTTCTTGTATTTCTCTATTGGTGTTATATCTTTGTTTCTTGCTCCAAGAGTACGAGCAACCACTCTATAGTTTCCCTCTAATTTTTGTACTATTGGATTTTGCTTTTCACATGCAGCATATTCGTGAAGAACACCAACATAACTCCACTTAGCATCTAAACGAAATATTTGATTTCTCCACCAAGAAAATTCTGGTCTACCCATGCGAACTGCATACGCATCAGAAGTCATGTTTTTTGGAATAACCAAATTTCCATCAACATAATCATCAGCATCTATGACAAAAGCATATTCTGCTTTACCTTCACATAATTTAAATGCTTCGGTTCTATTATGACCAAAACCTTTCCATTCTCTTTCGTGTAGTTCTCCGGGTATTCCTTTTTCTTGAAAAAAGGTTTTAATTATTTCTTGAGTACCGTCAGTAGAACCAGTGTCACAAATAACCCAATAGTCTACGATATTTGCAACAGAATTCAGACACTCACGAATAATGTGAGATTCATTTTTCACGATCATGCATAATGCTAGTTTTTTCATATTTTTATTTATCCTTTAAGTCTATACTATTTATTTATGACTTAAGTTTCCACATGGTGTCCCATTCTATATGTTTGAACAATTCTTCTGTATTGTTTTTATCAACATAATTAATGTCTGCCATAAAAAAATCTATTTCATAGTTTTCATTTAATAATTCTTTGAATTTAGAAAAAGAATTATCCAATCCATTATAAATTTCAAACCCATCTCTATGTGTTTCGCAAAATAGATTTTTTATTTTTCTTTCCTTTAATAAAGGTTCCATAGTTTTTAATATAGTATAATCACTTCCCTGACAATCTGTTACTAGTAAATCTATTTCTTTTATATTATTTTGTTCACAGAAATCGTAAAGATTAATTATATTGACATCTACTTGTTTAAAAGCTGGTTTACCCCCAGAATGACCACCGACTTCATTTTGATTATTCATGTTCACATCTGCAAGAGAACTAGAAACTCTATTTTCTGTTACATACAGAGTTTTAGTCCCCGATTGATCTGAACATCCAGCATTTATAGTATTAATATTTAAAAAATTTTTAAAATTTTCTTTTAATATTTTGTAGATTTCTGGATCTGGCTCAAATGCATAAATTTTATCAAACCTTATAGAAGAATTCATAAGTGTATTATATAAACCGTAGCCAGCATTTGCCCCAACATAAACTAAAGTTTTCATTGAAATTACCTTTTAAATATTATATTTGTATCATTATTCCAATAATGCTCAAATCCCCTATTAGCAAAATTATTTTTTAGCTCTTGTATTTTATTATCATGTTCTACACACACAAATTTTGTATTTAAAATATCATAATCAATTATTGTTGACAAATATGCTGACTGTCCCTCAACATCAATGTTTATAAAATCTACATTTTGTGGTAAAATTTTTTGCAAAGTTTTAAAAGTTATCATTGATGTATACATTTTCTTAAATGCGTGGCCACCAGATTTCCACATATTCATAAAATTTTGATCTGTTGTAGAAACAGCGTCGGCTATGCTATTATAAAACTCAACAAAATCATCTTTATCTCCAATAAGTGCATGAACTATTGAAATATCATTATTGTCCTTATATACATCAATGAATCTGCTAATAGCATACGAGCAACCATCAACATAACACCCCTTCCACCCCCTTTCTACTAAAAATCTAGTGTTTGAAAAGGTGTAAGGACAATATGAACCAATTTCAAGAAAATAACCAGATTTTGGTAGTATTTTTTGCAATTCTAAATCTTCTGTTTGCTGTGAATAACCACCATGACTATTTCTAAAGGTTTTTGTGACATCAGAACTCATTATATTTTCTCCATTCTAAAGGATAATCTGTACAAATACCATAAACTTTTGGTATTTCTTTTTTAATATTTTTGACTACAGTTACTCCACATTCAATATATTTATCTGGATAACACCACGGTATACCAAAACTAGTTAAAGTTAAATCATCTTTTTGATGCCAAAACCAATTAAATTTTATTTTATTTTTTAGGAAAAAGCAAACAGAATCTATATTTTTTAAGTGTAACCATAGTTTGTTTTTATTTTTTATTAAATATTCAATATCAATTTTTTCTTCTGGTAAATCGTGACCAAGAAAAATTTGATTTTTATGATAATGAATATCTACTTCTACATCAAAATTTAATAGTAAACATTCATTAATTGCCCATTTTTTATTTTCTCTATTTAAATCTATACCAGAAAGATTTCCTCTATGCGAAATAATTTTCATAAAGTAGTTTGTATTTCTGTAATTATTTTTTTAATGTTTATTTTTTTTGCATCTTCATATTCTTCTTCTAAGGAATAATTTGTTAATTTTCTTTGTGAATTTATTATTTCACTATCTTTATTAAAATTACTACTAATACTATTCGAATGATTTCTATGGTAGAAGATAGAATCATTACTTTTTTTACCTACTAATTTGTGACAAAAAACAAAATGAACTTCTTCGTAAATTCTAGAGGATTCATTCAATACATCCATTATACCTGTTTTTAAGAATTTATCTTTATTCATCATAGAAGAATGAGAAAAAGCGTATGATTGTGGTTGTGTTATTGTGTGCTTATTCAATTCTGTGTAACAAGCAGCATCACTAGAAACTACAGAATCCTCTTCGTTTATTACATAAACTGAAGACCAAGACAAATCATAATTATTATTTTCCATGAAAGAAATTTGAGTTTGTATTTTATTTTCATGCCAAATATCATCATAGTGACAAAATGCAATATATTTTGAATCACTATTAACCCATTGATCAAATATTTTTTTCCATATACTACCTTTTCTGAAAAAATAAAATGGATCATACCATTTAATAAAGCAATTAGTAGATTCTAAATAATTTTTTATTTCTTCTGAAACATTCTCATCACATGCAAACATAATATCATAAGAATAATTTGTTTTTTGATTCTTAATAGAATCTACACATTTTTTAAGATGTCTCAATACAGGAGTTCCTGGCGTAGAAACTCCCAAAGGTATTGCAATTGTTAAATCTTTCATTCTTTAACTTTCAAATAATAGTTTAAGTCTTCCGGAGTTCCTATTCCATACATTTTGTTTACATAGAATGGAATTAATTTTTTATTTTTAGTTATTAATTCATTGTATACTGGTGCAATATAAAATTCATTATTGACTCTTATATTTTTTTGTATCATTTCTTCAGCACATGAAACAAAATCAGATCCCCTACGATACCAATAAATTCCACAAGTTGCTATATTTGAAATTGGATTTTTTTCTGCAACTTTAGTTACTATCCCAAAAGAATCTAATTCAACAAAAGACCATTTTGGATGAACCGCATTAAAACAAAAAACTATGCCATCTACTGAAGAAAAAGTTTTTAAATAACTGAAATTTAAGGAAGAATATTCTATAATTTGATCTGAATTTGCAATTAATAAATCTTCTTCATTGTTAATAAATTGTTTAGCCAACAAAGCGGTACATGCAGCACCTTCTGTTAAAGAATTTACTTCAATTATTTCAAAATTTCCATTAGTAATTCTATCTAAAGTTGAATAAAGACCTTTATATTTTTCTAAATGCTCTTTTCTTGCCAAAAAAATGTACTTAGCATCAAATTTTAAGTTTTCAACCACTTGTTGAATCATTGGTTTACCGGAAACATCAATTAAAGGTTTTGGAAAGGTATAACCTTCTTTTGCAAATCTACTGCCTTCGCCGGCCATTGGTATTAATATATTCATTGTTTAACTCCATTTATAAATTTTTTAATACTTTCGAAATTAACTTCTTTTGTATTTTTAACAATTAATAAATTTTTAATATTTGCATTCATTGCAGATTTTACTCCAATATCAGAATCCTCTACACAAAAAACATCATTTGGAGTAGTTTTCATAATCTCCATTGCATATATGTAACAATCTGGATGTGGTTTGTTTCTTTTTACATTTTCGTTTGTAACCAATAAATCAATATAATCATATTGACCAGTAATTTTAAGCATTTTTAATGCTGTTTCCTTTATTGAATTTGTAACACAAGATATTTGAAAATTATTTTGCTTTAAAAACCTATGTAGTTCTATTTTTTCTTCCATTACTTTACCAAAATTTTCAATTACATCTAAAGTGTGTTTTTGTTTTAGACGATTTATTTCTTCTGCTTCTTTTTTGTCTATTTTTAGCATTTCCAATTTGATTTTTGTAGGTAAACCATTAAAAGTTTTATAATGATCTTCCCTAGAAATTGGTTTTTTATTGTATTCAACTAAAGCTCTATTTAAAGACTCATAGTGCCAGTCACATGCATCGACTAAAACTCCATCTAAATCAAAAATAATATTATTTTTCATTATTTGTTACCATTATATCCATCATTGTGGTGTAACCACAAATACAAACTTTCTTTAGAAACATCATTTGGGACTCCATCCATTAAACTTTGCATCCAATTATTCCCATATTTTTCGCAAAAACCTTGATGCATGTTATTTCTTGCTATATTTGCAAATTCGTTTACATTTAATTTTTCTTTTGTTTTTTCTTTATTTTTATAAGATGTAAATGGATCATGAAAAATACCAACTTTATCTGTTATATAAGTACGAAAACCATTCAAATGTAACTGATATGGCATATCATAATCTAGTCCCCATCCATAATAAAACCTATTATCTAAAAAATTTTCACCACATACATTCCATGCCTTTGCTGATATCATGGGACATACTATTTCAGAAAAACTTTCTTTTCTTGTTAAATCTTCTGAAAGTTTTCCCAGTCTCATATGAGGAAAATAAATATTACTCTGATAGGGATGTATTTGACCACAATCTGGTTTATTTTTCATTTCCTCGTAAAGAATAGAAATTAAATCTTTGTCATCTATAAATTTTGCGTCATTTACAAATAACATATATGCAGAATATTCTTTTTTATTATTGTATTTATTTACTGCATCTGCGTATTGCTTTAAAAGATTAAATCCTCTAGTCATTCTACAACCATCTTTAACCCACATAGTTGCATATTTTGAACAATTTGTAATCTCTGAACCAGTTTCTACTACATGTAGATCATAGTCTATATTTTTTGTTCTTGAAACTATCGAATCACACAAAGAATCTGTCAGTTCTGGAAAATTATGGCTTACAACTAAAACACAAATTTTATCACTCATTTTGTATATCTTTCGTTTTCAAAATCAACATAATAATGCACAAAATCTTTAGTTTCTTTTTTTACTGTTTTGTACTTTATCGTAGAAAGACCATCAAAATTCATTGTGGTATTCATGCTTCCTCTTTGAATATCGAACCAAAGAGTTTCATTTTCTTTTGTTGCAGAAGAAACTGGTTCATGGTGTAAAGATGTATATCTTGCAAATCTTCTTTGCGGACTTAAACCAGAAACAACACATCTATGACGCAAATCATCATCTTCTGCACCATATCCTGCATAAAAATTAGAAAATCCGTTTATTTTTAAAAAATGTTCATTTAAAAATAAATTAACTCCTCCAAAAAAGTTTTCATATTCTAATATATAATTTTTTTGTGATCTATAAGCAGCTAAATGAATTGGAATTGTTGGTATGGAATAATCTGCATCTTCTGGTAATAAATCAACATCGTGGGGAGAAATATAATCGCAATTGTTTTTTTCTAATTCAAAACCAATGTTTATTAAAGTTCCTCTATTGAATAAATTTTTATTTAATTGTTCAACAACAACAATATAAAAATTATTGCCAATATTTTTAAATAAATAATCATTCATATATGGAATAAATTGATCTAAATGAGATTTTCTATTCCTATAGGGAACTATTACAGCAAGTTTATTCATTTATTTTTTAATCCAAAAACTATTACCAGTTCCATTATTTAATTCATTGTCCAAACCTAAAGAATGTAAATCAAATTTTTCGGATAAGTAATTTTTTAAATCATCAGAAAAACATTGACCATCATAAACTTGATTATTTTTATTTTGTGACATTTGTATTTCTGCAAAAATACAAGAAACATTTTCTAAATTTGTTCCTTTAAGTACTTCCAACTCTGCCCCCTGAACATCAATACTTAGTAGATCTATATTTTCTTTGACAATATTTGATAATTTGTCTGATTTTACTTTTATTTTTTGCACACTCTTAAAGGAATAACCACTATTATTATTTTCTATTACTGGATATATTGAATCCGAACCCGGAGAAGATGTTCTATAAAAATCAATTTCTCCGGTTATACTTGTTATTGCCAAATTATGTAATTCACATCTTGGATTTAATCCATATTGTTGTTTTACTATGTTAAAAAATTCTCTGACTGGTTCAAATATGTAAATTTTAGCATTTTTATACAATTGTAAATACTTTTGCGCTTCCCAACAATGATAACCACCAACTATGACAATAGTTTTTATATCATCTTTGTTTTTATTTATATACTTGTGAAAATTTTCTTCAACATCTCTCGAAATAACATCATAACCGTTTTTTTCTTTATATACTATTGTCATAAATTTTATCCTTTTTGCGTTAAAGTTAATTCTTGGGACCACAAATAATGATACATAACTTCTTCAAAATTATATTCACTCTTAATTAAACCAGAATATAGTAATTTGTCACAATAATCAGAATCTTCTCCATAATTTTTTTCTGGATACATTATTTGTTTTGCTATTTCGGTTTTAACTGGATTTAAATGATTTAATGGTCTGTATTGTTTACCAGTTCTATCTTTATAATGACCATTATTTTTTTGAGCGTGATTAAAAAACATTGTTGGTTGTTCATTTACATAATATAGACCCCAAAATCCAATACCATCATATAAATTTTTATCCAATTTTCTACAAATTTTTGGAATATAAGTACTTGAGATCATATCGTCGTCATCTATAAATGAAACATATTTTCCATTTGCTTTCAATAATACTTCATTTCTTTTTGCACCGACACTTTTTTCTTTTTCATCCTCATTTATTAGAATTTCAATTCTGTGTTTAAAAGAATAAGGAATAGTTGTATTAATTTTTTCTAACAAGTTTTTCAATTTATCTTTTCTTTCCGGGACAGTAAGTATTCCTATTGTCCATAGAATATCTTTCTTATTAAAATAAAAATCATACTGCCTTTCAATTTCTTTTTCTATTCTTGAAAAATATGATTTACCATATTCTTGAGCTAATTTATAATTTTTTTCAATATATGGTTTCATTGATTCATAGGTATTTTCGTCAATTTTATTAATTTTTTCCAAAAATTCTTCATATGTTTTGAAAGTTATTATTCCCCTTATATCAAAAAATTCATCTAAATTATCACAACCCCAATAAATTGGAACAGTTTTAGTTAACAGAGGATCTATTAGTTTTTCAGTAAAATAAGAATTTTCTTTGCTGCTCTCTACGGTGATATTAAATTGGTGATCAAATAAATTTATTTTGTCATCGTTTTCCAAAAAACCATCATGTACTGTATTGGAAAAAAGATATTTGTTTTTTGTGTCATATGAAGTTGCATCATTTGTCGGCATTCTAGAACTTGAATAAAATTTTGTTGGAATTTGTATGCTATCTCTAGAATTCCATATTTTTTTTCTAATTTCATAACCTTCTTTAAACATTAAATGCGTAGTTAAAAAAGTAGTTCCAAATTTTTTATTTTTAACTTTTTCTAAAATAGATTCATCAAACGACCCAAGAGAGTCTTCGTGTGAATTTTGTTTTTTATTTAACCATGTTCCACCATATGGAAAAAATACAGAGTTATCTGTATTTTCAATTATATTTGATTCCCATGTAAGAATTAAATCATATTGGTGTGCGTTATCAATTATTACATCATTTAATTCTCTAGCCATAGATGAGCTAGGTTCATTTGAACAAACAAAAATTTTAAAAGAATTATTGTTCTCAAAATCTATTTGTGCTTGGTTTCTTCTTTCATCTCTTTTTGCTATTCTTAATGGTTTCCCTCTATGCCAATTTAAACCAAATCTGGTAAAATGAACTTCACATGGAAAATCAAAATTCATTTCATCTGAAAAATAGTTTCCATTTTGTATAATTGCTTTCATATTTTAAATCCTGTTCAAATTCAATAAAATTCCATCTTCATTCATGCCAATTTTTTTGGCCAATTCACGAATATTTTTTTCTTTTGACTTCCCATCAGCAATACCCATTGTTATATATGGATCTATTTCAACGGGACATCTACCAGGCCAAACACAATAAGCCAAAGGTAAACATCCAATTTTAAGTTGATTAACAAAAAAAGGTAAAACTCTAAACATTAAAATTTCATGATCAAAGAATCTCTCCTCAGATTTTAATGTTTCTTCGCATTTATTCAACCATGTTTTTAAAAAGTTAATTACTTTTTCGTTATAGTTGCAAAATATGGGTGATGCTTTTGGTTGCAATACATTTATTTTTTCTTTTTGAGTTTCATAATATGCAAAACCAAGATCAACATTCATTTCCGCAAACTTATCAAAAACATCAAGTGTCTTGTGTAATTTAGAGTCAATATCTAACCAAACTATTGGTTTCTTTTTTTCCTCTAAAACACTTAGTATAAATTTTGGTTTTCGCAAGCAATTTAATCTATAATCACCATGTGAATTTATTTTTCTAAAATCAAATGGTATCTTGAGGTCAACGCATTCATTGATAATACGAGATGCATTATCACTATAGTATGTTGAACCATCTATATCACAATAAAATGAAATAATTTCAGTTTTCATTGGTAATTAATTTAAATAAAACATCGTCTGCAAGTTCCATAGTCATTACTTTTTCAAAATTATTTTTAATTGCTGAAATTTTACTTTGATAAAGATCTGCTGTCAATGAAGAAAAATCAAAATCTGGAGTTAGTTCTATGATACCATCTTTGTCAAAGTAGTTACCAATATCAGGAGTTCCCCAATAAATTGGCACTGTTCCGCTAGCAAAACAATCTGTTATTTTTTCTGTAAAATATGTGGTATAACTATCATTTTCGATTGCAACCGAAAACATATAATCATTCATTGCTTCTGCTTTGTTTGGCCAAACACCATCTCCAAATCTTTTAGAACCATTTGCTCCACCAAATACATCAATTTTATCGGCGTGTTTTGTTGCTATCGCATGTCTTAACTTATGTCCAAATGTTATAATTTTTGGAGAAGCAATCATTGATGTAGATTTAGTTTTATGATGAACTTTTTTGTCTTTTGTCCACGGAACATTACTACCAGCAAATGCAAACTTTATATTATCTGCATATTTGCACCACCGACGATCAGAAACATATATTGTATCAAAAGAATTTGAAATTCTTTGGATATTTTTTTCCCATAGATCTTCTGGAAACATCCACGAATGAAATATTGCTCTGGATTCACAAACCCACGCAATTTTCTTTTCGTTTGTTTTTTTCTTGTAATTTAAATTTTGTGCTATTGCACCATCAATAAAAACTTTTATATCACAATTATTTTCCGTCCATTCGAATAATTTTGGTTTTATATCCGAACAGGATGAGTATTCAATCGGAAACGGGGCACCAATAGCTTGCATTTTTTCCATAATATAAATCTCCACTTTAAAAATTTCACTTACCTATATGGTATTTAGGTACGAGTTCCCAGTCTTTCTTTTCCTTGTGTGATAAAATTTTAATTCTAGCCAAACTTAATCTGTCTTCATATTTTGATGAATCAATTGGTTCTAAAAGACCCCAATCGTTCAAAAGATTTACAATTGTATTTCTTCTTTGAATGTCTTCTAATGTAATATCACTTTCAAGGCCATCAAGAATAAACATTTCCTTGAAATGCATTATAGCATATCTTCCGCGCTTATGCAATATATGACAAGATTGGTAAAGTTTCTTCTCTTTCTTTGAAGAAACTCCCAATCTTGTTAATGTTTCTTTTACTTTTAGGAAGTCTTCTTTATTTTTTAAATTGACTTCTACTCCCAACCCAGAAAAAATATCATCAATCATAATATTACCCTATCTTTGATAATATTTATGATTTTCCCTTTTTTGCGCCGCCTTTATTGCATAATTCTTTGATCTGTTCGATATCTTTTTTTGACAAAACTCGCAAAGCATCTTTAGCTTTTTGAGTGGAATATCCATAATATTCCTTTACCAAATCAATATCTGAGTTTTCTTCTGCTTTATGCCACTTGCTAAATCTATTCTTTTTTGCAATTTTTGATCGTAAATAATCATATTGCATTCTTTTATCCAAATAACTAAAAATATTCATTTGGTTAGCATAAAAAATAGTGTCATTGAAATACGAAAGACATCTATTCGTAATATATGGAAGATATTCCCTCTCACAATTAGGATCCTCTTCCATTAGATTCTTTTTATTCTGGTTTATAGAATTTAGAAAGTCTTTAAGTTCCATTATTTAAACTCACAACGCATCATCAATTCAGTTAGGCAAGCAACAGTATTGATCTCCTGATCTGCTACGAACCCTGCTTTGTATTGATACTCTGCAAGCACTAGAACCGCTTCAGGGACGCTTGATGGTGCTAGGGACTCGTATAGACTGTCGTAGATCTTTCTAAACAGTTCTGTTTGAGAGTTGTCTAGATTGTTTACTACCCATTTACGAACGCCAGAAAAGTCCCTTATCTTCATTGCAGATATAAGGGTCTTTATTTCTATGTCTTTAAGATTTGCTAAAATTCCAGCATCAACCACTCCAGATGCCGAATATCTTTGAAGTTCATTGATTATTCTTCGGAAATCAGGAAAATGCTTAATAATTAGCTGGGAAAGTACCTTTTTATCATACTTTACCTTTTCGTTGTCTAAAATATACTCACAGCGACCCAAAAGTTGTTTTGCAATCTCTGGTTTATCAGCAGAGCTAATTAAAAAGTCTATGCAAGTACATCTAGAATGAATCGGTTGAATGATTCTATTCTTGTAATTACAAGTAATGATAAATCTACAGTTATTTGAAAACTCCTCAATTGCACCTCTAAGTGCGGGTTGGATACTTTGTGCATTGCTGTAGTCAAACTCGTCTAGAATAACAGTTTTCTTTGATTCAGACAAAGAAACTGTACTTGCAAACTGTCTAATATCAGTTCGTAGTGTATCAATATTACCATTTTCTGAACAATTGATTATGATATTATCCACACCAATATCATTACACAATGCTCTGGCAACTGTAGTCTTTCCAGTTCCAGCAGAACCCGATAGTAAAAGATTTTGTGGTTCTCCTTTAGCAACCATGTCCTCGAAAGTTTTCTTCAAGGACACGGGGAGAATGCAATCTTTAATTGTTTGGGGTCGGTACTTTTCAACCCACAAAAATTCATTCTGTTTGTGTTGCATATTAATTAAACTTTGAATTAGTCTCCATTGCAAACCAATACTTCAAATCCAGAGTTTCATTGGTAAATTGACCAACGATATTCTTTGAAAATTCAATTGTATAATCTCCGGGAAGAATCTTGATGTTTTCCATCTTAAAATTCAGACTAAAATCTGAACTAGACTTATTTTCACCAACATCAACCTTATAGTTGTTTGTTGTTGGATCTTGCAAATCCGAAACAACAGCCATAACGCGATCTCCTTCATTTACAAATGAAAGATCAGGAAGTTGAAGAACTGCTGAAGCCTTTTGTAGTTCTGCAAAAGTCTTTTCGCTAATATCAACAGAAAGTGAAATATTTGGCATATTTACCTTCTTTGAAGGCGTTGTTAGGAGTCTTGGTTCAGAGTAGAAGTAAGTAACGCGAGAACCATTACCACCGTGAATAACAACCGACTTCTCACCAAACTCAAATTTCGGGGTTGCGAAAAGACTAACAACTCCCAAAAATTTACTAAGATCCCAAATACCAAATTCAACATCAAATGTCTCCTCAATAGTTGCTTCTGCCATTCCATTCTTGGAAGGCGTAATAGTTTGAAGAACATTACCAGGCTTTACTAGAATGTTAGAATTGAGCGTAGAAAAATTCTTAAGAATCGAAAGTGTTGTTTTGCTTAATGTAATTTCGTTTGTAGTAGTAGTCATATTAGTTCCATTCATCATCTTGATAATCAAGATCGTAGTCATTATAATTGCCAGAATTCATATTGTCAACTATATTCTTTAAATCATTTTTCATTTGATTCTTTTTTGACTTCTTTTGTCTTTGGACAAAACCACGATCCTTTCTTGGTGTGTGATCTCTATTGTCTTTTTCGTGAAAGTCTCTTTTCACATCAAAACTCCTCTATATTCTCTATTAGGTTCTTTAAACGATTTGTAATCATATAGGACAGAACCTTGGACCTATCTGTTACAACCGATGGTTTAAGATATTCTTCGCAAATTTTATCTTCAATTTCAATTGGAATCATTTCAAAATCAATTAAAGTTCTATTTCTATCCCAATTTCTTGCATGTTTAGTAGAAGAAATTACAGAAATATTTCTTTCGATGTCTTCCATTACTTTTTGAGTAAGTCTGTTTTGTCGCTTATCTTCGTTAACAAAAGCATCATCGTCTGACAATATATTAGGAACCCCATCACCGGAATCACCACGAAGAATGTGCTCCATTAGAAATGATTCCGGTTTATCGCACTTCAGCAATTGCTTCTTAAATGTACTATATTGAAAGACATTTGGATATCTTTGAAGTTGTTGAAAATCTTTATCATTCGAAATAATGAGAATTTTTTCTCTATCGTGATATTTCTTAGTCAAAACTGCAATAATATCATCTGCCTCTGTGTGATCAATTTTCATGTTTTTGTATGGAAAAACATCACGAATTTCATCGCGGATTTTTGTCAAAGTCTGATAAATTACATCCCAATCAAATTCAGACTTTGCGTGTGCCTTTGCTCTATTTGCCTTATAATGTGGAAAATATTGCTTTCTCCAAGAATTCGAAGAATCATGACAAATCACGAGTTCTCCGTACTCATCTTTGAAATGTTTTCTAAGAAGACGATAAGAATTCAATACCATATGGCGAAGCAAATCCTCACTAATGTCTGTATTAGTTTTCACGGTGTGAAATAGGTTTGCCAAAATTATTTGGTTGTTGTCTAGCAAAATCATATTTAAAATTATATCAATTTTTTTTTCAAATGTCAATTACATTTCTACCCAATGATAACCATTATTATCTTTTATCAAAGTATATGTTATACTTGTTGATGGATTGTGCCATCTATCTCCAACCTTTTTAGTAATTGGTTCTGTTGTTTGTGAAAAAAATCTATTCGGATCAATGTCTCCAACTTTTTCCCAACCGCTATTTTTAGATAAAGGATTTAATCCTAGAATTTCTTTTGTTGCGGCATAATAGATACCATCAAAATCGACGGTATCGCCAATATTATAATCAATAAGTTTACCATTCGCGTCATATTTTTTATATGGTCCAACAAATCTTAAATTATCTGTTTTATTAATCATTTGAATGATTTAAGAATAAGTGTATGAGCGTTAATTCTACCTTTTGGTTGACTTTCTTTTGTTTTTTGTGACTTCCAGTAGTTATTTATGCTACGAATTCCTTCACTTTTTGCCTTTGTCATAAATTCAACTGGTTTTCTCATTTTCTTTTCTACTGACTCGGTGCTAAAACCAATAATAGTAGAACCCTTTACGCTCAAACCCGAACCATTTGAATCGGCCTTAAACATACTTGCTTTGTTTGTTTTTGTGTTAAAAACTATAACAGTCTGACTACCAATAATAGAATCTGGAAGTATTGATTCTATACCTGTGGTGTTATCTTTAACCAAATATTTTAACTTTTTGACTAATTGTTCTGGTTTCTTTTTCTTTTTCTTTCTTGGTTTACGATTACTTTTTGCAATAGTAATACGAACTCTCAAATGATCGCAAATAGACTTATAAAAGTCGTGCATTTTCTGTGCTTGCTTTTTTGTCAAAAAAGAATATGCTTCTTTTAGTTGATCATCCTTTCCATCAACTACAAGTTTAAATTCATTTGTGCCTCTCTCAAAGCATTCAAGTAAAAACTCGCAATGCATGGCACTTGGCTCGTTTTCGTTTATCCAATTTTCAATATTAAAAAGTTTATAATTTGGTTTTTTACCCAAAATATATTCTTCATATTCATCAATTTTTTGTTCAAGAATGCTACCAAGTTCATAAGATTGCTGACGAACCCTTTCACGAACTGGTACAATTGGTGTATTTGTAGTTTCTAGAGTTTTGCCAAGAATAATTAGTTGTTCTATTCCTTCTTTTACAGCATTTTTTATTTTTATTGGTAAAATGCAATGACAAAGATTTGCCTGACACTTTCCTCCAATAACTCTAAAAGTAAAATTATCAACAGGAACCTTGGCAACCATATCGACGCCTGGAATTTTATTTTTTTCCATGTATTCGATAACACTTGCTTTGTAGTCCCTGTCTGTAAATTTTGTATTGTACCAATTTAATGCTAAAGCAATAGACCAATAAACTTTGTCTTCATCTTTATAATCTTCCGGCTTCCAATGCTTCCAATTCGGTTGCTTGCCGTAAAAAATCTCTTCAGTTTCAGATTTCATGGTTTATAGTATACAAACACTGGTTCAAATTTCAAATAGTTTCCGTTTACTTTGCAAAAATTTTTGCACTTTGGTTTGCCATCTTCGTCTAAACGATTTTGACCAGGCATCCCTTCCATTGCCATTTTTATAGTTTGAACATATTTCATTCCAAGACTTTCAAGTATATCTCTAGAGTCCTTTTCTAGAGGCAAATATTTACCAGAAATTTGTATATCGGCAATATTCCATAAAAGATAGCGTTGATTTTTTAAATACTCAACACATGTTTGTAGTGTTTGCTTGAGAAATCCATCTCTCCACGAATCGTAATTATCGAATTTCTTATAAGATTGGTTTTCATTTTCAGAATAAGCTTCTCTATTAAAATATGGAGGAGATGTAAAAATTAAATCTATCTTTCCTTTATATTTCTGAAAATTGTTTTCTTTGTGAATTACTTCCGAACCAACTTTAAAAATTTCGTAAGTATTTGTGGACGAGAAAAACGAATTTCCTCTATAAGTTCGAGTATTGTAGAAATCAGCAACACAACCGTACTTACCAGAATCACCAAGACTAGAATCGAAGTTATCCAAGTTAGGATCAGTCCCGATATAGTGAATATTTCGATTGTCATTGACAGACATGGCACCAAGAATGCGACCACCCCAGCCAGAAGAAGGATCGAAAATAACAATTTGATTCTGTGTGTAAAAAGATTCCGTAAATTTTTCATAAAGATACCTTGCCGTTAGTGGCGGAAAATTAACTGCGGGTTGAATATAACCTATCCTAAAACTAGGAAAACATTTAGGAAAGACTCTATGACCCTTTTCATATACTCTTATTCTAAAAATCTTATCATCTTCAATATTTTCTGAATCAAAAGTAGAATAGTGACGATAAGATAATTTTGGTTTCCATTTTAAAAACTGTTCTTTTGTTAAAGAAAGAATTTTTGATTGTTCAATTTGATAATAACCAGTATTGACACCATCTTCATCATCGTGCTGATCTAATATAAAATCGTGATCCTTAAAAATTGATGGATTATTAAAGTATGCATCCATCCATTCCTCACCGCTTCCAACAGAAACAATTGCATACTTAGTGTCATGCTTTATTGCAGAACAAGCAAATGTGTAAAGCGAATCTCTACGAATATGACGACGAGTTCCTTTTATCATTCTTGGAAGATATTTGTCATCTGCAAACAAATCGTAAATAGAATAACCAGTGTCATTTTCACTGTAGTTAATTCTAGTCTTGTACATATTTGGAAACCATTGATCTACTTCTGCACCAAGACGAGATTTGTTAATAACTACATCTTTTGTTTCTGTTAACTCATCAATAAATTCAAATGTGTGAATAGGATATCCAGTGAGTTTGTTAAACTCTTCTACAATATCATTTTCGTTTTTACCTGTTCTGGGTGGGCAATTGTGATTATTCCAGGCATAAAGAACAACTTTACGCATATCTTTTACCCATTGTTCAAACTCCGAGTCATTCATAGAAACAATGTCCTCAAAAAGAACATTGATTTTATGATTTAAAAGATAATCATTTCTTTCATAAAATGGTTTCATGCGCCCACATTCCAAAATAATGCACCGGGTGAAGCATATTCTTTTATAAACTTCCATGCTTTTGCGTCATAAGTGGGAGCAGAAGGAAAAGGAGGCGCATCAGCAGCATCAACTGCTTCAAAGAAAGGAATTTCACATTTGTACATTTTTGCTCTTCCTAGTTCCTTCTGTCCCATCTTATGACCAACTGAAACACAATGAAATTCTGCATCTGGCCAAGCCATCTGTAGACCTCTTGTTAAAGTTCCACTAGAACCAACTGTCCATACTTCTTTTGGTTCTATTGGTAGATCCTTTGCTAATTCGCAAATTTCTAAAATTACTTCTTGACAATCAAAACCAATAGGAAATAATTTTCTATTGGTGCTGTCCAAAGCAACATAATCTCTTGCTCTTTTCTGTGTTACAGTAAGCATACCGTTGTCTACACCATGAATTATAGCACCATGTTTAATTGCTTTCAACTGGTAAGGATGAAGATTCTCTGGTTTTCTTTTAGCCATAAACAATATACACTTTTTATTGAAGTGTTCGCAAACTCTAGCAAGTGCAATTTGTGCATAACCAGTTGCAGGAGAAGATCCATAAACCATTTCATTTTGTTGTGATTCTTTGATAAGAGTCTGGATAAATCTTGTTTTAGATCCGCCTTCAATCAAATCATCACGAACAACATAAAAACCGTCATGCTTTTCTATTACTGGATATGGATTAATTTCATCACTCATATAATTTTGCTAAAGTTATTTTTCTTTTCAAATCCAATTAAGTTTTGAAATTTATCAACTAATTGATCGGACTTATGACTTATAACAAATATATTTGATTTATCACTTACTGTATTCAGTAATTTCATAAGTTCATCCATGCCAAGAGAATCTAAAGATGAATCAAAAACCTCATCCAATATTAATAAATTGCAGTTTACACTATTTTTTGTTCTTGCTATTTCTCTCCAAGCCAATAACAAGGCCAAATCTATACGCATTTTTTCACCTTCACTGAAATTCATATAACTAAATTCATCTCGGTGTCTGCTTTTAATTTTTTCATTGAAATCTTCGTCAAGTGTAAACTGTGCAAAGAAATCCATAGAAGATAAAAACTTATTAATATATTTGTTCATATAAGGAAGATAATACTTAATAATTTTTGCTTTAACTCCCGAATCTTTCAAAAGTATATGAGCATGTTCGTGATACAATAATTCTTCTTTATGCTCATTTTTTTCTTTTTCAAGACCAGCAATAAATTGTTTTAAATTTTCCAGTTTTTTAATTTCTTCTTTTATTTGCTCTGTCGATGTACCCATATCGTTTAATTCTTTAACGAGAGATTCACGATATTTTTCTGCATTTTTTATTGATGTCTTCTTTTGAACTATTTGTAAATTTAAATCTTGAATTTTTTTATTGGTTTCCTTAATTTCTTTTATTTTATCAGAAATTTTTTCAATATTATTATCAAGATCATTCAATGCTTTTTCGTATTCTTTTCTTTTTTCTTCCTTCTTTTTTACTTCCTCTACTTTTATTGTTTCATCTATTTTTTGATTGCAAGAAGGACAAGATGTATTTGTTTCAAAAAATTCTATATCTTTTTCTAAATTCTTAAAATTAATGTATATTTTTGTTCTAAGTTTTTCTAAATCAGAAAATGATTTATTTGTCTTAGTTTCATCTTCAACTGAAGTTAATATATTTTTTACTTCTAAGTCTAGAGAGTCAATTTCTATTTGTAAATTCTGAATCTCTAGAGATAAAGAATTGGTTTTTTCATTTAAACCCTTTTTATCCTCTTTACTTTTGTTCTCAAGAGTACTAATAAACTGAGATTGTAATAATATTTTTTGGTTTTCAATTTCTATTTTATTAGTTATTTCTTTTATTATTTCCTTAAGTTGCATCATTTTACCCTTAAGCAAAACATTCATGGTACTGAAAACATTAATATCCAAAATATTCTCAATAACTGCTCTACGATCAGCAGCAGCCAATTGCATAAAAGGAACAAATGAAGAACTGCCAAGAATTACAACTTGAGTAAATGTTTTATAATTCATCTTTAGGATTTGATCCTCAAGAACCTCTTGATAATCAAGACTTTTTGCATCTTGATTAACTAAAACATTATTTCTGTGAATTTCAAATACTTTTGGATTCAACCCACGACGAACTAAATACTCATCATTTCCTTTAGTAAACTCTATTTCAACTAGACAATTCTTATCATTTACAGAATTTACAAGTTGTGGTATGTTTATTTTTCTAAAAGGTTTTCCAAACAACGCAAAAGTAATGGAATCAAGGAAAGCGAAGGATTTTCCGCTTCCATTGTTTCCACATATTAGTGTTGTTGGATTTTTATCAAGAATTAGTTCAGTAAAATTGTTACCAAAAGATCCAAAATTTTTAAACCGTACCTTCTTGAACTTTATCATTTAAAATTTTCTCCGGGACAACCATTGACCTAAAAAGTAGTTGATCTGCATTACTTTTATTTTCAGTTTCATTATTTTCTTCTTTTAATAGTTCAATTGGTTCTGTTTCTGGTTGCTTGTTATTGTTCCCGCAAGATGTGCAACCCTTTGCTGGTAGATTTGCACCGTCGCCGGGCCATCCCTCAGGCGTTCCTCTTTCAAATGTCATCGCTGCTTCCATCTTTAATCTCATAGAGTATCCAGCACCATAGTACCAAACAATTTCTTCATCTTTCTTTATATCAACAATAGAATGTAAAGTAAAATATTTTAATGCTGTATCCTGTGTCCAATATGAGTTTGGTTCTTCCGAATGATTATAAATCATTCCATTTCCCAAAACTAATGCCATTGTATGACCGTGTTTTTGACATATCTGACATCCACATCCCCATGTAAATGCGTACCTGTTTAATACCCAGTCTTTATTTTGTTGAAATGTTGTATCCAACAAAACAACCGGACATTGTTCAATTATTTCTCCTGCGGGAATATCCTCTGAAGCAAATACACCCAACCCACTTATTTTTGATTTACCAACATATACCTTTGGTTGTATAAATTTGTTTTTGACTGCAAATTTATTTTCTTTTCTTATATAGGCAGAAACATAGTAACTATGTGAGTGTCTTGCCGGATATCCATATTCATCATAAATGGGAGCCATGTCGTTTTCTCCCGGCCGGTAAACACTTGGATCAAAAACATCTGGACGATTTTCTTTTGTTGGCATTTCATTTGTGTTCATAAAGTCAAACTCTCCATATATAAATCTTTCACAAGAACCTTTAACTTTGTCTTGTTTTCTATACTCTCTAAACTATCTATCTCTTTATTTATAATGCTAAGTGTATCCTCGGCAATATCAATATCTGTTTCTGTTTGTTTTTCCTGATAATCCTCTATTATAGAAACTTCTTGTGCCGGGACAGCATACAAGGAATCTATAAATTTGTCAAAATCATATGCTCTTGTTTTATTCGAGACAATTATTTTTACAAAACAATTTTTATATTTTGAAATATCAGAAATCAATAACTTCTTGGTTGTTTCTTTCTCATCATCATATTTTATTGTATGAAATATTTCTATCGGATTTTTTATAAATTCTAATTCTCTCGTAACTGTATCCAGAACATGAAATCCTTTTATAGTATTTGCATCTCCAAAATTAAGTTGATATTGTGTTCCCAAATAGTGAATGTTTTTTCCACTTTGTTTCATATGGAAATGACCAGACAATACCATCTCAAAACGATTGAATTCTTTTTCAGTAATTCCGTGTGGATGAACAACTCCATTTATTACTTGAAATCCTTTTATTTCAAAATGACCAACAACTATTGGACATTTACAATTTTTTATAAAAGTTAAACATTCTTGTTCATTATCCTTTGCAATCCACGGAATCATTCCAATGCATAAACCGTCAAAATTTAACTCTACAGGATTTTCGTGAATGTGAATAAAAGAACTTTCTTTGTAAAAAAGTTCTCTTAAAGAATTTAAAGAATTTGTATTTTTATAATAAGTATCGTGATTTCCAACCGTTATATGGATATTTACATTGTTTTCGATTAATGGATTAAAAAATCTTTTCTTTACTTGAGCTAAAGTATTGAAGTTAATAAACTTCCTTCGATCTAAAAGATCCCCCAAATGAAGTACATTTTGTATTTTATGTTCCTTTAAATAAGGAAAAAATGTCTTTTCAAAAAAATCTAAAGACTGCTCAAGAAAAAACGGTGAGTCGTTTCTTGCACCAAAATGAGTGTCATTTATTATTGCAATTTTCATAATTTAATCAAAGTAATTAGATTTCTTTTTTCTTTTCTTCTTTTTTCTTTTCTTTTCTTTTGGTTCCATCTTGTCGATGTCTTGTTCTGTCAAGAAAAAAGTTTTCTGTAAAAATTCACTGTATGTATGAGAACCTTGATTTTCTCTCAACCACTCTGTGAATCTACCATCCATATCAGTCATTTGTAAAGCTTTATATTTAACAAAAGCTTGTTTCTTTTCTTTTTCTATTCTTCGTAAAAAGGCATAGTAAATTATTTGAGTAAAATATGAAAACGGATTGCTTGATTTTTTAGGATCAAAATTATGGGCATATAATAGGCAGTTTTCTATACCATCACCAACCATATCCTCTCTAAAAGGATAATTAATAAAATTTGGTCTATAAGATAAATGTTCTGCTATCTTTAAAAAGCACTCAGCAATATAATCGGTTACTGGTGGTCTAGGATCGTCGCAGGCTTCTGCTGCCCTTACTTGCTTTTTCCATTCAATCATAGCATCACAAAACTTATCATTATCAATATAATGTTTTAAATTTTTAATTTGCTTTTCTTCTGACTGAATTATTTCTTCTACTGATTCTTCTTTTTTCTTTTTCTTTTTCATAATTTACCCATGCACAGATTATAACGACTAAAATTCAAAAATCAAGAAATTTGTAAAAAATCTCTTGACAACACTTGACACCATTATTACAATTCCTGTGTCTGGTATGAAGAAGAAGTATAGAGCTTTAATAAAGAAGCTTTAAGTACTCTTGGGGCCATCATAATCATCTGAGTTTGGATCGGGACTCCAATCAGTCCAACGATTACCATAATTTGGGTGATCTTTTTCATCACCTGTAAATTTATTATCTTTTTTAATCTTTTTTGCAATTTTTGATAATTGCTTTGGATTTAATATTCCTGCGTTCATTAAATCCATTATTGCTTCTGGAGGAAGCATCATTGAAATATAAATCATAGGACGCTCAATAAAATCAGAATTTTCTGAATTGTCTTGATCTATTACATTATTTTCTGGTGGAAGTTCTGGCAAATCTGCTATTTTATTGTATGCATCTTGTCCCATTTCTTCCATTTCTTTAAACAAATTACCAAAGATTTCATTAATTACTTGTTCATCAGTAAGTAATTTTTTCTTTTCTTTTAATTTATTTACTATGTCCTCATCTGTTATTTGTTTTGTTTCTTGAATTATGTTGTCCAAACGAGTTACTTCTAAATTGTATAGTTTAGTTGTTTCTGGATTTGGATCTATAATTGAAGCAACATGATTTTTAGGAATTTCAACTTCCTTTGATTGACTATGAATCAACCAATCTTTTAGTATTGTCATGTCATAAGGACGACCAATAGGATCCATCATGGTTGTTGTTCGAAAAACCATTGGTCTAGTCAATGTCATAGTTCTTCTATTTTTATCTGTTATTTCAGCAATTAGTTCTTCGCCACTTTTTAGTTTAAGAATCTTGTAAATCATTTAATTCCTCCAGGCGTATACTAGTTAAGTTATATAAGAACTTCTCACTATTATATATGTTAATACGGTCATCCATGTGTCTTAGTGCGTGGTTTCTATGTGCTTTGTGACGCAAATCATCTCCTATATCATATACAACTACTTTATCTTTAGATTCACTTTTTCTTAATCCTCTTCCAATGGATTGTAGTACTCTTACTACAGATTTAGATGGAGATGTAAATACAATGTTGTGTATGTTCTTTATATTTATACCAGTCGAACAAGTACCATATGAAGCAACAAGTATGCTATCTGTTTGATTATTTACTATTTGACGAATATCTTCTCGTTCACTTGCTTCTGTTCCTCCATAAATTAAAAAACAAGATTTATTGCAATTTGCTTTCATGTCTTTAAAAAGAGGTAATCCATGCTTTTCAACATAATTGAAAAGAACTAAGGTATTCCCTTTTAGATGACAACATAGATTTACTATAAATTTGTTTCTTTTTTTATTTTGAACAAGCCACTGTACCTCGTCAATATATTTTGCTCTTTTTATTTCTTGAACTTCTTGATCTGTATATTGAAGTAGTAAACATTTTATTTTTAAATTTGACAATAAATTTTTATCAATCAGTGTTTTAGTTGATGTCACGCTGTATACAGGACCAAAAAGACCTTCTACTACAAGTTTATGTACATGAGTACCATCAAGAGTTCCAGTTGTTCCTATTCTAAATGGACAATTTTTCATTTTTGACATCAGGGTAGTCAAAGATTTTGCTTTAAATAAGTGACATTCATCACCAAACACACAATATATGTTTTTAAAGAAATCTTCTTTTTGTTTGTAAATACTTTGCCAAGTTGAAATTATTACTTTTTTATTTGTTTGTTTTTCTTGACCAGAGTAAACAATGTGACATTTTTTAATAAAACCGTCTTTGTTTGCATAATCTTTAAAGTCATTAAACATCTGCGTAACTAATCCAGTTGTTGGCACAACAATAAGTATTTGACTATCATCAGGTATTTGTGATTCTAAGAATCTAATCAATAGATAAATTATCAGTGATTTACCACTACCTGTTGGTGATATTAGAAGTGCTCTAGATTTGTTTATAGCGTGTTTAACTGCTTCTATTTGATGTTCGTGGGGTGTTATTTCTTTCCCGCCAGAATAGCACTTAAATGAATTTAAAAATTCATTCAATTTTTCTATTGATATTGTTTGTTTTGGTTTTGGTTTATATTCTACTTTATAGTTTCTTTCTTCTGCAAATTTAAAAACATAATCAAGTAGACCCGCATATAAAGTGTGACTTAAACTGTTGAAAAGTCTTATTTTTCCATCCCATATTTTATTTCTATATGCAGGAGTGAATTTAAAATTTGGAACAGTAAATGTAAAAAACGAACTAATTTCCTTTGCGATAGATCTATCGCAATCAATTTTTATATTGACGGAATCTAATTCATTTATCGTAATCATTGTCCCTGAGTAAACTTATGCCAATCTATAGCGGCTCTGATATTCCAAATTCTATTACTAATAGATTTAATAATATTTTCTAGATATGTTATTTTTTCTTTTTGTAATTCTACTTTATTAAAAAGTGTTATGTAATCCGAATCAGATTCCATAAATCGGTCAACATCTTGTCTGGTTATCGCCAGTTCAAATGCTTCCCATCCGAGAGAAAGCAATTGTTCTTCTGACATTTTTCCCAAGTAATATAACCACTTATTCTTTTTTAAAACTGCCAAATCTGATTCATATTTTTTAAGAATTAATTTCTCATCCATCATTATGCACAAATATTTGTTATGCAGTTGTGGTATGAGCAAACTTTCCCGATCTAGATTAGTCGGGTCAATCTTCATATCAGTTTCAATCATTTGTCTAATATCTGAAATTTTTAGCATAATGTATAGTATAACACAAATTTAAAAATTAGCACCTTGTATTATTTCGTAATGTGTGTATGAAAATGTTGCGGTTGCTTGTAAGACATCAACATCTTGTATTGAAACATCAAAATCTAAACCACTCAACGAAATTGGATAAACATTGCTAAATTTTACAGTCAAAATTGGTTTGTAGGAACTTGATAATACATATATTCCTGCCGTGGAAATTTTCTGATCTTCTGGTAATCTTTCGTTATTACCAGTAAATGTACTTAGGTTTACTAACCAATTATGAATTTCTAACCAGTTTTTCATTTCTTCGTCAACACTAAAACCAACTTGTAAATCTTCATACAATAATTGTGTTCCTGGCCGAACTATATTTACAGATCTTGGATTTGCCTGAGGAGTTTGACCAAATCCAATAGATGGTATGTTTACTCTTTGACAAAAGAAAGAAACAGTAGGAACACGATTTAAAACAAATATAAACTTATTGCCAGTTAAGAAATTTCTATTCTCTGGTTTCCAGTCGTTTTCCATTAGCAAATCGCCAGGCAATTTGCTTTTAAAGGAATTTGGTAATTGATTTAAGTAGTCTACAAAACTCATACAACTATTTATAAAAGAAAACCGGGAGCATTTCTGCTCCCGGTTTCGGGTTACTGAATTATTCAGTTACTCAGACGATTCCACCAGTTTGACCGTGGAGGTTTTTGACTGCAAAGAGTCTGTAGTAAACATTGCTGTCTGCGTCAAGACCATCACTGTTCAGAGAGATTGCTGTTCTTCCCTTTGCGAATGGATTTGCAACCATTCCATAACGGGTCTTGAAACCAATCTTTGGTTGGAAGGTATCTTGAGATACTGCACGAACCATTTGGAGAGGAACATATGGGCAGTAGAACATACCGGCGTCATATGGGGAAACTCCCTTATATCCGACCATGCAGAAATCAACGCCTTCCTTAACGAATGGGTCGATGAAGACCTTAAACTTACCGTTAAGAACACCAGCGAAGACATTTCCTGTGTCGTCAACATTCATGTTGACATTGAGTGCTGGTGAGAGGTTGAGGAATCCACCCATTGCGAGAGCAGAAGCGACATCTGCGCTGCAAAGGATGAAGTTACCCTTTCCTCTACGAGTTTGCTTGGCAATGGTGTTTGCTTCGCGTTCGATTTGGAACATCAAACCACGGTAGCGTTCTGCGCTCCAACGACCGTCAGAGTCAGCAACTACATCGTAGACGCCGTTACCAGCACCATTGAGGTCGCTGTTTTGAGCACCCTTCTTGGAGATGGTGTAGACTGCACGGATGATCTCGCGGTTGATTTCATTGAGAATTTCTGTGCTGAGAATGTTGGCCAATTCAGATTCAGCATCAAGTCCGTGAACGGCCTTGAGGTCTTGTGCCAACTCTGTGGTGTATTCTGCCTTGAGGGCGCGTGTTCTTGCTTCTACAGCGACGCGCTCAATGCTGAATGCCATCTCGCGGAATTGGTAGGTATCAGAAGATCCACCAAGACCTTCTGCGTTATTTGTTATAATGCCACGGAACTTGCTAAACACATCGTTCTTTGTGCCGCTGCTTGTAATTGGTTCAACACCGAGTGTGTGACCAGCAAGCATGTTTGCAAAACTAAATGCACCAGATGCACCAGATGCACCAGAGAACTGGGCCCATGGTTCATCAAACATTGCTTCGTTGTTGTCGCCAACTAAACCTTGTTGTTGGTACTTAGATCTCATTGCAAAGATCAAGCCTGTTGGTGCGGTCATTGGTTGAACGCCAGCAATGTCGTAAGCAACAACATTTGGCATTGCACGACGAACCAATGAAATTAGAATTGGGTCATAACCAGCAAGACTTGTATTTGGTGTACCAATTTGTCCTGTCTGGAAACCACCACCAATTGCATTGGCTGGTGCTTCTGTAAGCATTCCTTCAGCAAGAGCTCTCTTTTGGTTCTCTAAGAGAACGGCAGTAACTCTGCGCTTGTGTACATCTGCTATATCTGGGAGTTCCGAGTGATTGATTACTGGTTCCCATTTTTCTACCAATGTGTCATACGGTGTTGTTGAATTAAAGTCCATCTTTTTCTCCTTGTTTAAATATGTAGTAGATTTAAATTTTTCAACTTACTTTTTTGGTTTGTTTGTTAACTTTAGTTGATTACTGATGCTTCTGACATATTGTTCCATTAAAGGATCAGAACCAACTGGTTTTGTGTTTGTATTTGTTGTTTCTTCAGTGATTGAACCATAATTTGGTGCAATTTGCTGTTGTGATTGTTGTGGTCTTTGACCGAAATAAGATTCCTTCAAAATTTGAACTTTTTGTGCATACTGATCTACACTGTCAAATTCTAAAGATTCAGAAAGTTTTGCAAGTTTTTCTATTTCTGTATCTGCTAAACCCTCGCTTATTTCAATGAAAGATTCTGCACATTGATGAGCAAGAATTTCATTTCTGAGTTGCATGTTCTCGGAAAGAGCAGTGTTTGCTGCTTTTTCTAGTTCAGCGTTTGCTGAGAACAGATCGTCAAGAATGTCATACTTTTCTTGTGGCACATCAATGAAACTATTTTCAAAAAGTTCCTTTAGACCAAGAATAAAGTTTTCTGCAATTTCGGTGCGGAAACCATTTTCTATTGCAAGTTGATTTTCCTTTGACCATTCCTCTACAACATAGCTGAGGTATTGGTCAACATGTTCAACTACTTGACCTATGTTTTCTTGAATTTTTTGCTCAATTATTTCTTTAGATGCTTCTAGAATTGCTTGTTCAATTAAAGAAACTTTTTCATTTAGCGCAGCAGTAAACACTGTCTTGATTTTTTGTACAAATTCTTCAGAAGCACCAGAATTTTCAAACAAAGAATTCAGTGTGTTTTCTATATCTGTAGCAATACTTTCTGATTGTGTCATTTCCTCATCTCTTTCTAGTTCGCCCAATTGTGCTGGTTGATTTACAGAACCGCCTGGACGAAGAGATGACTTATTTCTCAATGAGTTATCTTGTGTTTGAAGTGTTCCTATTACTGCTCCTCTTCCGTTTACATCACTGTATAAACCCGGTGAAGAGTATCCCATATCTGTTACTTGTTGTGTGTTATCTTGCACGATTTGTTCCTCCACTTTTATCATTTATATTTAGAATAATTTAATTTTTGACGATATTAAATTACTTATTTAATCTTTTTATTGTTTTTCTGGTCTGACCAATCAATTCTCCACCCAAAGAACTTCTATGTGGCAATCTTTTATTTTGGGCGGAAGTTAAATCTGGATCATAACTTAAGATATTTTGTTTAATATTTTCTATTGCTGCCCCTGTTACTATTCTTGGTATTGTAGTTAATATATTTTTAGCAGCGACCACTGGTTTAGGCATTTTTATATCAAATGCTCTATCGACTGCACTAATTGCACTTTTTGCACCTTGAATTCCTAAACCTATTGAACTTTTTGCTTTAATGATTTGTTTCTTGGAAACTGAATCTACTTTAAAACTTTGATTTCTTATATCTCTTTGAGTTCTTTTAAATTGTCTTATTTCTCCTCTTCCAAAAGGTCTACCGCTATCTGGTTTTCCTGCTTTTATCCATGCGGTATATCTTGGTGTAATTTGAGTACCTAAAACTTTTGTTTTTTGCTGAACATCACCCATTGCTTTTGCAGTTTTAGTTACATATTTTGGTGCAACAGAAACAGCACCAATTAAACCAGATCCTAGTCTTTTTGCTGCTCTACCAAGACCGGCTGCAGCAATTCTGGGGAAAGATGCTCTAAAAATCTCATTTATAATTTGTTGCCGCTTCCAGGCTTCAAATTTATTAATTTCTTGAAGATTTTTTGGATTTCTATTCATGTGCAATTTAAAGTCTTCTCAAAAAGTCTTCAAATAATTGAATTGCTTTTTTCTCAAGATTTCTTCTTGATGTTTTTGAAAGTTCTGTTTTATAACCATGAATTACTTTTTCTTTTAATATTCCATTATCCCAAACCCATTCTTTTCCTTCCATGATTCCATTCACAAATGCATTTGGTGCAGATGGATCAGCAACAATGTCTATTGCAGATAAAGAAAAATCTGGTTGAACCTCATTCACTTCGTTTACTTTCTTGAGAGAACCCATACCTCTAGAAGAGACACCCAGTAAAGCACCTTCATCAATCAAATTCTTCACAATATTACCCATTGGAGTTTCTGCAAGAATTTTTGCTCGACCTATAAAATCATTACCATTTCTACGAAGTTCTGTGATCATGTGTGAAACACGATCTAAATTAACTGTAGGCCCCTGTGGATGGTTTAATTCACCAAGTGCTCTTTTTTTAGCAACAAAATTTTGATTATATCTTCCTATTTCATTTTCTAAAATGTTAAGAGGATATCTTCTTCCGTTTCGATTTACAGTTTCTGCCTGAAGCATAATACCTTCGAGGAAGTAGTTCTTTTTTCCATCCTCACGAGATTCAACTATTGGTTTTACAGATTCTATAGTCTCAGTTATTAGCTTCATTTTTAATTCCTATTATTTGTTTTCGTTTAAAAATGCTTCAACTACTTGTTGAATTTCCTCTTCGGTTAACTCATAACCAGATTCTTTTTCAATTTGTTCAATTAATTCTGAAAGCATTTCTTGTAATTCTTGATCAGAAAGAGACTCTTTCATTTCCTCTTCCTCTTCCTCGTCCTCTTCGTCCTCTTCTTCCTCTTCCTCTTCTTCCTCTTCTTCCTCTTCCTCTTCTTCCTCTTCTTCTTTCTCTTCCTTCATTGCAGCAGAAATCTTTTCTCTACGATTTTTTAAATAATCATCAGACTCATCAGAATCACCATCATTATCAACATCTTCATCTTCATCGCCAACTGGATCCATTTTTTCGTTAAATACAGATGGTGCAAATTCCATAAGTTTTTTCTCCAAATGTTCGCCCATTTTTTGATAAAGACTAGATTCTATTAATTTTTTTCCTTCAACCAAATTATTGTTGAGTATGCTGACTACTGCTTTTTCTAAGTTTGTCATGTTATTTTCTCCTATTTGTATATATTATTTTAAATTTGTTCTGTTTGTTCGCCTTCTGGGTTCATTTGTTGTTGAAGCATCTGTTGTTGCATTATTTTTGCCTGTTCTTCTTCTATTTCGGCGTTCATTTCTGCAATTTCTTCATCAGTTTGCTTCAAGATATTCTTACGAACCCACTTTGCAGAGAAGAATTGATTTGTATAATTTGCCATAATATTTAACATATCAACTTTTTCTCTCATTATTTCGTTTTCTTTGAGTTCGGTAAAGTACGAATCTTTATTCCAGTCAAATCTTATATCCTGAACTATATTGTCCCAATCTTCTTCAGTCATTATACCTTTTAATAGACACTGTTTTCTTAAAAGATCTAAGAATAAAAATGAGAATTTCTTTCTTAATTTTTCTATAAATTTGAAAAATTGGACTTCATCTCTGGATATTTCGGTTGATCTACCCATGTTGAATCCAGTTGTGGTTTCAAGTCTACTTATTGGAACATTTAATGCTCTATAGACTTTCTTTAATAGATAATCAACATCGTCCATTTGACCAAGATTTTGACCCCCATCTAACAAAGAAATTTCTGTTCCACGATTTCCTTCTCTTCTAGGAATCCAGAAATCCTCCAACATAGACATGTGGTTTCTTTCATCTTTTATTTCACCAGATTTAGTATCGTATGTTATTTTATTGCGATACTTATTCATCAAACTTGAAATATATTGTTCTGCTTTTTGCTTTGGTAGATTTCCTACATCAATGTAAAAAACTCTTCTTTCAGGTGCTCTAGAAATTCTGTAGATTACTACAGCATCTTCTATTTGACGCAACATATTTACTGGTCGAATTGCTTTTTGTAGATAACCTATAACACGCTTAGAACCGCTATCTACTACTCCAGAATGGACATAGCAAATAGAATCCACTGATATTTTGAGTCCTGCTGTCGTAGTTGGTGTTAATGAATCTTTGTCTAAATCTGTATAAACATAAAATTCATCTACTTTTTTGACAATAGAGAGATTCATACCATTTATATTTTTATTTTCTTTTTCTACTTTTCTTACTTTTTGAATTTTTGTAGGATCAATAGAACGAAGTTGTTGAATACCTTTTTCTGGATGTTCAACATCAATAATAATATGATAAAATACTTTAGAATCTATATACCATCTTCTAAAGATATCATCTGCTTTATTTGAAAAGTCTAAAAGTTTTTTAATATTTTTAAATTCTTGATGAACTTTTTGTTTGATGTTATCGGAGATTGTGCTTACATTATCCAAATCTAATTTTACGCATTCATATTCACCATCAAAAACAATTGAATCATTTACAATATCTTGAATAGCACGATCAACTTCTGGATACATTGCCATTGAACGATATTGTTGTATTTGTGTATTTTCTTGAACAAGAGCTCCACCAAAGTCAAAGTAACTACTAAAGAACCCGCCACCTTCTATGACATAGGTTCCATCGTAGTCTTCTTGAGCAACAAAAGAGGGCTGGGACTTTGGTTGTTCCAACCCTCCTAAGTCGTTCTCTTTTGGAAAATCATCTTTCTTGAAAGAAAAACCAAATACTCTATCTATTAAACCCATAATATAAAAATCTCCTTTTTAGTTCAAAACAATTTAAACTGTACTATTAAAGCGCAATGAGTGGTGGTATAGAACTACCATTGGGTTCCCAGAAATCATATGCCAATGTAACCGTGAATTCTGCAAAAGTATCAGTCATTTCATAAGACAAATCTATTGGAGATATATCCAATGGGAAACAATTTCTGAGCGTATAAGTCTCATTGTGTCCACTTTGTGGATTAGAAATAACAGAACTTGTTGCATCATTGAAGGAAACAGTCCAGTTTGATGTTAAACTATAGTCCATTGTGTGTAATGTTCTATGATCCATCAAATTGATCCATGTTTCAAACATTTGTCTTAGATTTTGAGAACTATCGCTTGAATCATATATTTGTATTGACCAATCGGCGTATGTTCTTTCACCAGAAAACTTAACAGTTCTTCCCTGCCAAGCAACTGGAATTACTCCAATACTAGAACCAGGAACTTGAGTTGCTTTGCAATAGACATCAAAATGAACACCAGATGCTGCTCCAGCAGAACTTGAAGTGTTTCCTTGTGTCACCGCATTTGGAAAGGAACCATTAATTAAAAATCTATTTGGTCTATGACCATTAAATCTCTGTCTAAAATCATTTATACCTGTTGCCATATTTTTCTCCCTTGCTTTCTATTTATTTATGTTTATAAGGGATCACTTAGATTCTTATTTGTGAATGTCAATCTTACATAATTTATTGCAGTGACTGGTTTAACCAATACATCGGCAACAAATATTCTTTGTTGAATTAAATCTGGTGTATTGTTAGTAGAATCACAAATTATTCTATAGTCACTTATGCCTCTTTGACCTTGTACTTGACTCAACACAGTATCAGCAGCAAGACGGAATCTAGATCTTGTTGTTTCATCATTTTGCTCAAACAATATTGCTCTAGCAATTGGTGAAAGTGTCTTTCTAAGATGAATGAACAATCTAGAAACATTTATTCTGCTCAAGGTAGAAGTATCTGATGCTCCAGTTTTATCACCAAACAAAATAGTTCCTTCGCCTGGGAAAGTAACTACTGGATTATAACCAGCATCAAACATAGTATCTTGTTCTGATGCAGTTGGGTTGTTTTCCAAACGAACTACATTTAAAACTCTTCCACGAATTCTTCCTGCTGGAGAATACCATGGATAATAATCTCTATCTGTTCTTGCTATACAACCGGCTACATCTGGAGTTAGATTTGTTCTGATTAGATCGCCAGCAGTATCAAAGTGTAATTTGTGACCCCATGTATGAACATAGAATTCGCTAGTACCAGATGTAGGTGCTGTACTTGGATATGTGCTACCAACTGATGTTTGAACGCCAATTATTGCAAAATCTGTCGAAGATTTTGCATCAACAACTGCTTGCATATTTGTAACATCTGCCGCGGCGGTTCCACCCATAAACATTACATCCAAATCAACCTCTGATGGTTGCAATGCAGTATAAACATTTACTGTATTTGAAACAGAACCAGTTCCACCAACATAGCATCCTGCACCATATTGCAAGAAATTATGAACAGCCCACCATTCTGATGCCCAATTTGAACCGTTATTGGCATTGGTTGCCGCTATAAATGCAGCAGCAGATGGACCTATAGATGCAGTCAATGTTGCACCAGCAAATCCTGCTGCTAAATTTGTTCTATATGTATAGTCTCTCAAACGAGCAAACCAATCATTTACATTTTCTGTAAAAAGATAACCTTGTTCTTTGTCTGAAGTATATCCCATTCTTAGTAAAAGACCATTACGAGAAACCATTCCGCCTCTTACTGGACCTAAAGTTTCGCCAGCTGGTGGCGAAAGAGATTCATCAACTATTCTTATTGTAACATTTGGTCTTGCCATTTTATCTTCTCCTTGATGATTATTAGAATATGTCTAAAATATATATCCTTTTTATCGTTTTCACTAAAACCACATTTTCATATCAATTGGAGTGTCAAAATCGACTTTTTTAATAGGTTTATCACTCAGAATCCAATAATCTTCACCAATTTTTTCTGTTTTTTCAGTTTCAGGTGTTCCATCATCAAAAAAACCAAAAGGCATTATTTCTGATTCTATTTTTTCTATTTCATTTTTATACATTTCTAAACGAACATCTAAATCTGTCAAATTTTTAAAAAATTCTTGTCTTGTGGCCCAAGCAAAAAACACCAAACACATCACTAAATCATCATTATGACCATCATCTGCCTCAAAACTATTTCTTTTTGCAATAAAGGTAGTCAACTCATCAATTATGTCTATATCCTCAATAACCAATTTATCCTGTTCTATTAAATTTTTTAAAACAGAACAGCCTAATTTTTTCACTATGGTTGTAGTTCTTACACCCATTTGCTGAGATCTGCCAAATTCGCTAATTATTTGACCTTTTCTTCCTAAAACATTTACCTTTATTAAATTTTCATATTCTAGATCATTATGCAAAATATCAGCAACCTGTCCTCCTATATCATTTACTTCGACTAAACAATAAGCATTATTATATTTTTTGCCTATTGATCTAACTATAGAAGGTAGCACCAAAGGGGATATAATATTATTTCTGTATTTTGCCACAACTTTATATGGAGTTTGGGTTACATCTAAAACAACAATTGCACTATAATCTTTTCCTTGTCCTCTAGATGTATCGACAGTCATGAAATATACATGATCTTTTTCTACATTGTCTTCGTCTTTTTGGTGTTTTATTGGTTCCTCGTAAACCCAATAACCATCTTTATTTCGTACTAGTGGTTGTTTCCAATATAAACTATTTAATTTGGTTGAAGATATTAATGTGTTACTAGATCCAACAAAGTCGCATTCAAACTCTTGTTGAAACTGTCTTTCTGATGTATTTTGTATTGTTTTCTTTTTCCATTCTTCATCTCTAAGAGGACCGCCAGGATATGCAGGAACTTGACTCCAGTGTACTTCTATTGGAATGTATTCATTTTTTTGATTTACAGCACCCTTCCAAAACTGATAAAACATATTCAACCCATTTGGAGTGGAAATTATGATAACTTGAGTAGTTTGACCAGATGTTACTGTTGGATACACCGAACTAAAAAATTCTTCAGATACATTCGTAGGTACATGTCCGAACTCATCTAATAAAATAATATTAAAAGATCCACCACGAACAGCACTCGAACTGGTGGCGGCAGCAATTATTCTTGAACCATTTTCTAATTGAATTGAGTGCTTGTTCCATTCAACTATACCTTGCTGCATCCACAAAGGAAGATATTCATATGCCATTTTAATTCTTGCTAAAACTTCTCTTGCAGCAGATTGTTTGTTTGCAAGAATTGCTATATTCATGTTCTGATTAAATAATGCTTTTCCTAACAGATATCCAGGACCAACTGTTGTAGTTTTTCCAGACTGTCTGGGTAATTTGCAAATTACATGTCTGTTATTTGCTAATGTTTGTACAATTTTTTCTTGATAATCGTATAAATTAAAAGGAACTACACCAGAGTCAAGAGATACAACTTTGATATAATTTTTTGCAAAATACAAAGGGTCATTTGCACACTTTAAGTACTCTTCTACTTGTTCTTTTGTGAAATCTATCTTTACGCCGACTGGTTTTAGATTTTTATTACCTAAATAACCTTTTTTATTGTACTTAATTGGCATCTTCTTCACCCTCCACATCTATAATACTATCATCGTTTGCTTCTGATTTAAATTGACTTCTTGATTTGTTTAACAAATTTTGTAAATCTGTGGTAGATCCAACATATATTGAATTATTTGTTGTGTTTTTTACAGATATTTTATCTTTTTCCGCTTCATTTGCCTGTTTATGAATCTCCAATAAGTCTTTGTTCATATCGCTTATTGTTTTCAAAAGAGTCGCTGCAACCTCATAAGCGCGGGGGGAATCCCCTGCTGTTGCTACTTTCATTATTCCATCAACAGCATCCATCCCGGTATTGATCAAATCCTTTATACCATCTCTGGCAGAATCAAAATCAGTATTTAGTAATTGTTCTCTTCTCTCTCTTTTCATCTGAGAGAGTTGTTTTTTATCTACAATAACTTCTTTTGGTTTTTCAGAAGCTTCATACTTTATTTCCAAAGCTTTTGATATTTTTTCTTCAGACATAATTTAAACCTCATATTATATTCGATCCATTTGTGCTTGTCGTATTTCCAGTTGCAGAATCGCCAGTCCAACCAAAATCAGTTATAAAGTTATAAGCACTTGCTGTAGAACCAAGAGACATGTTGAAGAAGTTAACTTCGGATGTCTCAATTGAAAGCGGTGATCTATCTTTAATTTGCCCATACAAATACGCTTTTGCTGTAAAATCAAAAACTGTTGTTATGAGTCTTCGATTACCAAAATCTCCCTCATAATCTTCATTCGTTGCAACAGAGTTTAGAATTACTGGAACATCTACCTTAGTTGCCAGTTTGTTCATTTTTAATGTCACAGTAAAGTCTGGAGAAAAATTTGGAAGAATTTGTTCTACAATTTGCAAATTATCTGTTACATTTCTAGTAAAAAGATACAAACCAAAATTTATATTGTATGGAACCTCGGCCCACATTGAACTTTCTACATTATTCGATTCCATAGAAATCTTTTTCATTTTATTTACTTTTCTTGTCGGGTCATACAAGTAAGTAGTAATATCAAAACCAAATCTTGGTAAAGTTATTTGAACATGAGCATTGTCTGTTATTGTGCTATCTTCTCTGAGCTTACGAACAAACTTTTCCTTCGGTCCGTATGTTATAGGAACTCTTACTTTTTCCGTTACATTGTCATTTGCATCGTATTTTGACAAATAAATTTCATTAAATAGAGAACCAAATGCTATTACTAGCTTTCTAATTGTTTCGTTATAATAACTTGATTCTATTCCAAACATTAATATTTACCTTCCGAGAATGGATCTGTTTCGGTGAAGTCAAAGATTCCTGTACTTGTGCTCTTAAATTGCAATATGTCATTATCCTTGTTTGCAGATATTGTATTCTGTGGATCTTTCTGTATAAGAATATTTGTTGTGAAACTGTTTTGTACTGTAAATTCTGCACCAGAATTTGCTCCTTTGATTGTTTGACCACCCGTAGCAAATGTTCCAACGACATTGGCAAGATACAGAATATCGTAAGTTGTTCCGTCTATTTGTTCTACAATTGTTGCTGTTGCTGTTGCTGAGGACAATGTAGCACCAGCTCCACTTAAACCAAGAACTTGATATACCTTTTCTCCAGAATAGTATGAACCAAAAACAGGATCAACGGCAGTTGCACCAATAAACATTTTTAGTGCATACTCTTTTCGATCATCTTCTATTGTATCAATGTCGCTAATACCAGTGGTGATTTCTTCATTGCTATATGAGAAGAGTTCGCACTCCAATGTATATGTTGTTAGTGTACCAAATTGATAAAATGGATCTCTTTTATTTACATGATTAATCTCAAACAAAGAATTGCTCAATGGAAAGTAAACAAGATCACCTACTCTTGGATATTTTATTTCTGCATCTTTAGTTGTAATTTCCTGTTCAAATCTTGTTTTTGACAAAACTAAAGAAACTCTATCTGTTATGTTTATTCCAAATTTACTGATAACATCACCCTGACCATCAAATTGCATGACATTTTTAATGTACATTTCAATTGTGTATGCGTCAGTAAATTTGTTTTGTATATCTTCACCAAATAATTCATCTAGGTTTACATAATTTCTTGGTATATAAACCATATCTCTACCCATTGCACGAATTGTCTCTATAGTCAAATCGTTGAGTAGTCTTTGCTCTGCTGTGCTGTCACGAAAGAATGGATTAACTGCCATTTATTATCCTACCATAAAATCTATAGGTAACTCATACGCGGTTAGAAGTTCGACCTCAATTGCTTGTATTTCGGCCTGTGCTTCTTGATATATCGCAGCTCCCTTAAGGGTTATTCCGCCAGGGAGCTGAACGCCGTCATATTTAGCCATGTTTGCGCCCCATTGTCTTTTTATGAGGGCCGTTAGGTACTTTTTTAATAGACGGTCGTTATAGATTTCTGTATATTTTTCTGGATTCAATAGCACAAATGTTTCCAAAATAACATACTGTCCAGCGATCAGATCTGCTTTTCTTCCGGTTATATGAATTCTGTTTGTAACTTTGCTAAATTCAATTCTTTTTTCTGGTTGGAAAAAATCTTGAATTAGTTTGATATATCTTTTTGCGGAATCGTAAGAAGCAAGACCCATTGCCGGCGAACCAGCAAGTCCGCGATTTATACCAAAATAATCTGTTAAAGCTAATTGATAGCGAATATCAAACATATCAACTGTTGTTAAATTTCCAAATTGAAAAATTTTAACTACGCTTAATATGTCGTTTCCTGTTGGTCCATCCCCACCAGGTCCATTAGTTGGACCTAGACTAGATGTTTCAATATATCCATTGTTTATATCTGTTTGTGTTAATTGGTATTTAAAAAATGCACGCTCGACACCATCAAAGTGTCTTTCGGCAAAATACTCAAGGGCCTCATCTAATCTGTCTTCACATTGCTTATAATCGACATTTATTTGAATTACAGGATGACCCAGATTTCTGAGTGCGTAGTCTATTATTGCTTCTCTGGAATTAATTGCCATTTAAAAATCTCCTTACTTATTTATAAGGAGATTTTATTTTATTAATCTTTTGTTTTTTCTTCAGTTACAGGAGGTTCGTGTGTAGAAACCTTTATCTTTTCTAAATCTTTATAAGATATGTTTTCTATGTAATATCTTCGTGTTATAGGTGCAACTGACTCTTCCTGAGAAGAGGCTTTGTAATTGGTGAATCCTGGCATCTGTAAAGGACAGTTCAACTTAGGATAATCCAACTTACTATACTCATCGCCTTCTGCGACCAACCATGTTCCTTTGCGATCACCACAACCGCATCCACCGCAAAAATGTTTTCCGGGGGTTGTGCTCTGCTTTAGATATTCGCAAGGAGGAAGTTCTCCACCCTCTTGTTTATTTCCAAAGCAACTAAGAACTCTAAGTTGTTTTGTTGGTTTATTAACCTTTTCGTTACTCAGACCTCTAGATGTCAAAGCAGTTGCAAAACTTTGAATCATACTGATCTTTTTACTTACTATGTTTTGTTCTTTTATTTCATCTTTACGAAATTCAGTTTCATTATTCATATTATTTTTCCTACAATTGCACCCCATAATATATCTCCATTTCTATTTATGTCAATAAAATTCTTCTAAAAAACAATATAGAAAGATTTGTAGTCGGAGCAGACAAAATTACTCTACCATAGTTATACGAATCAGATAGAGTCAAATACTGACTATATAATAATTTTTCGTTATACATTGATGATGTCATAAATGCGCCTCTTGGTATTATATAATTAGTGACACCAGAAACATAAACCTGATATTGTTTTGCAAAAAATTGCAACTCTTTCAAAGAGGGAACATAAAAATCTGCAAATCCTTTTCTATTTTTACCGCATATTGTATTTGTTAATTTTGTTTTTATTCCGTTAAATGTTCTATTGTCCCCATAAAAATTATAAAATCCATCATATTTTGATAAATTTCTTTGACTTGTTTGTAGTTGTTCCCCCACATCTAAAAATGTTGTAAAATAAATTGAGGGTTCTACTATTATTGCCCATTTTTTATTTTTCTTTTCTCCAGGTCCGGAAGCATTTGATTTTAACAGTGTTCCTGTTTTTTGTGTTAATTGTTCTGCACCAAAAATATCAGAAGCAGTTGGTGTAATCGGAGAACCCGGTTCATAGATTCCCATATAAATTCCACCTTTATAAGTTGCACCAATATTAAGACCAAGCAAATTAAAAGAATATTCTGACATTGTTTCTGGTTCTATAATTCTACTTCCAGTTTTAGTTGGAACTTGTGGTGCATAATTGTGGTTGCATACCTTCGAATCATCTAATAATTCAGTCCAGTACTCTTCACATAATTCTTTTGATGTCAATTCACAATCATATGAATATGTGTTATTTGTTTTCTTTAATCTGAAACAAGGTCCATGTGAAAAATCATCAAATAAAGCAGTTCCAGTAGAATAATAACTCAAAAAACTAGAAGATGTGCAATCTGCCGTGCCATTACCTAATAAATCAGCATTGCATAATTTTTTCTTGGAAAATATTGCTGGTTGATTTGATGCAGTATAACCCATGCAATCTGAACTCTTGCAAACATTTTCACAAATAACTTTAGTGGGAACATTGTTATCATCTCTATCCATATAGCAACAAGATCTTGGAACTCTTACATCAAATAGACATGCTTCATTTGATAATAAATCACCAACTGGAAATAATTTTCCACAATATTTGTCTGCTGTTGAATTACCAATTAAAATACTATTTGGGTCGTAGGCTGGATCTAATGTCGCACTTTGACCATTTGTTGGACAGGGTCCCTGATTCCAAACGCCACCCAATCTTTCACATTCACACTTTGAAGTTCCATTCACTAAACCTAATCTATTATTGTTTATTATTCCTCCACATTGCGTTAATAAATCTGGATAAATAACACCATTAAATAAACTACCTTCTAATGTTTCATTTGAACATGAGCAACAACAACCAGTTGCACCCGGACTTATACAATCAACTTCATTTATGTTTCCGTATTGAAAGTTTCCACCAGACTGAAAACATTCTAAAAATGTTTTAGATGTTTTTGATCCATCTATACCACAACACACTCCAATAGATTTCAGTTCCGTGGAATAGTTTATTGCACTTTTTGTTCTTGTTCTAAACTGTATTGCCATTTATTCCTCGCAAAGTTCGTATTGTTTTAAAATTTCTAAATCATATAGAACAGGAACACATTCATATAGTGTTGGATCCTCACTACTATATATTTTAATCCAAATGAGATTTTCATTACCATTTGAATCATTTATTGGTGTTTCTTCTCCAGTAAATGCAGCTGCTGCACAAGGACCGGTCATGGTAGTTATACATGTTCCTCCAGATAAATACGATGAATTTTCACAATCCGCAACACATATAAATTCGGGTGGAACAAACGCACGATTTGATGTTACACTTAAAGGAGCTGAAGTTGTTGCCCATGCCATGCTAGAAGTTGTCCAAGTTATATCTGAGTATTTTCTTTTAGCTGTTCTATTCGCATCTGTTTGCGCTGGACCTGATGTCGTACACGGAGTGCAAATTTCTGGAATATTAACTACTTTTGGAAAATTTCCAAGCTGATTTGCAATATCTGGATCACTTTGATAAGTTGTGAAAGAAAGAGTGCTAACCGGAATAAACAAATTACTAGCACCAGAGCATGTACCCACATTTGTCGATGAATCGCTACAAATTGTTTTTGTTAACGAACCATCACCTGTTGAGTCTTTTGGGTAATTTATTTCATATCTTATAAGTGCATATTTACCTACACCTATTTTACATGTGTCCGTTGTAGCCGATTGTGCTTCATTTCTTGAAACATAATATGCAGTTATATCAGTTGTGACTACTTGTGCGCCTTCGCCGCCACCAACATTAGTAAAATTATGACATTTTGTTGCATTTCCTGAAGGACCATTTGTTACTGCTGACATCGCTGTTGCTTGTTTAAATCTAACAACAATCAAAGATCTTGGTTTTCTTGTAGTTCCTGATGGACATGTTAAATTAAATTCTTGTGAACCAGTTTGTGAAGTATAATCATACCAATTTGTATAGGACAATTCCTCATTTGCGTCCCAACAGGAGCATTTGAAAATAAATGGAATTCCATCACCAAGTCTTACAGTTTTGTCTTGTTCTGCATTTGATGTGAAATCGAATTCATTTGAATTTATAAATTGTATAAATCTATTTTCATATTGAGTTCTATTTTGTAAATTTGGATAAATACCGCTTAAATATGCAAAAGACAAATCAAATGGTCTAGTAACTCTTCTAATGGCAGCAACTGGAATCAGTGCAGTTGATGCTGATTTCCAACTGTCAAAATAATCCAAACTAAAAGCAGTAGCAGAATGATCAAAATAATTTCCATTTCTTAAAATAAAATTAGAATAAGGATATTTTGTTCCTGTATTATCATCGCCCGTTGGTTTTGCTGGATTTATTTTCCATCCTAACTCACCAGCACTAAAAGCGCCCAAATAATCCCAGTTCGAAGCAAATGCACTTCCCGAATTAAACAAACTTTGAATAGGACTAGAAGGGGGCGGCGGACATGTATTGGGTGGAGCTGGAGGAGCTCCTGGTCCTTTTGATGCGCCTCGTATTGCTTCATTTGGCACGATAATATTATACAAATATCCACTACTTCGTGCATAATTCTTTAATGTACAAGGATCTGCTGGTGGTGCAGCTATAGCAATACCAGTTAAATTAGCAGTAGTACCTTCACTCAAAATGTCAACAGCTCGGCAAGAAACGGTATATGTTCCTGTTGCATTAAATGTTATACCAACAAATGTCGCACCAGCATTATTATTTGGAAAAATTGAACTGGTCGGAGGATTTGTTGTCCAATCATATCTTGTAATTGATCCACCTACATCGGGATCAGATGCAAATCCAACACCAGATATTGTAAAATTTAATTTAGTATTTACATTACCACCGCTTCCAGAGAGTGGTGGTAAAATAGGTAATGCATTTTTTCTTATAGTAAATGCTGTTGTTGCTGAAAGCGATGCATTTGTTGTAGAAGTTGCCGTTACTGAAATAGTAAAATCAATACCGGGAGTCATCGTTGCTGTATTAATGTTTATAGAGACAGTAGCACTAGACTGTATATTCGTTCCATTACTTACTGATACTGTTGGTGCAGTTTGACCTGAAATTTGCGTAACCCCTGCTGTTACATTAACGGGTCCGGCATTTGTTGAAGATGGAGTTGCACTTGCATTTGAAATTGTGCAAGTTCTTGAAACACTTAAAACAGGGTTTTGTACTACGCCGCTCACAGGAAGAGTACCAAATGTTGGAGCCGCTGCATTAGTTAAAGTTAAGGATACTGTTTGATTATTTTGTGTTCCCTCGTTATCTGTTACAAGTAAATTAAAACCATAAGATCCTGGCTGAGTAAAGTTTGTTGCAGTTGGTGTGAATGTATTGCTATTATTTATTGTGACGATTCCTGCTCCGGCGGGTTTAGTTGGGTTTGTCCATAAATAATTTAAAATTCCACCATCTGGATCTATTGCTGTTGCGCCAGGTGTAGGATTTATGTTTATTGATTGTGATGACCCTGTAAATGTAATCGAACCCAAATTACTATTTACATTAGATATTGTTGGTTGACTGCTTTCTGCTGTAACATTTAATGTGTTACTAGTTATTTTGTTTCCAGAGGCGTCAGTGACTTCTGCTTGAAATTTATAAACTTTAGAAGAAGCTATTGTGCTATTCGAAAATGGAAGTGTCATACCAGAAACAACTGCTTGATTTTGTAATGGATTTTGTGTTATACTTACTGTTGGTGTTCCTGCTTCTGGTACTTGTTTAAAGAAGTATGTAATTCCTTCGTTATCTGTTGCATTTACTGTAAGTGTGGTGGATGCACTTTGATTAGCACCGGAAATAAGTGGATTAGTTGGAGAAGCAGAAAATGATGTTATTACTGGTGCTGGATTTGGGGAAACATTTACTGTTAAACTTGGACTTGCTGATGTAGGTCTTCCATTATTGTCTGTTGCTGAAAATCCAATTGAAATCGAATATGTAGAACCAATTGGAGTAAATGTTGCTGTTGTGTTTAAAGAAGAGGCATTACTAAAAGTTACTCTGCTTGGATCAGATGCGGTCCAGATATAACTAGAAATAAATCCATCAGGATCATTTGCAACTGCGGTTAAATTAAGAGTAGAAGGTAATGTTATATTTACAGAATTGTTTGGATCTGGATTTGTAATACTAACATTTGGGGCTTGATTTCTTTTAACAGTAAAATCTTGACTAACTACACTTCCTCCCAAATCTTGAATTTGTAATTCAAGAGTATATGTACCACCCACCGGAGCCGGCGAATCAATAAATGGAATTAAAATATCAGAATATGAAGAAGTCGATGATAAGGGATTGGAGTATCCAGAATTTGCACCAGAAGGAACACTTTTCATTCTCCATCTACTTGATGTTATATTATTATCTTGATCCGTGACCGAAATTCCATATACAGATGTATTGAACTGTGTAACTGTTGGAAATGGTATAATGTGTGCCAGTTTTGATGCTGTTATTGTAGGACTTTGATTTGTGAATATTAATTCTTTTGGATTAGACTGAACTGTTTGTCCTTCATTGTCAGTTATCATGAATGCAAAACCATAATTTCCAATTTTTATTGGTGCAGCTATCGTGCATTGTGCCGAATATGTTGTTCCGCTTGTACTTACATTTTGGGAAATTGCACCAAATAAAACACTTCCAGTATATGTTGGAGGAACCGTAGTTATAAGAAATTCAGGATTTACCAGAGAACCACCATCTGGGTCAACGGCAAATGCCGTAATACCAAATGTGTAGTTACTTGTCATATTAACACCAGAAGTACTAGATGGAATAAATATTTCGGCAGTTGGTATTTGATTGTTTATTGTTATTGTTTGTGGATTTGAATCAACTGGTGGATTTACACCATCATCTACAGTTGCCTTGAATGTATAGTTTCTAGAAGAACCATTACTATTTGTTGTCAAATTATTAATAGTTGCTTGCCAAGTTGTTGAATTTAGTTTTACGGGTGAAACTATTGTAGCACCAAAAGAAGTCACCTCTGTTATTGTTGCCGAAGTTACATCTGTTGATGTATTAATTTGTAAATTAATAGAATTTGTTGGAAGTGTAATGTTTGTTGATGATGCGGTCAAATTTACTGTTGGTGCAATGTCTCTTAACAAAGTTAAAGTAACAGTATCTGGACTGGAAACATTTGAATTATTATCAGTAACTACTAAAGATAAAGTATATGTTCCAAAACCATTAACCTTAACCGTTGGTGTAGAAATTTGATTTGACCCAACAAATTCAATTGTAGAACCGCTTTGGGAAATAATACTCCACTGATATAAACTTATAGAACCGCCAGATTGATCCGTGCTTCCTGTTCCATCTAATGAAAAAGTTTTAGGAAATGTTGTTAAATCTGGATATGTTATTGATAAATCGTTTCCTGCATTTGCTGTAGGATTTGGATCCGTCACATTCAATGTAACTGCTGCCGGAACAGATGTAGAACCAGAACTATCTGTTACCGTAACAGAAACTTGATGCTGGCCACCTTTATTCAATCCAGTTAAAATTGTGTTATTTGATGATGATGAATTATTTGCTGAAAAATTGTATGTTGTACTTGGGCCAGTCAATGTCCAATTATAAATTAGTGTTGAACCATCTGGATCATAACCACTTGCACTCAAATTTAATGTTACTGGAAGTGTTGAAGAAACAACGGTCTGAGTTGGGTTTGTTATGGTTACGGATGGTGCTGTATTTTGCACATTAACAAATCCAGATGTTTGTTCGAAAGATCTTCCACAATTGTCTATAATTTTTATAATAAGAGAATATAAACCATTAGGTACAGTGGTGGAAAGAACAGATATATCTAATACAAATTGTATACTAGTATTGTCGCCCTGCTGTGTTGTGGTGGTTGAATTAATTCTAAAATACGGATCAGCACCAGTTTCAAGTCTGACATTGGATAATAATGGATTTATTCCGTTGACATCGAAAGCGTTGATTGTAAATAAGAAATTTGAAATTGGATTCGAAACAGTAATCGGGGATATGGGTGGAATTGAAGGATTGAAGTTAGGATCAGCAGATACTGTTATAGTAGTTGATGCTTCTACTGTTTGAGAAATAGTGTCATCTATTCCCGGTTCGGTTATAGATGCTTTAAATGTATATGTTCCTGTGTTGAATACTTTAAATCTAGTTGTTATGTCACCACTTGAACCATTGTCTGTTAGAACAGTACCTATCAATTCTGGTGGTGTTGATGGATAACTAATCGGAACAATTGTAGCATTTGTGAGATTAGAAAATGGCGTTTCTGTATCAGAAACTGTTGCAATTACATCAACTAAATTTTGACCAGAGCAAGGAAACAAAATAGAAGATTGTGTTGAATCAAAATTTATAGAAGGTCTTTCATTTTCTAAAATTTCTACATTACTTTGAATGAAGTCGGTTCCACCTTCATTATCAGTTACTGTGTGGAATATTAAATAATTTCCCTTTTGCAATAGTTCTATTTTTGGTTTTGAAGTAGTTTGACCATTTATCGAAAATGGACCACCAGAAACTGTTGTATTGTATGTCAAAGAACCACCATCTGGATCAGAAGCAGTAATTGTGGTGTCTAAAATTAATTTTTCTAAAAGACCAAGATTGGCATCAGTTCCATTTATAAATTTAACAAAAGGAGAACTTATGTCTGTATCATAAGTTACACCAATTATAGGTAAACTATTCTGTACGGTTACAGTACATCTTTTTGTTGCTACATTTTCGTTTGGATCTTTTACAAAAAGATCTACAAAATAAACTTGATTCGTCTGTGCTCCGGGTAATCCAGTAGATTTTGTATATGTCACACTAGAACCAGATAGTGTTTGCCAACCAGTATCCTCTATAATAGAAGAATCCGATTTAGATAAAACCCATTTAAATTGTAATACATCAGCAGGATCTGGATCTGTTATACCACTTCCTGTTACAGAAAATGCGGTTTCTGGTGGTATTACTATATTTGATGTTATAGAAAAAATAGAAGGGGAAGTGTTACTGACTCTTATAATTGACAAATTACTAGAATCAATATCAGTATATAAAACTTCATCGTTAACTTGATGATCTATTTGATAATTTGACTCGTAAAAAAATCTCCATCTTTGGGTAAAATAATTGCCAATTTTTGTTACATTTGAGACAGGTCGAACATATCCAGATGTGTAAGTATAATTGTAACTTAATACATTTCCATTGGCTATTAACCTTGGAAAAAACAATGCACCAACTAGATTATTGTTTATATCGGCGGCAGTTACACCAAATTGAACTTCCTTGAAAATACCATTTGGAATAAAAGCAGTTGGAACTTGTAATTGCGGTTCAGAAGGATCCATATTGATTACAATATCAGGAGTTATTTCAATTATTTGAGGACCTTCATTTGTTATTCTAACTGCTTTTGCTCTAGATATTGTATTGAACTCATTGTATGGTTGTTGCCGTAGTATGGTGCTAAGAATATAAAGTCCTGCTGTATTTCCTGCTACTTCAGGTAAATCTATAGTTATATCATTTATTCCAGAGATAATATCTTGTTCCCCGTTTGGCATTACAATTTGCTGACAATTCATGCAGCAATAGTACTGACCAGGTCCTTCTTCTCTGTACATAGCCATTCCATAATATAATTTAATATTTCCTTGATTTGCTGGAATTTTAATACGAGGTCTTAATGTTGTTCCTATTCTTCCAGCAGCAGGATAAGTTGAAGCATTTAAGCAACCATTGTATACCCAATCTGGTAAATCGGTTCCCTCTCCGGGAGGATCTATAACAATATCATATTCTGGTGCTACATCTTTTTGAAAAACTATAGGAACCATAACAGTTACGCTTTGAGATTCTTCGTCTGTTACGACACATTTAACGGTTACTGTTGTATTGTTATTGGTAGTTTCCTTTACCACAAGAGTAACTGCAATCATGTTGGATTGCATTTCAATAAAAGAAACTTCATTTTCTGAAGGTTCTATGCTAAATTCATAGAAAACTGATCCACCATCAGGATCTCTTGCAGTTACTAAAACTGTGGATCCAACATTTATTGGATATGTTTCTGGTTCTTCATAAATTATTGGAGAACTTGGTACTACAGATATTGAAACAATTTCTGGAATTACATCATTTACTGAAATAAATTTGGATTTTGTTGATATATTATTATCAGTATCTCTTACCGATATAACAACTTCATAAATTGTTGGAATTCCTTCGTCAGTGAGATGTTCCAATGGTTCGGTAAAATAATCTGTGTTTATAGGATTTGTTATATCAAAATATTCAGTAGTATAAATTGTTTCCGGTAAAAGATCAATTATTCTATTTAAAGTTACTTTATATTGAAATGGTCCGCCTTCTGCATCTTCCACATTAACTATTCGTACATGACCTCTTTGATTTGGTGCTACAGGATTTTGTACAACAATCAAATCAAATGTCGGAAAAGTTTCACCAACCTGTTCATTTGAACCACCAACGCATGTGCAATTTACATTATCACACAATTCATTTTGTCCCATGAAAACACCATCATACTCTGCACTTAAACATTCTTGTGGTGTTAGATTATCATAGCACAACAATCCTTTTGCCTTGCAAGCACAACAAGCACCAACACCAATGTTGTTTTCACAGCAATTTACAGTAGAGCAATCTCCGCCAGTTACAGATTTTCCACCAAGAATAAGTTCACATTGTATTCTTGAGTAATTACTACCCAAACATGTTCCGTTTTTGCAACAAACTAATTTTTCAGTTTCGCATGGATTGTAGCAAAGTCTACCATTTTCTATAGGTTCATCATAATTTTTACCATTTGGATTATTTGTATAAGTATTACAACTTAAAGCAGAATAAAAAACACCACCAAAAAAAGCACATTCGTCTGGTGAAACATTTTCTATGCAATTTCCATTGGAACAACACAAACCAAAAGTCAAACCACAGGACTGTGAACAAGACAAAAGTGGATTAAAAGAACCACCCAGTAAATCACATTCGTCACGAGAAACATAATCTATGCAATTTACTGTGTTTTGCGGGTATTTTACATAACAACAGGAACCTTTACCTATTGATGGTTTACAAGAAGCAAATGATTCTATATCTAAACCACGCTGCGAAACAACAGCATACCAATTTTCTCCACCGTCGAAAGTAGAAATGTTTACTATACTTTTACCGCATGTAAAATAATTTTCACCAGATTCAAAATAGACATTTTCTGGGAATTTCCAGATATCATCTGAAGTAAACACTAGTGTTGCACTAATAATTTCGTTTTTGTTAAAGGTTCCAGTAAAACCAGCAATTCCGATTGGTGTATTTAATTGATAAAACCCACCATTTTCTAAATCAATATAAATTCCACCAGTTGTTCCGTTTGTTATATTTTCAATTGCACCTGTTATGCCAACATATTGATTCTTTTTTATGGGGCCAACATATTTTATAAAAGCGGCATCATTTAAGTAAAATTGATTTTGAAAATCTAAATCACCAGTTCCGTCTAATTTTATTCGTGTGCTGCTTGCAAGTTCTGGACTTTTTAAATACATTAAAGTGTCAGCAGACAAACCAAGAGCATCTAAATTTCCAACAACACTTTTATAAATTGTATCAATTGACAGATTATTACTTGTGGTACTTACGACCAAAGATCCAATTGCACTTATACCTTTTATATTAAGTTGGCCTGGAGTTGCTGTTCCAAGTATAGATGTTCCAGAACCAATGCTAGTCGCTTGTTCGGTTGAAGAATATGCAGTATTACCGGAGAAAGAACCTGTAATACCAAATGTTAAACCATTTGAGAGTGTAAATATTGCTCTACTTGTTGTTGCATCTACGGAAACGATGTAAGGACCAACTGCTCCTGTGGATCCAGTTGCGCCAGTGGGTCCTGTTGGTCCGGTAGATCCGGTTGGACCCACCGAACCAGTGGGGCCATCAGGACCCATCATTTTTAAAGTATTGATGCTACTACTATACATGTTATAAAATTATCTATGTTTCTGAACATAGTTCGTATTCTGTTGTCTCATCTAATACAATTGGTATACATTCAAATTCTGTTTTATCATTATTATAAATTTTAACATATTGTATTTGAACATCTACTGGTTGATTTGGGGCAGTAAATGGAACCGGACCCCCGCCACCAGTTCCTCCACCATGACCCCATTCCCCGTTACATGTTGCGGTTTGTATAGTTTTACCACCAGGACCGGGCATTATACCACCGGGGGCACAAGCAGGACATCCAGTTACATGCCATATTGGACCTCCGTTACCACCAGTTCCTCCCTGTGTTCCTCCTCCGGGATCGTGGCCGCCGCTAGAATCCGTTTCGTCCCAATCCTTTACCCATTGTTCTAAACATGGATCTTTCATTACTGTGCAAACAGAATCACCTTGACAGAAAGGTCCACAACCTCCTCCAGTAACACAATATCCACCGTTTGCTCCACCTGGCGGTGGTGGACCAGGAACAGAACTTGATCCTGGATTTCCACAACATTTTCCATGTCCTACACCACCTCCGGCTCCTCCCTTACCTCCACCAACTCCATTTTTATTTCCTCCCTTGCACTGTGGTCCATCTGGCCCAATTTCCCAGTCTTTTCCATGTTTACCACCGCCCTGACCCGGTGTAAATGGTGGTGAAGATGGTGGAACACCCGGAACAGTATCGTTAGGACTATTTTTACCTAAGCATGGTCTACCATCGTTTATGTCTCCATAAATTCCACACAATGCAATTCCACATTTAGCAGGAACTTGTGGACAAAGACATTTGTAGATATATTGCGTTGTTTGCCAAACACCGCCACCTCCATTAATTTTATTTGCCCAATCACAAACATTATCCCCCAGAGGACAACCCAAAGTGCCTCCTTGTATTTCTTGTGCCATTTTTTTGCAGTCTGGTGGGGTAAATGATCCCGGAGGACAATCAATTCCACTGCCACCACAGAAAGATTTGGTATTAACTCGTCCGCCGCTACCAGCATCATCTACTGCCTTTTTCATCTTACAACAAGCTGCAAGTTCAAGTGCTTTACTTAGACAATCTAATCTACAAACAGGAAATGAAGGACAACCTTGCTGACCACCACAATTTGGTTGAACATGGAATTGTGCTCCATAAGGACCATCTGGTTTATCTTTCGGATCAATTGGCTCACCTTGTTTCCATTGAGGCAAAACACCGCCACCACAATTATCTCCCCAATTACCATTATCGTCTTTGTAGGGATTATTATGTCTTGTGCAACAATTATTTGTATAATTAGCAGGATCGGCTACATCTGTTTTACCGTCAGTTGGTGGCGGACTTGTATCTTGTGCATTACCGCTACCATCAATGGGTCCTCCCCATCCGGTGGTATTACACTTTTTACAACCGCCGCCGCTCGGTGGCGTTGGTGGTGGTGGCGTTGGTGGTGGTGTCGGTGGTGGTGTTGGTGGTGGTGTTGGTGGTGGACCACTTGGTGGACCACTTGGTGGACCACTAGGTGGTGGACCACTTGGTGGTGGACCACTAGGTGGTGGGCCACTTGGTGGTGGACCGCTAGGTGGTGGACCATCTGGTGGTGGTGGTGGTGGACCATCTGGTGGTGGTGGTGGTGGTGGACCGGGAGGTGGCCCCGGCGGCGGACCTGGCGGTGGTCCCGGCGGAGGACCTGGCGGAGGACCTGGCGGAGGACCTGGCGGTGGACCGGGTGGTGGAGGGGGTGGTGGTGGAGGTGGAGCATTAACACAAGCACATCCGCAATTTACATCACCACATTGTTCTCCCTCTCCCATAAAAACGCCAGTATAGACTGAACTTATTGATTTTGCTTTTTGTTCACATTGTTTTTTAGTCAAACCATCAAAGCATTGTAATGTCTTTGGGTCAATATATGCAGGAGCACATATACAGCAAGCACCAACTCCTACATTATTTTCGCAACAATTTATTGTAGAGCAATTTCCTCCAGTGTATGCTTTTCCTCCTAAAATACTTTCACATTGTATTCTTGAGTAATTACTACCTAAGCACACTCCGTCTTTGCAACATGCAATTTGTTCTGTCTGACATGGATCAAAACACAGTCTACCATTTTGTATGGGTTCATCGTAATTTTTACCGTTTGGATTATTTGGATATGTATTACAGTCTATGCCACTATAATAATTTCCACCAAAAAAAGCACATTCTTCTACGGAGACATTCTCTATGCAATTTCCGTTGGAACAACATATTCCTATTCCGGTATTACATGTCTGTGAGCAAGACAACAGTGAGTTAAACTCACCGGAAAGTCTGTCACATTGTTCCTTGGAAACATATTCCAAACAACGCTTTGTATTTTCTGGATATTTTGTATAGCAACAGGAACCTTTACCTATTGACGGTTTACAAGCAGTTATTTTTTCGATATCTAGACCGCGTTGTGAAACAACAGCATACCAATTTTCTCCACCGTCGAAAGTAGAAATGTTTACTATACTTTTACCACATGTAAAATAATTTTCACCAGATTCGAAGTAGACATTTTCTGGGAATTTCCAGATGTCATCGGACTCAAAAACTAAAGTGGATGATACGATTTCGTTTCTTCGGAAAGTTCCAGTAAAACCAGCAATTCCAATTGGTGTTCTTAGTAAATAAAATCCACCATTTTCAAGATCGACATAAATTCCACCAGTTGTTCCGTTTGTTATATTTTCAATTGCACCTGTTATGCCGACATATTGATTTTTTTTAACAGGACCAACTTCACGAATATATGCCGAATCATTTAAGTAAAATTGATTTTGAAAATCTAAATCACCAGTTCCATCTAATTTTATTCTTGTGCTAGATGCCAGTTCTGGACTTTTTAAATACATTAAAGTATCGGCAGACAAACCAAGAGCATCTAAATTTCCGACAGTGCTTTTATAGATTGTATCAATTGACAGATTATTAGTAGTAGTTGTAACAACTAAAGATCCAATTGCACTTATACCTTTTATATTAAGTTGACCTGGCGTTGCTGTTCCTAATATAGATGTCCCGGAACCAATGCTAGTTGCTTGCTCAGTAGATGCATATCCAGTATTACCCGAAAAAGAACCAGTAATACCAAATGTTAAACCATTTGAGAGTGTAAATATTGCTCTACTTGTTGTTGCATCTACGGAAATGATGTAAGGACCAACGGATCCAGTTGCACCAGTAGAACCTGTTGGACCTGTTGGACCTGTAGAACCAGTTGCTCCTGTAGCGCCAGTTGGTCCAATAGGTCCAGATATAATTTTATTATTAATTACACTATTATACATTTTAACTCATAGTACCCGGAGTTGGTCCGTTGTTACCGTTGTTATTTATATCGGAATTACAATTATCATAATCAAAACAAGAAGGACATTCCTTAAAATCATAATCTTCATAGGCATTTATTATTTCCAAATTAGAGCAACCTACTACAATTGGTATTCTTCTAACAGGTCTTACTCTACATTGTGTTTGTCTGTCGTAGGCGCGGGTGAACCCCCATCTTCCCATTCCAGTTCTAGATAAATCTACACCTAACATTTTTTGACCATTGCATATCTGGTGTGACAAATCAAAAGCATCAGAATCGCTTAGACCAAATTCACCAGATTTATATCTAGATTTAACATTTAAAGATGTATTTGTTGATTCTATTTGATAAAAATCTTTTATTGTGTGGTTATTTTTATTCCATGCATTTATTCTACAAACACTAGTTGATGTCCAGTATACGCTACGAGTTTGTCCGGGCGCGCCTGGGGTTGGTCCTGAAGTGTTTGGATAAGTTGTATATTGTAAAATCTGATGATCATCATCACCATTTGTCAAAATAGATGTGTTTAATTCATCAACATAGTTTGAAATATAATACATCTCTAGAGCACTTGGAATATACCAATCATCATATCCATAAAAATTAGTTTCATTTGCCTTTGATATCTGTCTTATTGCAGTATTTTCTGGGTTTAATTTTTCCCATAGTTGGGAATAATAATATTCAAATTCTTGTTTATCTGTTTTTATTTTTTGTTCATCTGCGTTTTCGACCAAATCCCATTGATTTATATTTTGGGTAACAAATCTGTCATATGCTCTAGAATCTATTCCATCATTGTCATAATCCCTAAACCAGAATTCTGGTTTTGATTTTGAATGGGCATCGTGAAGTCTAGTATTTAACAATCCATCTACTGGTGATGTTGCTATTGGTTCTAAGAAGAAATTAGGAGAATTTGATTCTGAACCAGGTCCAACTCTAGATTCAACCATGTTCGACCATTTCATATAATCATAAGTAACGCCAGTATAATTTACAGTCAAATCTCTTGGCGCCATTATAAGAGCCCATACTATATGAATTGCATTTGCGCCATAGAATTTTTCTGCAAGATATTTGTAAAGAGTTGATGGTGGTGTACCCAAACCAATTGCTTCTACCATTATATTGCAAGTTTGATTATCAAATGATGGAAAAATTGTTTGATCATAAGTTTCAGAACCCTCAAAGAATTTTGCGTCTGGCCAAGTAAATTCTGGAAGACTTCCACCATTTGTATTTTTTTGACTTCCATCCTGAAGACTATATGCTCCGTCATTTAGTTGGGTTATGTATGGTGCTCCTGCCTTCAGTAAGCACTTATTTGCATACATTTTTATTGTTGGAATTCTTGGGTGAGTTCTTACAAACAAAGGTCGATCATAGTAGTCGATATATGCAGTATTTGCAGAATAATCTAGGCAATTTTTAAACTTCCATGTTTCTCTTCCTTCCCCGAACACCTCACCTCTAGGATTACAAAGACACTCAAGCGGTTCTCCTTTTCCAAATTGTGGTTGTGAGAAAGTTGTGCATGAATTTGGAGAACCAATTATTGCAACTAAATAACCACCACCAATTCTAGTTCCGGTAGGACTGCAAGGATCGTTTGATGTTTTTCTGCAAGTAGAAGATTCTCTATAATATTCTGGAGAATATGAAACTCCGCAGCAATTGATTTCATCACACGATTTCCCGAAACCCATAAAAATTCCATCTCTGTCTATGCAATCTTTCGGAGACAGGTTTGGAATGCATGTTGAATTTGAATCACCATTTCCAGAAGTATATGTGCAGCAAGGACCATAAAAACTAGAAACTCTGCAACAATAATCATATTCTGTTGTATCTGGTGGTTCTCCCGTAACTTTTGGCAATTCGTTACATCTTTTTCCACGAACAAAGACAGTATTTGGTATTGCTTTGCACTCTGATTCGTTTAAATCTAAACAGTTTCCTTTATAGCAACATGAACCTATTCCAAAAGAACAAGCATTCGGACATACAAATGCTGGTTCTCCTTCAATAATTGTTGTAGAACAAATTTCTCCCGGAAAAAATACTCCACCATATTTTACACATGCATCTACATCTGAATTTACGCACTTTCCGTTTACACAACAAGCACCTTCTGGAAAACAGTCGGATGTTCCAAGACGCTCGACGCATGCCTTTACTCCAAACTGACCACCGATGCTTATGCAATAATCTCTGGAAACATAATCTAAGCATTCTTTATCCGAAGAACCACTTCTGCAAAAACAACAAGATCCTAGTTTGTCTTCAGTAAAAATTTGGGGAAGAAATTGGTTTGATCCTTTTGTAAATGTAATTGTTCTGGGCAATAATTGTAAATCTGTTCCTCCGCTTTGCCCGAAGAAATACTTTTGCTGTATATTGAATGTGGAATTTGTAATATTATAAATTCCATTATTTGATTTGAAAGAATTACTATCATCCCAATTTTCTATTATCTGTGATTTACCATAAGTAAACCCACCAGATGTCACTAATTGTGTAAATAGTGAAGTAGTATTAAAGCAAACACCAGAAATTGGAGTCCAAATGTTTCCGGTGTTTCCTTCTATTGATTGTCTAAAAGTATCAAAGGAAACAATTAATTGATTTGTGGCATTATCCCATTTAGTTTCTCTTGCACCAACTGCGACTCCATTTTTGATATAAAGAAGTTCACCAGTGTTTCCCATTGGAAATGTACTAAATGTTTTACCAGCTACAATTATTTGATTTGTATTTTCTGTTACTGATAATATTTCACCATTTAGAGAAACAAAATCTAAACTTTTTACATTTAAATCTTCTCCATAACCAATTTCTATTTTGTTTGTAATTTTTTCTAACGGATCTGTTGTGTAGAATGGAGAAAACAGAGTAGAACCGGAAGAAGAAAGAGTCGGTCCTATCAAAACAACAAATGTATCGTTAAAATTAGAACCAACTGGACCAGTAATTCCTATTGTAACGCTACCAGTATTTCCGATATAAAAAATAACAGATCCTGGCGAGGAATATGTTCCGCCAGTAATGCCAAATCCGGTAGATCCAGTAATACCATATCCGGTTGCTCCAGTCGCACCAGTAGGTCCGGTGGGCCCAGTAGGACCTGTTGGACCAGTAAATCCAGTAACGCCAGAGTAACCTAAAATAATATTTGAACTACCGTAATTTTGAATCATGTTATTGCGTTCTCGTTCAAGTTTATCAATCTCCAATATTTATTATTGGATGAATTGTTTGCATGATATTTTTTATCACATCTTATCAATTTAATTGGCCTTACTTTATATTTATTTTCTGTTCTATTTGCTTTTTTCGTCTTGAATTTTTCTGAATTTCCATCCGAATCAAATTGTATTGCCCATGCCATTGTTCCATGTGTTAAACCACTTGGATGATTTAAAATATATTCATTTTCTTGTGAATTAAATGTTCCAGTTGAAGACCAATGCCATCCATCTAAAGGTGTGCCGCCATTTTGTAGAAGTTTTGAATTAATATTATTTTCCGCATCCATTAAGCAATTTTTTGCTAAATATGCCAATTCATCATAACTTGGTAAATACCAATCAGAAATAAAATCATTATTTTCTTCATAATTTTTATTGAACAGGGAAATTGCACGCCCAGCAGTCATTTGAGAACTACTTTGAGTTGGTGTATAAGTCGATGTTGTAAAATTCTCTCCGGTGAGTCCTAAGTAATATGCATATTCGGCATTGACCATTCTAATAGAGTTAATTAAACCATAATTTCTAAACCATTTTCCATTGAACGAACTATTTGGATTGCTTTGTAACCAACTTTGTGGATTATCAGATTTTCTTACAAATCCACAATCAATAAATGAGTTTATAGTTAAATTAATTTTTGTATTTTCGTTGGTGTAATCGTAAATATAACCCTCTTTATAAACTAATTTATCATCAGACATCTCTGAAATAACACCACTAAATGGATTCAACAAAGGACCCCAGTAATTTCCACCGTGACTCCATGTAAAGTCTGTATAATTTTTGCTATTTCCACTATAAGAAACTATATTATTGTTTTCATCCACAGTGACTGGATGTAAAGAAAGAAGTATAATATAAGAATCCGAGTTATTATCGCAGGCATTTTGACCAGTAAAACCATATCCAACATAATCATAAACTGAAGCATAATCCATACAGTTTACTTCTGCTTCAGATTCTACTAAATCATCAAATGTTAGTGATTGATTTGAACCAAAAATTGTATTACCAAAACACTCTGCTTTATTTGGATTGAATATACCACAAACCATGGCATTGCTATACAAATCACCAAATTTTAAAATTTCGTTTGGTATAATATCATAACAAGGAATGCTTTTTATTTGACAATCATAATCAATGCAATTTGTTCCATCTCCCAAGAATGTTTTCTTTGATGATATGCAATTTGGTCCATAAACATTGTTTTCGCAAGTTATGCCAGAATCACAGCATCCACCCGTACCACCATAGCATATTTGAATATTTTTAGAAGTAACACATTTGATACCATATCCTTGAAAAAATCCATGTCTTGCAACACAATCTGTATATGTTATTTCTGAACAATTTCCAGAACCATCGCAACATGCACCAATGTCTTCAAATGCGTTTGCACAATCAAAATCTAAGCAAGATTCTTTTGCATTTTTAAATTTATTCCAAGAAAATTCTAAATTTGTGTTTTCTGCTATCGAAGCACACTCACAGTATTTTAACTTCTGACAAGGTAAAACTTTTCCATTTGAACTTTTCAAGCAACAAGCACCCAATGCATCACAAAATGTAGAACCTCCAGATGTAACGCCTGGTATAAAATAACCATTACAGAAAATATTCAAATTTTCAGATGGTGTGCATGTTGAATCGCAGCAAAGGCCAGCAGTTATTCCTGTATTTGTTCCGAATAACAGTGCAGGTTCATCTGAAGAACCTTGTTGATATATTGATGTAGGATTACAGTGGTATATGTTTGATCTATCTGTACTATTTGAATTATCAAAAGAAGTTGCAACAGAAGAAACACTAGTTTGTGCATGACCAATTACATTTCCATACCAAACACCACCAATAGAAGTAAAATTTAAAATAGTAAAACCAGTTTTTGGAATACATGGTGCTTGATTCAATGACCAAGAAATAGGACTTACATTCCTCAAAGACCAATCTGTTATTTCTCCGAGTTCATTTACAGTGACATATTGAATTTGTTTTGTTGGAGTCATTCCGGCCGATGGAACTATAACAGTAATAGATTTTGAACTATTAACATTATCTGGTTTTTTAAGGACTAAAAAGTATATTGTACCAGTTGACAAATCAACGGGACTTAAGTAAAAAGAATTACCTAATGATGGGTCTATATTCCAATATCGAACAGCACCAGATGCAGCCTGCAAGAAATTGACCTTTAAAAATCTTTGAACTATATTACTAGTTCTGGCGTCGATAGTTCTTAATTGTTCGTTGTAATTTGTTCCTGTTTCACCAGATTGAAAGTTTCCTATTGTATTTTTTAACAATTGACCATCGGAACCACCACTTATTCCGAGAAAAGATAGACCTATTAAATTATAATTAATTTCTATTGTTTCATCATCTTCACTTGTTATTGTGATATATGGTGAACTATTTGTTGTTATGTTTCTAAAACCGACTGCATCAATTGTAAATGTTTCTGTTAATTTTTTATATGAATAATTATCAAGATCTGCTGTCAATACATTGAATGTATCTAAACTTACACCCTGAATATTGAGATAGGAAGGTCCATTGGGTCCTACTATTTTAGAAGGACTATTTACTATTTGTCCATTATCAAAATAATGTTCAAAAAAGTTTTGAGAATTTTTTACTATATTTACGAGAGAAGGACCAGTGTCTCCGGTTGGACCGGGTCTGACTGGTCCAACCGGACCCTCTGGGCCAGTTATACCAGCAGGTCCAGTAGGACCAGTTATACCTATCGTTGTAGGTACATTGTTTATCGGTATATTGCTACTTCCGTATATAAATTTTGCCATTTTACATTAACAATCTTGCTTCTACGGCAGATAATCTGTTTTCCAAATCAGTCAATACTGTACCAACATTGTCATTACTAGACTCAGTTCCTAATTTTATAGTTTGTATTGTTGCTTCTGAAATGACTACATTTTGTGGTATGTTTACTGATAATTCTTCTGGATTTAATTTCATTATTGGAACTAAATCTGCACTTATATTATTTCCATTGACATCAAAAATACTAAAGTTTGCTATTGTATTTATTTTTGGAGTAAACACTGAATATACGCTAGAAGATTGAACTTCCAAAAATGTGTCAGAAATTTTAAGTTTTTGCGAACTTGTTGTTGTTGATGCCGTTCCTGGCCATCTGATGTAATATTTGTTATCGTTTGCTGTTGCTAAAATACTTCCAGAAGAAAGAGTTGAATCGGATGTTCTTGTAACAGTAACTTTTCCTATTTTAGATGCATCTGCCAAATATCCCGGTTTTAATGTAATTTCTTCAACAAAACCAAACTGCTTTCCATACTTGTTATAGAAACTTGGATGAATCGAGACTAATAATTCATGTGATATTCTTGCATCAACATAATTTGCTGGTATTACTGGATTTACTGTATCTGCTAAGTTTACCAAAAAGGAAACAGTTCCAGTCAAATTTTCGGCAGGATCTGTAAATGCTTCTATTTCGCCGCCTAATCTATAGCCAATGTAATTTACAACTGTTCCAGTATATGATCCGTGTGGAGCAACTTGATAAACTGGTTTTATTACATGACCAATTGTTGATGGTGCTTCTACTTGTATTTTTCCTGCGCTTATACCGCTTAAGAAATATACATCTGCACCACCAGCACCACCTGTTGCTCCTGCTATTGTATAAATTGCAGACGAAGGTAATATTATTGATCCGTATAAAACAACATTTAAGGAATATGAACTTACACCAGTTTGAGTTACATTTTCTACTACTCCAAAAACTTCAGCACTAGCAGAAGTGCTGGCATTTGACTTTTCATACAACCCACCACCCCCACCAAGAGGATTCCAATAAATTACATCCCCCCCAGTTATACCTGAACTGTACGATCCATCTGGAATAACAGCTGTTAGTCTAGAACCACCTTGCGTGATGGATACTAGTGTTTGTGTTGATCTTATATTACTGCTACTTGAACAAGTCATAGTTTACCTCTTATATTGGATAATCCGCATCTGCGACTATGTGATAAAATACATTGTCATAATTTACTGCTCCACCGGAAATACAAAGTTTTAGACCATCTTTTGTTGCATCTTTCAATACAGTGTCAACACCTAAAATTGCAACTCTGTTTTGCGAGCCATAACCTATAGTTCCAGAACTATTTCTTAAATCTCTTCCAGAGGATCTGTTATACGCATCATTTTCCGTTCCTGTTTTTGGAGAATAAATTGTAACTGTTGGTGTAGTTCTTAATTCAAAAGGCCATTGTATGAAATTACAAAGACCATTTGGTAGTAATATGTGAGAAGGAACATTATATGTTGGTTCTTCTCTATTAATCATTGTTACTTGACCTTCAGTTTGATTTAGGGCATAAGTTGAATAGTAGAACTTTCTACAATGATTTATTCTACTTTGTATAGAACCATGATAATGATATGGTTGATTTATTGCACCAAGATATAAACACACAGATGCAATACTAATATATAAAGATGTTCCTAGTGACAAAGCACTTTCATTTGCTTCATTTATTAGTGGTTTGAAATTAAATCCAATTTCAAAATAATCATTTTCAATTGGTGATCCTGGATTTGGTAAAGTTGGAACTGTGTATTGAACTGAATATTTTGTCCAAGAAGTATTTAAACCATGTTCTTCTATTTCATTATAGTCAATCAAATTTGTTCCGTTATATCTTGCAATGTAAGATGATATTGCATAACCACCAAGAGAAGATTTGGCGTAAAAGGTAAATGTTATTTGTTGTGAATCAAAACTCTTTGCGTCAGGAACAACATGCCCAACTGTTAGGTAATCTGTGCCAAAACCATATGTTGCACCAGTTCCACCACTGAGTCCTAACGCTTTTACATCAATATAATATTTTGGATCACCTTCAACTTCAGATTGTATATCTGCAAATGTCTGTCTTTGAATATAATATGATTTATTTGCTGTTGCTCCAGAAACACCGTCATGTCTTCTCCACATATCAGCAAATACCAAATCTCCTATTTCCGTATTTTGTGTATCTCTTCCAGTGTCTGGTCTTTGCCATATTGCAAAATCTCCATTTATTAAAAGATTTTCATTTTGAATGGAGCTTCCAGTAGAACCGATTAAACTTGCAAAACCAAAACCACCAGTTGATTTTTTGGGATTATTTACAACAACAAATTTATCTGGAGCAACTTGGAATCCCATTATTTTGCCAGAATAATCCGAACTGCTTAAGTATAAATTGCTGGTATCTGTGTCTGCATCAAAATCATTTTTCAAATAATAGGTTCCAAGTGCTTGCGAAAGAGGTATTTCACCTCCTGTTGCAATTTCAATTAATGTGTCAGCACCAATAGAACTTGCGCTTGATATGACTCCAATTACAAAATTTTCTTCATTTGCTAAAACACCAGAAGAAGAAGATTTGCTCAAAAACCAACCATTTACCCAATCTCTATTGGAACTAGAATCTTCTAATACCGATTCTTGTATAAATGTATTATACGATATTGCGTTTCCAACAGTAAATTGACCACTGGCGACACCTCCGGGAATTAAAACATAAATTCTGTTTGCTGCTGTTCCACCAGAAGATCCAGAACTTGTCAAGAAATTACCTCTATACGGCAAAACCATTGCAGAGGTTGCACCCAACCCTAGTAAAATTGGTTTAGAAACTTGACCAGAAATATTTGGTTCTGTTACAGAAATACCACCAGTAACACTAGGCGAAAGAAAGTAAAAACAACCAGCGGAAAGCGTACTTCCAGAATTAACAGGTCCAAAGTCACCATCAACTTTACCCAAAACAGTTAAATATATTCCAGTAGAATCTAAGTTAGAAACTATTCCTATGGTTTCTGCATTTACTTGACTATCTGCTTTTCCTGCTGTGTATCCAGTTGTAGTAATTCTTAATGGCATTCCAAAACTTATACCGGGAGTACCGGAAGTTAATCCAGTTATTTTGTAACTTAAGTTTGGCAAATTTACTAAATTATTAAATGTTACAGAACCATTAAATGTCAAACCAGATTGAACAATTCCAGATGTGCCACCAATAGAAAGAGTTAATAACCCACTGGAATTAGTGGATGCTAATATACCATCACCGCTAGTTGCTCCATATAGTTGCAAAAGATTTAGTTTTGCAATAATTTCATTGTTTTCTTTTATATACCAATCATAAAAAGTAGTATTTGCTTGCAGTGTTGGTATTTGGTATGTGTTATTTGATACAGACATTTGGATATTATCCTATTTTAAGATTATTTAGGTATTCTACAACAGTTGTAGTACCACTAGTTATTGCTCTTGCTATTGGGTATGTTGGATTTGTACTTATTTGTAAGGTATTACTTATTTCTATTTTGTATCTATGGGCTCCACAAGAATTATCATTTATTGATCCATTTGAGTTATCGTTAAATGCATATCCCTCAGTACCAGAAACTGGACTACAAGGTATAAATGAAGTAGTTATTACTAAACCAACGGAACTTCCTGCGGATATATTTGCAGTATTATTATCAGGTTTATACAACCAAATTTTTAAATTGTTAGATGGGAGTGTCACCAAATACCAACCAGAATTTACTGTAACTGTTCCAGAAACATAAGTTACTTGTGATGGTAAAAGGGGAACAGCACCAGACCACATTGGAAACCTCAAAGAAGCACCAACAACACCAGTTGTTCCGGTTAATGGCCAATTTTGTAAAAGTTCATTTGAAAGAGTTTGTTGCAAATAAAAAGTTTCTTGAATTTCATTTAACTCAGATGCCTGTAGCGCATAGCCTGGAGTATATGCAATTAATGGATAATTAAATGTTGTAGTAGAAACTCTACTATAATATGGTCTGGTTTTTAGTGGTAAATTTGTAAATGGTGTTGGCATAGTAATCCTTATAGTGCAGTAATTGTTGTTATGTTAAAATATTTAGTGTTTTGAAGATCACTTCCTACAGAAAGAGATGTTATTTTCTTTACAGTTTCTGTGCTTCCGCTATAAAAAACTAAATCTGGTAGTTGATAACCAACTATGTCATAGTCCACACCTTCAAATGTTACGGTATTTACATTTAAAACTCCCCGATCATCCAAAGATTTTACTTTTATCGTAGTTATTTCCCCCGCAAAACCTCCAGATTCTGCATTTTCTGAAACAATAACATCATTTATTTGTATACTGGTATCATTTGAATTGTAAATTGAATCTATTACATCGTTTTTTATTGGTATAGTTGGTGGTGAGTCTATAATAACAGAAACAACGGTTGAAATAACTTCTGACTTGTACTTTCCTGTAGTTGTCCCTGCGGTAACTGTAATAGTTTCTCCAGTTAATCTTTTTTCTGGATTTTTTACTATTCCATAAAAATTAATAGAATCTGGAATAGTTACTTCGGAGTCCTGTAACTCTGTTAAAGATATTCTTGCACTAGTAGAAACATGTCTGGCATCAAGTGTTTTAACCGGATCAATACCAAGACCATCTATTGAATCTAAATTAATTTCTATAGAAGAAACTAAACTAGCAGATGAAATATTTTTTAATATTCCAGAAGGAACTTCTATTTTAATGTCTTTATAATTTGAACCTCTAGAAATGATTTCTATTCCTTCTATTACATACTCTCCTAAAGAATTAGTATATGTTTTTAATCTAATAGAACCACCAGAACCAGTAGTGGAAATTATATTTACATCTGGATTTGCTGTAGTAACATAAAGTTGTGATTCCGTAAAATTAGAAAGATCAATAAAACAAGAAATTATACAACCATCTTCTATCCCATACTCGTTTGCATAATATAACCAATAATATGGAGAAACCGAAGATAAAGTATTGTTGTCTATTAGTTTTTTAACTTTAGATTTTGTTGTGGGTATTGCAAATGTTGAAGTTGGTGTTTCAATACCAAAAAATTCCGCCACAAATTCAGATTCAGCATCTTCAAACAAAAGAAAACATTGCCTGCACGAGATATTTGTTAGTGTTGTAAACAAAGACCCACTTTCAAAAGCAGAATCTATACCAGTTATTGAATCTGGCAAAGATGTATTGTTTTTAAAGTATATTCCGCAATTTCCAGTTTGACCTTGATTTTCATCACAAAATTCTAGTATTTGATTGTGCTTATTAAGTGATTCGTTTTCAAAAAAATCATCAAGTGATACTACAGGTATCCAATTATTTGACACAAATTTAAGTAAACTTGGTGTTATCTTGTATAGTGGTAACCATTCATAACCATCTTCATATCTGACAACATTAAATTCATGTGTTGGTATTATGGTTGAAGCATTTTTTGTCTCTAGGTCTTTTCTATTTAAAATATTGTTAGATAAACACAAATAAACTATTCCGTTTGTTTTGTTGTAAATGTAGTACTTACTCTCATTTGTATTTACAGAAGACCAAGGAATATAAACATTACTTCTTGACCATGTATAATTTTGTACTACTGCTGAAGTATCTGCTCTGCTTATTTTATAAGCTATTTCAGAATCTTTCCACATAGTAATAGCAGCATCATTTGTATCATTTGCTTCTAATGTGTTACTTGTGTTACCAAGCAACATATAGTATTGATCTTTTGTACCGACTCTATTTAAATATGTTTTAACTAAATCTGATTTTTTTGCTGCCATTTTTTATCCTTAGTTTTATTCACATGGGGCCGTAGCACATGTTATGCCTTCATTTGGACTAGTAAATCCAGAAATAAAACACATTGTAAAAAAGTCAAAGATATTTATATCATTAAAATTAAATGAATTTATACTACCATTCCAATTAGGAAAATAGTAAGCAGGACCAGTAAATCCTAAAGTAAATCCAGAACTATATCCATCACAACATGTTAGTCCATACAAAGAAACACCAGCAAAAGAACCAACAACTGTGTTATAAGTTATGCCTAATTGATAAGCTGAATAGTTTTTGAGAATGGGATATTCGCATATAAAACTGCTATCTTCCCCTTCTCCTGGACCTTCATAATCGGTCATTTCCTTTTCATACACAACTCTTAGTCCAGCTGGATGTAATATTTCTTTATATGATTCTACATAATTTTCTACTGGTTGACCAACTTTAAGTAAATATGAATAATCTTGTATCCAATCGCTATCCTGTAATCTACCAACATTTAAAGCAGACCCACCCAAATGATTTATTGTCGAATAATCACCAATATCTAACTGATCTATTAAAACTATTTCACTATTTGATATATAAATATCACAATCCGTTGATCCGGGAACATGAGTATATAAGGTTCCAATTGGATCAGTGTTGATGGATGTCACAAATGGTCCATCGCTCAGTGAAAAACTAATAGCAAAAAAGTGCAGAGTTGGAACTGTAGTGCCAATCTCGTCTGTTCTGAATGTTATTGAACATTTGTACCAACCATTCTGTAAATTATCAATTGATCCCTTAAAGGTAGGATTGTAGGGGGTTTCTTTTCCAACAACACCATTTTGAATATCAAAAAATACACCAGCTCCAAATCGTTCTGCTCTGGCAACCCTAAAAAATATCCAATTTAACTGACCACTTAATTTTTTAACGACAATGCTTGCTTTATACCATTTTGCCGGTTCTAATAAGTTTTCCCTGATGCCGCTAATACTCCTACTATAAAATCTATGCCTATTTTGTGTAGGGGGTGTAGAGGATTTAACAGAAATACAATATTGAGAATTTACTGGCGAAATTTGCAAATTTGTTTCAAAATTTCCAAATGTAGCACCATCTAATGTATAATTACCTAAAAATATATTTTTTGCAGTTACAATATTGGTCTGTGTAGTTGAAGAAAAATTAGGAACATCCGAAAAGTCAGTTAATTTTTTCTTTGGTTTGTATGTAAAATTGAAATTATCAGAATCAAATTTTCCACCATTCAATCTTAACATATTTTCTTTTGGAAAATATATTTTGATATCATTTTCATTTATTTCAAATAATGTCTTGAAAAAATAAACTACAGCTTCTTTTGTTGTTTTTCTGATATAAACATTTTTTCTTATGTCTTTTACAAAACTTTCAAAAGCAGTGGTTGTTACAGTATCTAAAATACTTTCAGGAGCACCATCTACAAAAGTTTTTAAAAATTTCTTATAGTATTCTGTTTTTGTTTTTTCTATATCAATTAAATCCAACAAATCATAGGATAAATTGTACTCCCCGCCACCACTCAAGTCACAATACAACCAATTATAGTATTTTTGTAAAAAATCAAATATACTAATTGGTTGTGTTTCTCCTTCACTTATTCTTTGATTTTTTTCATATACAACCCAAAGAGGTATATAACGAGTTATGTCGAAGTTTATACCACAGTAACTTGAATTTAAATTTAAAGGAAGACCTAAGCCCGGAGAAGTTGGTGGTTCCGCAGGAGAATCAAAAGAATTGGAAGTAGATGATGTATTTAAAATATCAGTAAATTCGGATTCAAGTAAAATACCTAAAGCCTGAATTGCATGATTTATATTTTGTGGGTTCGGATTAATAATCATACAAAACTAACCTCAGTTTGATAAAAATTAATGATATTGTTTAAATTTGCTGTAAAGTACTTGTTTTTGAATGGTATTGTCAGAACATATGCAGTCTGTGCTATATCATTTATTTCTATTGTTCCATTTTTTATATTTACTCTTCCAAAATCACCAGATAATTCTAAATTATTTGTATCATATGCTTTTAATGGAATAAATGTATTTCTGGGAGATGATTGATTAACTTGTATTCTAAGTGTTCCAACTGAACCATCTTTAAATACAAATGTATTTGTTATTGCGTAGTTATCAATTAAATTTACTTGTATTTCGTTTCCAAAATTATAAGAATATTGACCATCTTCTGGAACTTTTACTTCTCTAAAAAATATTTCAAACGAACTTAAATTTATTTGAACATTGTCAATATTAGATTCTACTGAATTTTTAATTTGTTCTGCATCAACAGATGCATTAAAAACATTTCTATTTAAAAAATTAGTATCAACATATGTTTTAAGTTGTTCTAGTTTATTTTCTTTTTCTCTAGAATTTGAATATTGATTTTGATAATTTGCTGTATATCTTATGAAAACATTAGATTGTTTTGGTTCAACATATTCTGGTAAAATTGTTATAACACATCTTTCTTTTAAGAAATCTAATATATTTTGTATTGTAGTCTGTGTTGTTCCTGGCCTCATTGAAACAAAAACTCTACCAAATCTTGGTGGAAATAATTCTTCACCACCAAATACATTGAAGTCATCTAAACTTTGTACTTTTTGCGCTTCAAGTAAAATGGCCTTTATGTCATTTTTTGTTACTGCTCTTCCTTGTGCTGAAAATAGTTTCGGAGCAAGAAACTTTACCATATCAAGAGAAGGTTCATTTAAACCACCAGACGATGTTTCTATTAGATTTATTACCAAATTACCATAAGAAAAATTTGCTGGTTGTACTAAATTAAAAATATTAATAGTATTAGAAGAAGCACCACTTGATGTCAAATATCTTATTTTGATCTTGTCACCGCTTTGCAGTGAAAGACCTAACTTATTTTCTTTTCCAAATTGTATTGCAAATCCGTCACTCAATCTTTCAACAAAATATATTTTTTGATCTATATCAAACGGAGATCCTATGTTTGATGATAATTTCCACTCATAAAATATGGTTTCTCCTGCTCTCTTGACCTCAACAACTAAAGTAGAAAGATCTATTGTGTTGTCTAGTATAAAATATTTTTGCTGATCTAAATTTACAATAGTATCGACATCGAAACCATTTCCTGAATTGTCAAGATAAACTAACTCTTTTCCTTCATATACATCTATGGTTACAGCACCATCTGCATCTACATTATAATCATTTAATGTATAAAATATGTAATTTACACCGTCTATAGTTGTTCCAGAAAAAGATTGATGTTTTCCTATTACTGTGTCAGTGACACCTGTTAGTCTTAATTTTGCCCTAGAAGAAGTTGGTCCGGGAACAGTATATCCCAGAGGTTTTACTAAAGAAACAACAGAATCTATTCTTTGTGCAGAATCTAAAAACATTTCACTTGCAATCATATTTGAATAATATGCGTAGTAAAATGTATTATACGCCAGTAAGTTTACGAGAGTTTGCATAACAGATCCCTCGTATGCGTAGTCTTTAATAATAGATTGTTGTCTTAGGTAGCTTGTTAAATTTGATTTAATAGTTTCAAAATCTAAAGAACCTAATTGTGGTTGGCTATTTGGATAAGTCATTAACGAGTCCTCTCGATGTTTATTGTTACTGAATCTACTTTTTCTAAACTTATTATTTCGTAAATAATTTCTACAGTTATAGTTTTGTTTTCGTTTTCTATTAAAACATCATTTACTTGAACTCTAGGCTCATACAAATTTACTATATTTGATATATGAACTTTATAGTGAACAATGTCAGAGTCTAAAACATTTTCAAATAACATATCATATATGTAACCACTAAAATTTAAATCAAAAGGTCGTTCACCAACTCTAGTCAAAACTATATTTTTTATTGATTCTTTTATTGAAATTGAGTCTTTTTTCAAATTTATATCATTAGTAAAAAAGTTTTTACTTAAGAACATCGGTAAATCTGAAAAATTGTTTCTTATTATCTTCATTTGCTAATTATTTATAACAGATATGCCGTTTCTGGACTTGAACCAAAGTCTGGTGAAACAGGTAAACTATCTCTTGAAAGTATAAGTTCCGTTACTTGTAAAGATTCCTTCAAGAAACTATGATTTATTCCAGTTACTAACCATTTTCCTGCCAAATTTTTATCTTTATTCTTGAAAAGTTTACTACTTCCTTGATTTGTTTTTGGGTTTTCGTGATACAAATAGATCAGATCTCCTATTTTTACATTTTTTGTGGGAGCAACTGATATTTGTATTTGCTGAGAACTTAATTGATTCATATAAGCTATTCTATGTAAAGGAACATGTGGTGGGGTTGACCAGAAAGTAGAGTATGTTCTTGAATATTTTAGATATTCGTGGAACTTTTCACCAACTTCTGGACAATTGCAACTGCATGGATTATTGGGATCAATCCAAATACATCCAAGATATTCTTCTCCCAAATTCTTTTCAATTAATTCGCATTCCCTTATACTATTATAGAGACTATAAAGTTCCAAATATGTTGGTTCTGGTTCATCTGGCATTCTATCTTGTGCCGGACAATTGCAATAAGGATTGTCCTCTGGACAACCAGATGAATCGGTTACTCCATTTGGATTGGCGCATGTAAACTTATCACATAAACTTGTTGATCTTCCAAAGACAACAAATTGTGCTGCAAAATTTTGATCAAATACATCATAATTTGCCTCATCTACTGGGGGTGTGATTATTCCATAATCTGTTTCTCCACTTAAATCGTATTTCCAAAGATCCTCTGCGAGTAAGCCAGGACGATATAGAGCATAATCACAATTTAACCAGTGCAAAACATCATTTTCAAAATACTGTCTAAGTTGTGGATGCAGTTCCTGTATTGAGTTTTCCGTGTGAACCTTTACTGATTCATATTGATTATTTACATTATCTTGTTTAATAATTTTTGAATTCAAATCGTAGGAATTCAGCAATTGTATTGTGTCAGCAGAATTTGCTAAATCAATCCAACGGTCATCTCCTCTGTTGTTCATTTGAGTCAAACTTGCATTTGATCCCATATGACCATCGTACCACCAATAACCAAATTGGTTTTTACTTGCGTGGCCAGAATAATCCAAGACAGGACCTCTATAAGAAGTAAAATCTGTCCACATTCCTCTTCCAACACCATACCAATAGCTTCCAAAACCATAATCAGTGATTGCACCATATGCTCCACCAAGAGCGGGACTCAGCATTTTTTGTTTGAAATATAGATTAGATGGAATATAGAAAGACCACCAAGATCTGTGTGGTTTTGTTTTCTTGTGGGATGAAAGCAAATAACCACTACCCAACGCAGACTGTCTATATTCATGATCAATATCGGTTGCTGCTAGGCCTGGATTTTTAGTATTTGTACCAGTTCTTTCCCAATAATAAAAATCAAAAGCATACCCATCTTTTAATTGTGGAATTGTTGAAGAAACATCAGTTGTGTAATATGGGGCTTCTACATTGAAACCGTTTTCTGGCCATAAATCCATGCCAGCATCACTTAAATCTGTTCCAATATTAACTGGAGAATAACTTTTCCACCAAGAATAATTTCTTGCATCATTTCTATTTTCTACCTTTGATTTTTTAATTGCAACATCAAAACCATAAGGATCCATGCCTATTACAACAACATTATTTCTTATTGTTTGTCTTCCATTTGGACCAGCAGTTACTTGAACTAAATATGGTAAGAAATATTCAGAACCAGCATCACGAACAAAACTATCTGGGAAATCCGCTATTCTATCTAAACCAATTGGACTCTGGAATTCAATTCTAACATAAGAACTTATTTCTTCCTTTTTAATATTTGGTGGTTTTTTATCAAAAATATTTTCATCGAATAAATTAAAACCATTAATAAAATCAACTTCATCAATTGGTTCCATGTACTCTAAGTGTGATAAAGCATAACCAAGATTGTCAATTGTGACATCAAGATCTCTTACTTCACTTGGTGTTCCAATTATAAATGCTGTTTGTGTTAGTTCTTCATCTCTTAGGGGCAATACATTATCTGTCTTATATGGTCCATTATTAATAGGATTTGCATCTTTATAAACATACCAATTGTTCAAAGATCTTTTAGTAACAAATGCGGATTTTCCGTATCTACTATCATACCTTTGACTATAATATGGGTGAATTTTATTATCTTCCCACCATGTTTTTCCATTTTGTGGTACAAAATCATTTGGATTTGAAGAATTATTATTTCCAAAAAATATGTCATATAGCCAAACACCAGCAGATGCCCCGGTAACTCCCAATTTAGACTTTGCTAGTATTTCATATCTGCTTCCCTTTATTTCTTTCCTTGTAATTTTTTTGATATTATACAAAGATAGAGGTTGTGTTAAAGTATTACCTCTTCCTTCTGGAATTCCTTTAAAAATACTAGTTCCAATTTGCTTAGAAGCAAAGAAACTTTTTCTATTCCACCATTCTTTATAAAACTCTTTCCACTTTGGAATAAATGTATTTCTTACAATATCTCTCAGATAAATGTACAAATCTCTTTCAAATCTTACTATTTGTATTTCTTTTTCTGCTATTCTTTGTGTTATTTCCACATAAAGAGGATCAAAACAAAGTTCATTAAAACACTCACCATTATTGACACATTCTCTTAAACTTCTTGATGCTTCTTCGTAATTTGATCGTATTCCATCTGGAACAGAATAAAAATCTAAAGTTTGTGGTTCATACCACAAACCCTCCAGTAAACCACGAAGAGAAATGTTATACCTATATGGATTAATAAATGCTATTTCATTTCCAGAAGCATCTCCAGTACTAGAATTCCAGAGTCTTCCAGCGAATTGTTGTATGGTGTCAAAATTCCTAATAGCTCTTAAATATCCTGGCATGTATTGTTCTTTTGAACATTGTTTCACGAATCCAGGAATTTGTTTTGTTGATTTACTTACTAGTATTGTTTTTCCTGTTTCTTCTACATATTTTGTTTCCAATCCATCACTATAATTGTAATATCTTAAGTACTTACCTTTTGGTATTTGCACATAAGGCATCGGCGTTTCTGGCATATTAACATTATACCAACTTGGTGGAAATGGATAAAAATTTGGTTCAACTAGTGGACCATGCCAAGTTGTGACATATTTTGGACCCTCGTTACCTCTAAGCGGATAATAAATAACCGGACTATATGGATCTGCGCCCTCTGGTATTGGAAATGTATTTGAAGCAATATAAGAATTTGCAGAAGATATATAACCATCAGCATTGTTTATAAAAGACTGCATTATTTCTATTCTTCTGTTATAGTAATCTATTGTTTGATCATAAAGTGCTAAACTTTGTTCTAATGAATATTTTATGAAGTTTGGCACTTCCTCCTTCATGTTATAAAACTGACCTATAGTTTGATTATATGGTTCCTTTGTAAAGTCATATGAAAAAGTCAATCCATTTTGACTACCCACTATACTAGGATCATAGTTAATTGTGTCCGTAAAAGAACCAGCAGCAACTACTTTATATCCCTGCTGCAAATCGGAAAACAATCCAGTTGGACCATAAAATAAATTATAGGTTATTCCAGAAGGATCTAAAGATTCTAACATTTTTACATCTGCTGTGCCACCAAAATTTGCAGATGACAAACAACAAACTGCACATCTATATACTTCCCATTCTCTTTTTATATTTTTCTTTCTCGCAAATTCTCTTCTTTTTTCTCTAAGTGGCTCTCTTATTTTTGTTTCAATTGTGTGCAATTTTTCTATGTCTAAATCACAAACATCAAACTGTGGTTGCCATGCAACATTTGACCATCTAGAATCAGCAGTTCTTCCTAAATAATCCCACCATACTATAGCATGATGATCTGGTGTATCACCAAAACCACGGTCAGCATTGTTGTCATAAAAAAGATGAAAAGGTGTATTATATTTGTCGTTTGTGTAATATGAATGAACTTCATCTTGAACACGATTTACCGAATTATAAAGACCATTTACTTTAGGAGAAGTGCTAATAGATTTTGGTACTAGTTTATTGTTTTCAATTCTATTTACTTTATTGTAATCTCTATGGTAATCGTAATCTATTATGCTGTAGGTATAACCTTTATTAGAATCTAAAAAGTCAGAATATGGATCTTGAAAATTTGGTTCTACTCTCTTGTAATAACTTTTTAAAGTCCGATCTTTCAATAAACTCATACTATTGTACTGATTTAGTACAGTTAAAGATCTAACTTTTCTTGGGTCGATTTCATCATCGGTGTTGAGAATAAAATACTCTAAATTGTTTCTAGATTTATTTTTTTGATCTTTTAGTATTTTTTCTATTGATTTAAAATGCCAACCATCTAAGTCTTGCCATAAAAAGAAATTAGGAGCATATTGATTGTCTTTACTTATGGCATAAGAACTAATATAGTTCAACAAATGCAATATGTCAAATTGACCTTGCTCAACGCCGGTTGGTAAAGAGATTTCATCCTTTTTGATCCAAACACCGTTTTGTGTTGATTCTATTTCTATTGGTTTTAAATCATATTTTTCAGATATTTCATTTATTAGACCCTTTAATTTTCCTTGTCCAGAACCCTTTTTTGCAATCAAACCAATGAAATCTTTATCCTTCAAAAAGTTTTCTTTAAACTGAAAATTAAATATTGGCTCAGATATAAATTCCAATCTATACAAATTTGCTTTTTCTATGTTATTGATTCTTGGTGCATAGGTTATATCATTGACCAATTTTGCTTCATAAATTCTACACTTTAAATCTACTAGTTTGTTCTCGTCTAATGAAAACTTAAAAATAATGTCTTCAAAGGTTGTTAAATTTAATTCACCTGTCCAGTCTCCCTTGTCATACAGTTCAATATAACCAGAAATAAATGGATTAAACAGATTTTGTAATATTTTTATTTCGGCAACAATGTCGTTGCCACGACCCATTGTGTCGTTTTTAAATATATCGTAGGAACCCTTTCCGTCTTTTCTTTGAATTTTAACATTTACTAGGAAAGATGGTGTGGGAGTATTAGATTGTAATGATTCAAAATTTTCAGGCATTATATATTGAGTTCAAGAGATAGAACTCTTCCTTGATTAGTATTTATTGTTTCTGTAAACATTCCTATAACTGAGCTTAAGTATTTTGGTTTTAGGGCCTTTATACTATATGCTTTTTCATTTTTTTCTATTTCTATTTGCATTTTTGTTTTATATGTCACTTCTGTTGATAATACATTCCTCATGTACGAGTCTAATACGGTTCCACCAAAATCTGTTGCACTTGTTGATGGAACTCCTGACGGATATGTTGTTATGTTTGAACTGGTATTTGCGTAGTAATTAGTTAATGTAGAGGAAGAACTAGCCATTGTACTTACTTTTCTATATGGCGAAACAACAATGCTATTTTTCAAAAATTTTACTATTGTATTTTTTTCTTCTTCTATTTTTGCTATTCTAAAAATAGAAAATGTTTCAGAATTTATTGTTATGTCTACAAAACCATCTGTACCGGGTGATGTATCCGCAATACCATCTCCAAACAAAACTGGTTTATATTCTCCAGCACTATTTTTTCTCAAAACAGCAAAAGTGTCTCCTACTGCAAATTCATAGGAACTTGAACCACCAACACATATTAAATAACGAAATTCTTGATTCCACTCTTTTATTATTTTGTAAGTCTGTATTGGATTTTCAAAACTAAAATTACATCCAGTGTAAATTTCTTGCGATGTATTTCCAGAACAACCAGCTCTTGTTATTTTAAAAATTACATCTCCGGGTAAAAGATTTGGAATTCTGCTGATGTATATTGTTTTTCCATTATATTTTGAATTCAATTCTGATATCAATGATGTATATTCTCTTGCCCATTCTTTATGAGGATTTACAAATCTGTTAGAAGCAAACAGCATCCAAGAAAATTCACTAGAACCATACAAATCAAATGATGTTTTTTCTGGTGATCCACCGTCTGACAAATAATAACTGTCAAAAATAGATTCATTATTTAGTGTATTTTGTGTAAAAGACACCTTTCTAAAAATATCAACCATTTCTAAAGTTTTTTCGTTGTTGAATGTATATTCTATTGTTGGGAAAAAGTTAAAATATGCCATATTTTACCTTACTACTGATGCACCAAGACCGCCAACTTGATAAAAGGAAGAAGAACGATTAATAATATCGCTAGAACCACCAAAAGTAAACTTTCTTAACGCTGGTTCTAGTTCAACAAATGTCATGTTTATTGTTTGACATATTGGTTTAATATTTCCACTCTCATCCGATATACCATAATTGTCTTGAAAACCAGTTTTACTTACCGTTATCTGATCTAGAACACAAAGTTGTGGTTGACCAGACCAAGAGCGATCAATTTGTTCATTTCCTGCCGGTCCTATTCCAAATTTCCATAGAGGTGGATGTGAAACAAACTTAGAAAACAGACCAAATCTTGCTTGTGGTAAAGAATATGCTTCAAATGCGTCACATATAGTAGATGCCAGATTTGAATCCTGTACAGATCTTGCCGCAAGAATTACTTTAAAATTATATAATCTTTTATTCACACCTCTAAATTTGGCATCAGACATATCCATGTCTATTTTGACACCAACATCCAATGTTTCTGCTATCCATTGTGGAAAATTCAAAAACTCTGTACCTCTAGCAACTGCTCTGGCCCCTCCAGCAAAAGCAAAATCACTCAAAGAATCTGCTGATTGGGGATCTGCCGTTGTCAGTGTGGACTTATCATCCTTGACCAAACCAGTATCATATACATTGTCTGTTTTTGTTACGAACTCCTTCGGTGCGGGTAGCATTACGCTTTTAAGCATAAGACCAGCGCCACTATTGGCAAACGCTCTATATAAAGAATTATCAGAGTATTCATAGCAAAAAAACTTCAACCAGAGGGGTATGCTTGCTCTGTCTTGTTGACTAGAAGGAAATATATGATTTTTGCTAGAGGAAAATAAACTCTCTGTTATTGCCATTTTTTGTCCCTATATATTTACATATGCCGTATAAAACTAAATATATACCGAATAACCCCACAAAATATATAGGTGATATTAATTCAATTTTATGTCGTTCCTTGTGGGAAAGAAGGTTTTGTAAATATTTAGATTCTAATACAAATATAGTTCGTTGGTCATTTGAAGCAGTAAAAATACCTTATCTTTCTCCAATAGACAACAAAATGCATTTTTATATACCAGATTTTCTAATTGAAGCAAAAACACAGAATGGTTTAGTGGAGACAATGCTGATAGAAATCAAACCAAAAAAACAAACAAAACAACCAGAAAAAAACAAAAAACAAAAGAAGACAATTTTGATGGAAAATATTACATATGTGACAAATTTAGCAAAATGGGAAGCAGCAAATAAATATTGTAAAGATAACGGAATAGTATTCAAAATTTTGACGGAAGAGGACTTATTCTAAAATGACAATAACACCAGACGCAGCTGCAAAAACAATATCTGAATTTAGAAGCGCCGTTGCTGCTAGAAAAATTCAACAGCCAAATAGATACAAAGTCTTAATTCAAGACAATGCATCTAATCAATTGACATGCTATCCAGAATCTGTGACTTTACCCCAAAGATCTTTTAACACAGCACCATATACACCTTGGGGTCCAATTTTACAATTACCAGTTAGAAGAGAATATGGCGAATGTGCAATGTCTTTTATAATTTATGAGGACTGGCAAGAAAGAAAGTTTTTAGAAAGTTGGATGGATAGGATAATACCAGTTCCATCTTCTCAGAGTTCTTCCCAGATTGTTGGTTCCGGTAATACCATAACTTCTAACACATATAGCGATTATTCCAATGCATTCAATAGTTCTACAGGAACAGTCGTAATAACAACAAATCCTATAAAAATTGGCGGAAATAAAAGTGTAGAAAGACCCGCAGATAAGGGGGATGAAACATCAAATATAATTTTAAATGAAGCATTTCCCCTAACAATAACACCAACGCAATTATCATCCGAAGCAACAGGATACACAACATTTGTTGCAATATTTGCATTTAAAGACTACGAGTTTGTAAAACCTTAATTACAATGGAGTAAATTATGAAATTGATTGATTTATTATCAAAGACACCAAAATATTCAGAAACAGTTCCATCAACAAAAAAGAAAATTTGGTTTAGACCGTTTTTAGTAAAAGATGAAAAAATACTTTTGATGGTTCAAGAAACGGGAAAAGAAAAAGAAATATTAATGGCCATAAAGGAATTAATAGAGTCTTGCTTCGAAATAGAAGACGCAGGAGAAATGCCTATTTTTGATTTGGAATATCTATTCTTAAAATTGAGATCCAAGTCTGTTGGTGAAATAGTAGAACCTTATTTAATATGTCCAGAGACACAAGAAAGAATCAAATTAAAAATTAATTTGGAAGAAATAAAAGTAAAAACATTTAAAAATCACGAAAATAAAATAAAACTAAATGACAAACTTTTCATATCAATGAAATATCCTTCATTGAATATGTTTATAGAAAATGAAACATCAGATATGAGTTTAATGGACTTTTATGATCTTGCTGTAAATTGTGTTGACTATATCGAAACACCAGAAGAAAGAATAGATTGCAAAGATAAGGATAAAGAAGAAATAAAAGAATTTGTTGACAACATGACAAAAGAACAATTTGACAAAATTATTAATTTCTTTGCAACAATACCAAGAATAGAACAAGAGATCGAATATACAACAAGTGATAAAGTAGAAAGAAAGGTAATACTCAGGGGAATTAGAGATTTTTTCGGATAAGCCTCAGCCACAATAGTTTGTCTACATATTTTGATTTAAATTTCAAAATGATGCAAATATACCACTATAGTTTAACTGAAATCGAATCATTACTACCGTGGGAAAGAGACATATATGTGGAATCACTGAGGCAACACATACAAGACGAGAATCTAAAACTCCTGAATAAACAAAATATGCTAAGAGCAATTAATAGTAGAAAGAATATGAGATGAAAGAAAAAAACTTACCAAAACTTAAAAAGGAAATAATGAAATTATTTGGTAGTAGTCTTTCTTTGGATTCCAATATTAATATAAACACAAATTCTATTAGCTTGCCCAGCGTAAACAATACGGAAGAAAAAGAAAGTTCTTCTAGTCTAAAGCAACCAAAATCAGAAGATATCAATATTTCCATAGTCTTACCGGATGATAAAAAAACAACAAATTATAAGAAAACAATAAAATCTCTTGGAAACGGTAAAACATATAATTTAGACATAAAAAAAAATAATATACCCCTAGTAAATTACTTAAACACTTCTGAAGATATACTGAACAAAGTTGAATTTGTAAAACCTTTGACTGTTATAAACTATGATATTTTTAGAAATACAAATACAACAGTAATGTCACCACATCTAGAAGATATTGTTCAAAATAACATAACAAAAGAAAATGTAGTAAAAAATACAAAAAATGAATATCTAAAAGAATATGTCAAAATACTAGAAAATTATAAAAACTCATCATCAACACTAGCAAATAATATAAACAATACCACTAAATTAAATAATACTTTTTATGAAAAACCTTATAATTTTTTAACTAACACAACAGATATAACATTCAATACAAACACAAATAAAACAGAAATTTTATCTCCTAAAGAAGAAATTAACAATTTTTACGAAAACAACAAAAATAGTAACACAGAAGTAAAACAAAATGTAAATAGTAACACAGAAGTAAAACAAAATAAAAATGTAAATTTAACAGAAAATATAAGTTCATCGCAATTTACTTTCTTTGAAGAACCAATTTACTATAAACTTGATGACATTAAAAATGTAAATCAAAATAATTTAAACACAGAAAATATTAGCATAAGAACAATGCTAATCAATAGATCTGAAAACAATATAATAAGAAATAAAGAAAACACTATTCCTGCGTTCGAAAAGGGTGGAATAGTTAAAAAGCCAACATTATCTCTCATAGGTGAAAAGGAACCAGAGGTTATAATACCACAAAGTAAATTAAAAGAAATTTTTAATCAAAATAATAAAGATATTCAATCAAGTGTTAATAAAGAAAAAATATCATCATCTGTTGAAGAATTTGTAAAAACTGGCGATATTGCAATGCTACCTGTAATAAATTCAATTAATGAAAATGGTAAAATGAAAGACAATTTAGACCAAGAAACACTATTTGCAAATATGTCAAATGAGATTCCAAAATTTGATAGAAACAATTCAAGAAGTGTTGTTAGTTCTGTTTCCGAAGTCGAACAATCTTTGCAAAAAATTTCAAAAACAACAAATACAATTGGAATAAAACAATTAACGAATAAAATTAATAGTTTACCAAATTGGAGATCAAAAACCGTATAAAAGAAACAACCCCCTTTCGGGGGTTGTCGGACCGGAGATGCTATCTCCGGTGGGGTTAATATTAATATTTATTCTTCAGCAAGCTTCTTGAAGTAATCAAGAGCATCTGTTTCTTCGTCAACTTGCTCCTCAACTGGGGGCTTTGACCGAATAGAAGGCTTCTTTTCCTTCAGATCCTCTGCATCAACATCCTCTGCGGTTCGTGTTGGTGCAGATCCGCCACCACGAATGTCTCCCTTGAGGACATCAAAAAGCTTCTGCTTCAGTTCGTCATAAGACTTGAAGTTTGAAGGATCAACAAAACTCTTAAGGGCATGCTGAGACTTCCAAATCTTTTCTAGTTTATCATCCTCTCCACCCAACAGAGCAGAGGGGGAATCAAACTCAGATTTGTCATAGTTAACATAACCACCAACGGAACGAATCTTCAGTTTGAAGTTTGCACCGTTCCAAAAGTTAAATGGATCAAGTGGATCCTCGTCCTTGAACTCCGGTTGCATTGCCTCTTGAATCTTTTCAAAGATCTTTTGACCATACTTAAACAGGAACACCCTTCCCTCATTCGAGGGTTCTGCCGGATCACTGACAACATAAATGTTTGAGATGTAGTTCAGTTTCCTCTTACGCTGACGAGCAAGATCCTTATCGCTATCAAGACCGCTATTCCAGAGTTGAGTATTCATCTCCGAAACTGGATCCTTTTGACCAAGAGTGGTTAGGCAATTTTCAATATACCAACCACCGGGTCCTTGAAAAGCATGAGAATACAACTTAACCCACGGAATGTCCTCTCCCTCAATTGCAGGAAGAAAACGAATTACTGCAAAACCGTTTTTTGCATTATCTAGCTTTGGACGCCAAAAACGGTCATCCTTGTAATCGTTCTTGGTATTGTCTTGTTGCATCTTTTGAACCAACTGGTCGATGCTAGATTTTGACTTTTTCTTAAAATCGCTAAATGAACCCATAACTTATCCTTCCCCGAAGATCTCCTTCGGACTAAAAGTAACGGTGGGAACTCCCCACCACATTACAGCAGATTGTACCATGATCTAAATATAGAGTCAAGAGAATGGTAAAACATTTTTACTTTTTGGTAAAATGTTTAGTTCTTGACCCTCTTGTTTAAGTTTTTCTAAAAGAGGTTGTGAAAGTAGTTTTTGTGCTATAGAGGCGTCTAGTGATAATTCTTCTAACACCGAAATGACAGCATCAATATAGGAAACATTTTTTTTATTTGATATTTTATTTTCTACTTTTTTGGAAAATTCTTCTTTTGTTATTTCTGTTATCATCTAGCGAAGTATACCTTGTTTTAAAAGTTTGTAAAGCTATTTATATATAGTTTAGAAGGAAAAATTATGCCAGATACAGGATCCAATATTCTCATAACAACTCACGACAATACCGCAGAAATTGCCACAGATTATGGAACAAGCGGAACTGGTTTTACTGCCGCACATGTTCAAATATTTAAAATTGGTTATGGCAATGAAAATACAACTACAAGAGTAAGCACATCAAATCCTCTACCAATAACAATACATGGTGCAACAGGAGCAACCGTTGCAATAAGTGGTTCTGTGGTTGGTTCTGGTAATTTTAATGTAGTAAATCCAAGTGGCAGTTTCTTGCAAATAGCAGGAACAACATTTTCGACCACACTTGTTGGAATCAGCGGAGCAATTCAAGGAATAAGCGGTGGTCAACCAGTAGGAGTTACTGGAACAATTTCTATAGCAAATTCTGGAATAGGTATATTTGGAATATCCGGTGCAACTGCAATAGGTGTAACTGGTGGAAGAAGATTGAATTATTCCACAGACTCTGTTACTGTTTATGGTGATGTTGGTATAAGTGGAGGAATTGGACTTGCCGCTGCTACAGACAGTATAGCTGTTTATGGTTCTGATTTGGGTGGTAAAGTTCTAACAAGACTTTATGCTTCTGATGGAACAACTTTAGGATACTCTGGAGATGCTTTAAAGGTTGCTCTTACAAATTCTGGAGTAACATTTAGTGTAACAATTGCAGCAAGCGTTGGAGTAACTAATGATGGAAATGTAGGTTTAATGATACGGGGTACTGGTAATACAGCATCCCATCCAGTAATTGTTCAGGGAACATTAGCAAGTGGAGCAATAGAAGTCTCAGCTTCCTCAAATCTACCTGTTCAAGTAAACAATACAGTAACAATAGATGACACAGATTTAATACAATCACTGGAGTCTTCATCAAAACCAATAGTTTCAAATCTATCAACTATAAAAACAAATACAAATGTAATATCTACAATCAATGATAAATTAAATAACGGGACAATACAATCCAAAATAACTGAGATAACAAGACCAACTTCAGTTACTAGTGGAAGAAAAGAAGCAACAACAACTCCAGTTGCACTGACAACAGTAACAATAAACACAAAAGTTGGAGTTCATATTAAATGCCCATCAACCAATACAGCAACAGTTTTTATTGGAGGAAGATCGTTACTAACAGCACAAAACGATGGATATCCTCTAGATGCAGGAGAATCAATATTTATCGAATGTGACGCTGTTGGTAAAATATTTGTAAGAGCAGACAGAGGAACACAAATAGTAAACTTCATAGCATCATAAAATGTCTAATTCTAATTATTCTAATTCCAAATTAAAAAAGAAAATAGATAAAAATTTAGTTTTAGCTAGAACTGGTTTGTTATATGGTCTAAATTATGTAAAAGAAAAAGAAGAAAAAATAAGCGCAAATAGAGGGATTGTTTCTACTCCTAATTTTCTTTTTTACAATAATAACACAAAAGTTATAATAGATTTTTCAGACGCATCAAATACTACCAGCAAGGAAGAGCTACAAAATTTTTGGAATCTTTTAGTTGAAGGTATGACATTTTCAATTAATGATGCAGAAATAGTAAACT